TCTCAAAATGAAAATCCTTTTTCGGATCACCCTCATATTGTTGGTATACAAGTGTTTTTCTGACATTAATAACCATGTTATCCCAATCAATATCTTCCCATTTTAGTGCTGCAAGTTCTCCAATTCGCATTCCTGTTGATACCGCAGTCACAAATAGATTATCATAAAATGTGCCTTTACAGCAATCAAAGAAAGTTACCTGTTCTTCTCTGGTTAATACTCTAATATCTTTTTTCTCGTCTCTTTTTAAAGTGATTCCTTTCGCTGGATTTCTTCGCACATATTCGTTTATAAGAGCTTTATTAAAAATATCAACCAGTAAGATTTTTACTTTATTACAAGTTTCAAATTTGTACCCATTCTCTTTTAACTCTTTGAGTCTCTTTTTAATTTGATATTGAGTAATATCTGTTAAATGGAACATACCAAGATAAGGTGATATATGCTTTTTGTATACTGTGTTGTAATATTTTTTTGTATTTTCTCGTATAACATCAAACTTATAAACATCCATCCATTCTTTATACCACTCATCGAGTGTGATATTCTCTCTGATGTTGATTTGTTTATCATTTTCATACAATGCTTCATTGTATCGCTTTTTGACATCTTTTAAATCTTTGCCTGAAATCGATATTCTTTTGCCAAAACGATCAACATATCTTGCTTCATATCTACCACTCTTTTTTTGGACGATACCTTGCCCTAATTCTTTTCCTTTTAGATCTTTGCCCAATCGTAATTCCTCCTTTATATAAGGCAAAGAATCTCTGCGTGTATGTATTATACCACACAAAGATTCTTATTGTTATATCAATCTCATATAAAATGCTTACTATTTAAATATTTCTCGAATTCATTTCTTTTAATTAACTGTTTATTACCCACTTTTAATAAGAAAGGACATGCCGTTGCAGATAGTAGTTTTCTAATTGTAGTTTCTCCAATATTAGAGTATATCGATGCTTCTTTAATGGTAAGATTAATCTTATCCTTAATTTCCACTGTTTGTTCTATATATGCTCACCTCTTTAATTTGTTCCAGTAGACCCAATTCCACCTCTTGATTCATCATCTAAGTGATCAACTTCTACGAATTCGATCTCAGGCTGAATCTTCTGAATCTCAAACTGACAAATTCTATCATTTTTACGAATAATAGTATCTCGCATAGCAATAGCTGGGAACTTCCAACAGTCGTTGTCTCCGCTGTAACTGTTGTCAATTTGACCAACACTATTTGCAAGAATGATACCGAGGTTCTTATATGTACTGCTTCTTGGATACACATTTGCTTTATAACCTTTAGGCAACTTCATGCCTACGCCAAGAGAAATCAGCCGGAATTCACCCTTTTTCATTTCTACTGTTTCGGCAGCACGAAGATCAATCAAATCTCCTTTGCTAATCTTTTCAATTTTATCTATCTCATCATCAAAATACTTTATCTTAATTGTTTCCATATTATAAGTTCTCCTTTAAATATTTAATATACTTATCCCACTTGCCAATAGAATGTATGTATTCCTTACCACGCAATCCTTTTAATCTCATATCAGCTTTTATTTCGGATAATGGATGTTTCTTTGATGCCAACGATTTAATAAAAGAATTCTGTATAACATTAATACTGAGAAGCTTGTTTTGGGGTACATTTTGGATTATTTCTTTGTATTTATCCAATTCGTCATCTGGTATTCTATATTCATTATTTCGTGGTAAATTCTTGCTTGAGAATGGTGATATATTTGCACCATTGGTTCTAGGTTTTAACAATGGAATAATTTTGTCAGAATTGACATATTTGAATTCAAACAGAATTTCTTCATCTGTTTCTTCTATATTATATATAATTGATGGATTTGTTTCTTGAATCTTTTGAATAATATTTCTGCCACGTCCGATCGATGGAATATATGCTAACAAAGTGCTATTGCCTTGGTAGAATACTTTATTGCCAAATTGACAGTCGATGTATAAATCTATGTCTTCATATTGACCATTAATTTTGCGTGGGAAATCATTTGTATTTATATCTATTGGTGCTTTGATCCGATAAATACCTTTAAACTTCTCTATTAGATATGATATTGTTCTTCACCTTCTTCTGTGCATGATGATATAAGATCATCACCTGTTTTGGCTGCACTACATAATGATGCAACGGTTATACCGAGAATGCAACCAAGAAAAAATGTTATAATTGCTACTGCCATAATGTCATACCTCCTTTTCATCTAATCGCAATATAAAACTACTTTGTTCTGAGCGAGAGATTGTTTCATATCAATTACACTTTGGTTTTTTGAACCTCTGAATTTTAATGACAGATCTTTTTGCTCATCTATATATTCTCCGTCTACGAGCACATCTACATTAGAAATTATCTCCCAGCGTGTAAGCCACTCATCTGCGTTTGCTGCAAATGGAGTATATTTATATTCATTATATTTGGAATTTAAAAGGTCAAAATTATATCCACTATACAACCAGATTGTTTTCTCAGGAAAAGAAATACGGATTTCCTTAATTAAATCTAAAACCCCATCTAAATTCTGTTCAGCTAGGCACTCACCACCAAGGAATGATACTCGTTTAATATATGGTCTATCAATTATTTTCATAAATTTATCTTTTATTTCTTCTGTCCATTCTTTACCACCATTAAAATCCCATGTTTCAGAATTGAAACAATTGAAACAATGGAACGGACATCCTTGAACGAAGAGGGAGACTCCAACTCCCTCACCGTTAGAAATATCAAGATTACGTATACTTGAATATCTCATATTTAATCCTCCGTATATTCCATGTCGTCCAAATGATAAACACGATCATGAATGTCACCATATCTACCCTGATTACCACCATTTTTTGCAGTACCAATATAACCGCAAACTCTAAATGCTATATCCATTGTTGTATTGTCAGTGTTCCCACAGCTAGGACATTCCCATTTAAGTCTATTATTTTCGTCTGATACAAGAGGAATATCACCATCAAAGCCACATTTTTCACAATAACAACTCTTTGTGTTAATCTCTGCATACATGATGTTGTTGTAAATAAACTTAATGACTTCTAATATAGCAGGAATATTATGACTCATACTTGGCACTTCGATATATGAAATTGCTCCTCCTGGACTTAATTTCTGGAATTTTGATTCGATTCTTAGCTTTTCAAATGCCGTGATATGTTCAAAGACAGGAATGTGATATGAATTAGTAATATAATTTCTATCAAAACCATCTAATTTTTCAAAGATATCGTTACCGAAACGAGATTTTAGGCACTTTGCAAATTTGTAAGTTGTGCTTTCCAGCGGTGTTCCGTACAAACTATAGTCAATGTTTTCAGCTTGTTTCCACTGATTACATTTATCATTTAACGCCTGCATAACCTTTAATCCAAATTCTTCGCCAATCCCTTCATCAGAATGAGAATGACCAGTCATAAATTTTACACATTCATATAAACCAGCATAACCAAGTGATATTGTAGAATAACCATCATAAAGAAGTCTGTCGATTTTCTCATTTTTCTTTAATCTAGCATATGCTCCATGTTGCCATAGAATAGGTGCTACATCAGAAGACGTACCAAGTAATCGCTCATGTCTTGCTCTTAATGCTTTATGGCATAATTCCGTTCTTTCTTCAAAGATTTCCCAAAACTTATCAAAATCTCCGTCAGATGAGAAAGCAATATCTGGAAGAGAAATTGTTACAACACCTTGATTAAATCGTCCATAATATTTGTGCTTGTTTGAATCAAAATTCTTTGCGTTTGCAATATTCCCTACTTTATCTGTAAATCTATCTACAGTAAGGAAACTTCGGCAATTGTGGCTATAAATACCACTAACTTCAAAATGCTCACTAGATGTTGTCACATCATAACTATACATTTCTTTATGAATCGGATCAATCTTGATGACCTCTGATTCAATAGCATATCCCGATACATTTGATTCAATATAGTTATCACATTTCTTTTTGCATACAATGTAATTAACTAATTCATCAGTTGGATAAAATTCAACCCTATATCTAATTAATTCTGGATTTTTCTTTGTGTAATGATTATGATAAATTTTAGCTGGGATTCCAATAGATTGTGCTAACGCCATTTGCTGAAGTGCTAATTCTTTATTAGTAGAGCCGATTTGAACAGTAGAAAAGTTATTTTCATTTTGATGTGAATTGATATATCCGTCTGCATCAATCATTCCTGCAAAAAAGGCAAGCTTCGCTTCATAATTCCATGAGAATACTTCATTTGGAATTTGTCTATTTGCTTTATTGATACCTCCAAATTTTGATGTAAAATAATTTGTCACATATTGAATTCCACCGTTATTATCTGAAATTGCACATAAATCTTTGTATGTTCCTTTTTTACCACGTTCTTGTAGAATTGTTTTAACATTCAGACCGAAATACTTAGTAAATGTATTGCTAAATTTTTCTTCAATTTCATCTTCTCCTGTTGCAGCAATAGATGCAAACACATGGTTATTTTGATAACATCCATCACATAACATAAATCCCAATAGCCATGCTTTATCAGCATTAAATAGAATTGATTCTTCATTATATTGATTTGAGTTGATTAAGATTTTGTCTCCAAGTTTCAATTCTGATGCGTGTACATTTCTACCATCTCTTAATGTTAATGGGTGATCTATTGTACACAATAATCTTCTACCATTAGAAAAGTCCACATCCAACCATTCACTTGATACATTACGAATAATTCTTTTTGTATCAACAAATCCTTTTTCTGTATCATAAATCGTTACTTCTGATAAATCCATATATAAATTAGGATTAGATTCGGAATACTGATGTTTGATTTCAAATGAATCAGACAACCTCCTCCACATTCTCTCAAATGATTCTACATATAAATTATTCTTAATCTTATATGTAATAAGTTCTTTTCCATCAACGCACCCCATACAGGTATAGACATCACCTTTTAATTCAAGCATCATTTTTTCGGATATGTAATCAGGGACAAGTCTCTTAGATGAACATTCAGCAGCTAATTCTGTAAGATACCAATATTTAGAATCTTCTGTAATGTTATCTTCTTCTAATACATAAATAAGCTTTGGAAATGCAGGAGCAATGTAAACGCCATCTTCATTTTTTACCCCTTGAATTCTCTGACGAAGCATTTCTTCGATTAACATCGCTAAGTCAGCTTTCTCTTGACTGTTCTTTGCTTCGTTCAAATACATAAAAATTGTGATAAAAGGTGCTTGTCCATTTGTTGTCATAAGCGTGACCAACTGATACTGGATTGTTTGAACACCTTTTTCTATTTCTTCTTTTAATCGTTTATTTGTTATATTAATGACTTCCGCAAGGTCTTCATTATACTCACTAATCAATCCATTATCATATAATTCTTCTGTTACTTTCTTTTTGATTGATTTTCTACTCACATTAACAAATGGAGCTAGATGTGCTAGAGAAATGCTCTGTCCTCCATATTGGTTACTAGCAATCTGTGCAATTGCCTGTGTTTCAATATTGCAAGCAGTTGAAAAGCTATGTGGTGTTTCAATAAGAGTTTCGCTAATAACTGTATTGTTTTGAAGCATATCTTCAGAATTTACTAATCCGCAGTTATGCATATGCTGTAAGAAGTAATCAGCATCATGAAAATGAATTAGTCCTTCATTATGAGCTTGAATTATTTCAGGAGATAATAAATATCTTTTTGTCATATCTGTACTAACAGATCCAGCAATATAATCTCTTTTGGTAGGATTTAATACTGGATTTTTATTTGCATTTTCATCCTTCCAATATTCGTCTTTATCTTCTACAAGGTCACGAATCTCGGAATCCGTTGTATTCTCATTTTCTCTCTGAAACTCACGAATACTTCTATATCCCTCGTATGCTTTTGCAGTAAGTCTCTGCTTTTTAGTAATCAATTTATCATAAACCATTGATTCAATATCAGAGATGCTTACTTCGTCTTTATCCTTGCATTCATTTTCAATCTCGCCTGCAATATCTTCTGCAATCTTTTGTTTTACAATACCTGAACCATTTTTCATTGCTTTAAGAATTGCTACTGAGATTTTTGATTTATCAAAATTAACTTCTGTACAATCTCTTTTAATTACTTTTGTCAATATATATCCTCCTATCTGTTTCTCATAATTCCATCCAAATTATAGTGGCTTAGAAATTCATCTAATTCATCAGAAGTCTCAGGATTACCAGCTAAGAACTCTTCTACATCTTTGCCGATGGTTGGATTATTGTTCCATACTGTCACAATGTCACTCAACACATCGTATATACTTCTAAATTTGTCATCATCACCTGGTTTTCTTGTTTCAACACCAAGTGAATTGATATACTCTTCTGCTTTTAATAAATCGTTTGTCATTGCTGTTTTTACTTCATATTTTGCTTTACTAACGTCCATTTTATCTCCTTTCCTGATTTCACAAGAATTCAACCTTTTCACCTACTCTTGATCAAACCACTTGCATATCACTGCTGTTTGATAAGGTAATCTGCCATAATTATCAACTATACAATCAGCAAGTGTTTCCATCCCTTGGTTTCTCGCCTTTAACTTCTTGTTACGCTTTTTCACCTTTTTAACGGCATCTTTTGTAGTATATATAGACATTATTCGATTATTAATTTCATGTTTATCTACCTTTAAATAAATAGACTTAAACTCTGGGAAGTACGAAACTAATGTATGTAACTTTGCCATATCTTCTACTATGACAACTTTATTCCCACCAGCATAATCAGAATATTTAGTTCCGATATAATTAATGCCATCATTTGTTTCAAAAGCTTCCCAATATAGGAACTGCTCACTATCAATCATTTCACAAAATTCTTTGTCGCTAATATGATAGTTATTATCGTATCCGTAATCAGGAGTTGTCGTATAATATCTAATGGTATCGTATCCCATAGCCAATAATTCATTTAACACAGTATGTCTACCACTACATTCTTGCCCTATTAATGCAATGCTCATATACATTCCTTTCTTATATAATTCTCTCTGAGCACAAATTCAGAGTCCAATAAGTTGTTGAGTCATCATAGTTGCGGTAATCTACTGCCATCTGATAATCTCTAATACTATATTCTCTGTTTCCATGTGTTGCGGTTATCATATGATCAGGTCTACTCAATAGTTCTTTCGCTAACTCATGGCTTGTCATATATTTCACTACTTAACTAAACCTCCTAAAAAATCATTAACATCATGCCAATTTTTACATCTTATACCTTGCCAATCTTTGTTCCATGTATATATATCTCCAAAACATATATTAATCATTGCATTTGATGAGATTAAATTATTGTAAGAATCATCAATGAAAATACCATTACTCATATCTATATGTCCTTTATTTTTATATTGTTTCAAATTAACTCCTATAAAATCACAATATGGTAAATTCTCCTTAATCCAAATTGATTTACCATATAGATTTGGACTATACCCAGCAGAAACAATACTTATCTTATAAGTTTCTTTCAGTTCATCTAATATCTCCTTCGCCCAATCCATATAAGTGATATATCGGAAAAATCTTGGCTGATTAAAATATGAATCAATATACGATGGTTTAGCACAATTACACTCTTCAAAATTCCACGTATTAATTTCCCACCAATCAATATGCCTAAACTTTTTATAGTATTTAAAATCTTCATTGTACATCTCACATATGGCTTTAATCGTATTAACTATGCACCCATCAGTCATAATCGATATACAAATCACGTATTCGACTCACTAAAATCACCTCTTCTTTATATATAATATTTTACAAAACAAAATCTTTAATATCCTGATAGAACTTATCCAATACGGATAGATCATCAGAATGAATCTTTATTTTCACTGGCTTCGAAATATCCAAGCTGAAGATACCAAGAATTGATTTTGCATCAATGACATACCTACCCTTAATAATATCTATATCTTCTTCATAACTGAGCGCAATTGCATTTAATTGCTTTGCTCCATCAATGGTATCTAATTCAATCCAATACTCTTTAAACATATTTACCTCCTTACCATAGTTTTACAACCTGTCCAATGGTATACATCTCATCAGGTGCTTTTGGCAGTTCAAACTGCTTGCCACATTTCATGCACTGACATGTATATTTATGTTCACTCTTTTCACATCTGATTATTTTGTAAGATTTATGCTTACAGAAACTCTCAAACATCTTTCTCTCACCACCTCTAAGCTAAATGCTGCTCATATAATATAATACTTTCGACTTTTCCAATTGCTTCTGATATATCTCCATTGTTGTCTACATGATATGAATGTTTTGGATCAATATTAGAATAAATCTTATTAAACTCTTCCTCTTCTTTTATGTAATTAGCTTGCCAATTATCTGCTGTAGACCTTTTCTTCGATCGAAGCTGTAACTGGTCAGTGTCACAGTCAATCCAAATGTCAATCAACTGTAAATTCGGAATATCTCTTGTCGTGTTAATTAAGTCTGAATAACCACTGGGATTAATGATATATAAGTCAGAATTCATTAACTGCGACTCTGTTGCGAAAGAACAATAGCCTGATCTTTCTGTATAGGCAACCATGTCATTTATATATTTATTTACATCGTCAGCAGAAATAAATGTGTGATCACAATGTTTTCCAACTTCATTCTTACGTCTCGCTCTTGTCGTATAAGATTTCAAGACTTTTAACTTCATATCTTTTGCAACTGCACTTACAATTGTTGATTTACCAGATGCAGTTCGTCCAATAATACAAAACACTTTATGCATATGTGTATACCTCCTTACCAGTTAACCGCAATGTCAATTTGATTTGGATTGCTGTCAGCAAATCCACCAGTATCAACGACAATTGCAGTTCCTAAACTTGTTTCCACTAATGATCCTCGTGGGTGAATATCAAGATTTGCTGCACACATAATATAATTCCCAAGCATTTTACAGCCATCTTCTCTCACCCAATATTCATCAGTGTTCCCCATATTTCTCATAATAGATACACAGCCTGACATATCTAAGTTGTAATATGTTTCTTTATTACCATTGTAGTAATTTACTCCCTTGGAAGCTGTCAGCACACTATCTGAGTTATATGTTATTTCTATATTCTCTTTTTCAATTGTTGTTGGAATATCATTTATGATTTCTGTTTCAATTGTTTCTTCAATTTTAATTTCAGAAATGCCATAATCTTCTATTTCGATAATTCTTGGCTCATTAGATACTTCATAATTCGATACTGGATTAGAATAAATAAGAATTGGTTGAATGTCATTATTTGGATCTTCAATGATAAGATCGACTTCTTTTGATGCTTTGTTATATGTTTGATCTACTGCTTTGTTCACATGATGTAAAACAATAATATTTACAATCAGTAAAATAATTACAATCATTAACATCACACAATAAAATGTGTCTCGTTTTAATATTTCTTTTAACTTTCGTATAAAAATAAAATTCCTCCTTTACTTGCTCGATGGTTTGAAAACTGTTCTTGCCAAAATAAACGTTAACCAAATGCCTGTGGACACAGACCATCTAAATGTCCACCCAAAGCATAATGTAATAAGTTTGATGATGCCACAAGTCACAATCCAACTTATAGCATACGCAAGTATTATAATGATAATAACCGCAATTATTGCCAATTTATTATCCGACATGTTATCTTTTAATTTACTCACATCTTCTCCTTTCAATTAGTTGTAAGATGGTTCTGTTTTATCGGTTCTCACAATTTCGAAAATAGGGAACTGAACTGAAATTCCACCATCTTTATTTTTAGTTTCTGCTTTGAATTTAATTTGCACAATTTTCCCTATAATCTCATCAGGATTATTCCAATAATAATCTCGCTGCTTATCTGTAAATCCAGATCCTACACCAAGCTCATGCCCTTTATAATCACATTTAATTAATCCCAATGTACCTTTATATTTACCATCGCCCTCAATAATTTCAGTACAACGAATATCGGAATGCTTAAATGACTTGATTTTAAGAATCCCGTTGTTGCGTTTATTCTTCCATTTAGTATCCTTATTAAGCATAAGACCTTCCCAACCGTCTTTATCTGCTTTATCAAGTAATAATGGAATAACTGATTTATCAGTTCCTTCATATATAATAGGTACAACTTCAAGATTGTCGGTATTCAGTCTCGAAATGGCTACAGTAAGAGGGTTAATTAACTGAGTTCTGCGTTGCCGATACGTCAATTGACTTTCACCATGTATAAACTCTTCGACTGGGAGTATTTCATAAATTACAAATTTAATACAAGATTTATCAGAATCATCAGAATTGATAATGCCAGTTCCTAACTGGAAATTATCATTATCAGAAAGGTTATCATAATTTTTACGAATTAATTCTCCATTAAGAAAGAAATTATCTATATTAGGAAGTCTTTTAAGGTCTTTGATTATATGATCAAGTCCTGTAAATGGCTTACCTTGTCTACTTATCAATTGTCCGTGTTTCCATCCGGCATTAGATCCGTTAAGTTTTTGAGATAGAGCAAACCACTCACCATCTTTAGGCTCGTTCTTTTCAGAGATAGGATAAGCTTGCTGTACGTCCCAAGATGGGATTAAGCCAGGAATAACATTATTGACGACTTTCTTATCACATCCAAGACGGAATTTCTTTGTAATTAAGTCTATGTAAAAACTACGATATTCTTTAGGTTGCTCATTGATAAAACTTTGTATCATTGAAATATCATAATCTGTTCCTGTATTATTAGTTTTCAAATATTGTATAACATCTTCAAATTCTGCCAAAATATAATTTGATGGATGAACTTTCTTAGAAATTTTCTTGGTAGACAAACCAGTTTGTATATTAGAATCACATAGAAATTTTAAACATTTCTTGAATAATTCATTATCTTTATTGTCATTGATAATCACTTTCTTCTCATTTAAACTGCTCGTAGATTGTATCTGTTTAAATAAACTAATTACTGTTTCCATCGTCCACTTCCTCTCCACAATATTCTTTTAAATATGTAAGCATCTTATTTTCCTCAATGAAAAACGGATCAATTTTCTTGTCGCAAGATACCCATCCAAGAAAATTCATCATAAGTTGTCCGTATCTCCAATCAGGAAAATATTTCTTCCATATTCTATTTAATTCTGCTGTAAATTTATCTACACGTGCTGGATTTCTAATTATGATCGCCTCCTATGAAATGAACATTTCTAGTTCTGAATTGATAGAACATAATCTCTTGTAATATCTTTATGGAATTCTGTAATCTGTTTCATTACTTGTTCAGCCCATTCTTTTACTTCTGGATTAGCTCCACCATCAGCACAACGTTCTTTAAATACATGTCCCCATTCACACAAATTAATCTTTGAGATAAAATTACTTGGAATTCCTAATATATATAGACCACGTTTTACGTCCTTGTTATTCTCGTATTCTTTTAATACATAACCATTTGTGGATTTAACATATGTTTTTCCTTCGTATTCAATCTCATTTGGCAGTTCATATCCTAAACTCTTGCATGCCTGTCCATCTGTAAGGACTTTATCTTTATAAAAATCAGACACTTCCCCATCTGCGAAAGTTGCTAATCTTGTACTGCTTCTAATAATTCGATTCTCAAATCTACGTGCGTGGCTATCAAGATCGTCCTGCCCAGCCCTATGCATCCCCTCTGTCATAATTTCAATATCTAAAAATCTAAGAACTGTAATATGTTTTTTACCCATACGAAGTAGCATACCAAGCCATTTATTAAACTTTTCGAGATTTTCACTATCCTGCTCTTCACGCAGTCTTCCATTGTTATCCAATACAGAATCACAAACTTCTTTGATCTCTTTGTCTAATTCAGGTGTCCAAGTTCTTTTGCTCATAAACATTGAAACGAATGCCCCATAAAATCCTGTAATACTTGTTACTGTTGCTTTCAAATTTTTTCCTCCTATTTTTCTAATTCTAATGAAAGTCCAATTTACTTGGAAATTTCATCTCGAATTTCGCCTTATTTTCAAGGCTTTTCTGACTTGAATGACCAGCAATAATCAACAAACCTGTCAAAATTCATCATTATTTGGTCATAAACATCAATCTTAATGTCATCTGCTCGTCCAGTCCAAGATGATAAAATTATTTCATATTCACATTTAGACCACATATAATACATAAGATATTTTTTTAAACCATCTGCAAATTCATCTCTTGACAAATTTTCTTGTAATAACTTATTAACTTTTTCTGCAAAAGTACCATGATTAAATACATTCCATTTAATAATTTTTTGTGCATTAGAGTCATGATAATAAACATACCATTTTATAAGAACCACCTCCTGATTATTTATTCTCTTTTTATTTGTGAAATGATGAGCGAATTGCTCTAAGAAATGCAACGAAAATTATGAAATCGCAGCAATGAAATAATGGAGTCTTGTTATTTTTCTTTTATCCACAGTGCCATTTTATCGTCAATATATTTCTCGTAATTAACTCCTAGAAATCTTGTGCTTTTGCATACAAATGGGCATAATTTATTATTGTCTTTCTTCATCACATGAAATGTGACATCCATATTTGTTGGTTCAAGATTGCAGTGTGTCGTCACTCCATATTTTCTCTGTACTTTTGATGTATATGGGCATTCATAACAATGCATAATTACCTCCAATCTTCCAAAGAAACTGTCGCTTCATATTACTGTATTATTTCCTGTTCTTTATAAAACTTCATCTACAATTCCATACTTAACTGCCTCATCAGAATGAACATAAAAATCTTTCTTCTTTTCACGAATCTCCTTAATATCGTCTTTTGTGAGATTTGTTCTGTCGATTACATATTCTTCATTCTTTTTATTCAGCCAGTCCATTTCTTCTCTGTCTTCTACCAAATCCTGATATTTACCACTTCTCCAACAACTCATTTGATGGTACATAAATGTTGAATGTTTATAGCAAAATCTTTTATGCCCTGCTAAGAAAATCTTAAAAGCTGCACTCATTGCATATCCTGTACAATATGTATAGATTGGAGTTTTGCTGTTTAGAATAATATCAATTAATCCCCACATATCATAAACAGATCCACCATACGAGTTGATGTATAGTTTAATTGGCTCACGCTTATAATCTTTCTCTTTCTCATCTTTCTGATCATCTTCTCGAATCTGATATAAAAGATCCCACATCAATTTTCCAATAGATTCATTATCTACATCGTCAGAAAGATAAAATGTTCTGTTATTTGTATTTGTGTATGTATTGTCTCTTGTTGAACTCATAAAGTATTCTCCTTATATTTAATTCTCTGTTTCAAATCCAACTTGTATATATCTATCTAATTCAGATTTAGCATTTTCATTAAATAATTGTTTTTCATCAACCAATATAATTGTTCCTGGCTGTACTCTCCCTCTCAACTGACTTGGTGTAAGTACAATTGGATTGAATTTTAAGTGCATTTTATATGCATAATCTGCTGTGCTTCCCATCGGTTCAATAACAGGAATTTTATACTTACCACTAATCTTCATCAGATTATATGTTTTGCCAATCCCTCTACTATTAAAACCATATAATTGTTTGATGTGTGTTTGTCGTTTCTTTACATAATATTTCAGCTCATGATATAATGCTTTTGATTTTAATAAATATGACCAGTGTTCTAATCGTTCATAAAATTTCATATATGTAGTAATCACCTCCTTTGTTATATACTATATATAGCAGTTGTATGTTTATCCAGCCACTATATATTGTGTTGATAACGGTATGAAATCCGTCTTTCCTTGGCTTTTTGGGTTTCTGAAACGCCCTATTTATGGGCATTCAGAAACCCAAATTACTATTCTGCTGTATTATTCTCTGTTTCTAACATCATCCAAGTATTTCTATTATTGTGACTTGTCCTAATACATTGTAAAAATGCCTCTGGTTCAGCTAATAACAAACATCTCTTCTTTGCTCTGGTCAACAATGTATAAAGCATACAGTTATCAAGAAGCTGATGATGTGTATTATCAATAATACCAATTACTGTCTTTCGACCAGCACCCTGTAATTTATGTACTGTCATAGCATAAGCAAGATCCAAGGCAGCTAACTCTTTCTTTGTGTATTCAATGATTTTGTCTTTTCCAAAAATATCAGTGTAAGTTACTTCACAATACTCTTCTTTTTTCTTACCATCATATCTTGCACTGATTTTTGTCACATAACCAATCTCGCCATTAAATACATTTTTGTCATAATCATTAACTGTTTGCATGACTTTTGCACCAAGTTTGAAAGTTGTATCAAAACCTTCAATACTCTCTAAAACATCACCAAGTAATTCATTTTGAATAACCTTGTTAATTTCATTGGTGCTATTCAAACAATCTTTTCTACGAGGTACTGCAATAACCACATTGTCTATTCCATCTGATTTAACAGATTTGATGAATGTCTTAATAGCAATATTAAATAATGACTGTCGATTTGTGCGGAACATATAATACATATCCTGTAACTCACCATGAATAATTCGTGGCTGTAACTTCTCAGATATAGGATTTATATTCTCACGAATCTTATTTGCATCAACAAGAATACCTGATTTTTCAGCCTGTCTCATAGGTTTTACTAACTTACTCACAACTGATTCATCGAACATTTCAATTAAGTCTGAGAACACATTACCAAATCCGATAGGTGGTAACTGTTTATGATCTCCTGAAATAATAATTCTTGTATTATCTCCAATTGCCTCAAGCCAATGTAAAAATAAATTGGCATTAACCATACTTCCCTCATCGAGAAATGCAACATCTGTGATCAAATGATTGTCCTTATTGTATGTAAAATCATTTAAACCTTGGCATCCAAGTGTTCTATGAATAGTCATTGCAGGGAATTCTGTTGCTTCTGTAATTCTTTGAGCTGCCATTGCTGAAAGTGCTGAAGCTGTCATCATATAATTATTCTCCATATAAGCCTTAACAATCGCTCGCATTATTGATGTTTTACCAGTTCCTGCTTTTCCAGTTATCAAACTAACAGTTCTATGTAAGCTCTTATGAATCGTGTCTAACTGCTCTACTACATAATCAAATCCTTGTTCTTCTTCTGCATGTTTAATTGCTTTATCAATCGCTTCATCAGAAATATTGATTGTTGTTTCACTTTGAGATTTATTCAGAATCAAATAATAAATCTGCATCTCAATATCGTAATAATATTTCAGACCAATTCGACCATTATTAATATGAAGAAAGTCATTATTTTCTAATAGCCAATCAACCTTATTGCAACACTCGTATATATTATTACTTATGGCTGCCCTTAAAATCTTTTCAGAACACCATGTATGACCTTTACTTTCTCCTAGATCTTTGAAATAGTATTGGATAAAAGCCACAAGTCTTTGTGTAGAATCAATCAGTTCAGGTTTTAGCTTCAATGCTAAATCATCACATTTGTGAAACCCAATCCCATCAATTTTTGTCATGATGTATGGATTTTTTTCTAACTCTTGCTTTAATAAAACTGGATTTGGTTCTTCTGAAAGCAATTTTTTAATCATTGCATAAGTGACACCAATTGGTTTTAGCATTGAGATAATGTCAGAAATGAGATAATTATTGATGATTTTTTCCTTGATTTTATTCCAAGTAATTTCTCTAACACCTTTTACAAGACTGTAATCAATAGTTTTTAATGTACCATTCGCTACATCGTTAACTACATTTGGATATGCATTTATTAAATTATCAGCCATCCATTCAGGAATCATTGACTTCAAAAATAATAACTGTGTTTCTCTGCTTTGTGGAATAATGGCGTATATGGCAATCGGTGTATATTGATCGCCATATTTTTTATCTTTTTTATATTTCGCCTTAACTACATATTCTCCACCCACAACTAAATGTTGCATCTTTCCTGCTAACTTACTCATTTTTCTATCATCAGTATCATTTGCAGAATTATTATCACCAAACGGATCGAATGTTTTTGTAGATTTTGTAAAGAATGGAATATCATCTTTTGTTGAAAATCCAAACACACCCCACGTTGAATCATCCGAATAGTATTGCTCATATGTAATTATCGCTGTGAATTTATAAATCTCATCTTCATCCAATTTAGACTGATACTCCTTTCTTTCTCACATATTCAAGCCATTTACTATATGGCTTTAATTTTTCTACAATTACCTTTTCTTCGCTATCTTTCTTACAAAGAATTGCTACTTGCTGTCCTTTTTTTACTAAATCTTCATATTCTTTTAATTGACTATGCCATACAATTCCTTCAACAAGTCCAAAACTTGAATAGATGTTTATATATGCGAACTGCTTACCATTCTTATCTTTCTTCTTTTGAACCTTTGCTATAATTCCAACTAAAGTACATTTCTCACCATCAGGTACATCCTCAAATGGTGTCAAGAATGTATAAGCTGCATCAAATGGATTATCATTGATAAATACTTGTAATGTTTGGAATTCCCAAAACTGTTCGTCTTCAAGATATTTTTTGTTATCATCTATGTACTTTTGGAATCTTACCTTCTGATTTTCTTCAACCTGTATCTTTTTCAATCTGTTATATTCAGTAAGTAGTGCTTTCTTGTCATATACAATTCGTTTTCCAGATGAAGGAATCACGTACTTCTTCAAGTTAATGTTCCAATCTTCTTCGAGTTTCTTATAGGTAGGCAATGATTGAACTTCTGAGAATTTTAATGGTTGATACTCTGATTTAAGATATGATATAAGTTTTTCACGCTTATTTTTACAAGGAATTGCACCAGATTTTATCAGTGCAATAACAGATGCCTTACATAAAGAAAGTCTCTGAATCAAATCATCAAACGATTTGTATATACCATTATTCTCTCTTTCTTCGATAATTTGCTTAGAAAGTGATTCACCAATTCCACCAATAGCAGATAATCCAAAAAGAACCTTATCATTATCGACTGTGAAATTCATTCCAGAATGATTGATATTCGGTGGCATAATATCCACATTAAAATACCTTGCATCAAGAATATATTTATTAATTGCACCTGCTTTATCTTTATTCTGATTGAATAATGCTTTGAAAAAGTAAGTTGGGTAATGAGCTTTGAACCAAGCTGTCTCGAAACAAAGAACTGCGTAACTAAATGAATGACTTTTATTAAAAAGATCCTTTAATACCCTCGGTTTCCCGATATTTATTAGGGGAGTAGACTATACCATTGCCGTTGATATTATCTCGGACACCCATTGGTAGTCGTTGCGAGCTTACCTTATTATTATATAACTTAGGTCTATCTCTCAGGATTATCCAATCATTAAAATTATTACCATACCATTGTGATTAGCAATGCCGCACTTTGATTTCTCTTGTGCTTGGTATTTAATGCTATAAGGACTTCCCCTGATATTCTGGGTTTTCTATAATTATCACTAATTACAGGGGCTGTATATTATAAAATCTATTGTGTTTGTATGTTAGAAATACTGTTGAATTTTTATATAAATATTCTCTGATTTTAATTAAATTTTTTATTCCTCTATGAGATATTCTTGTTAATCCTTGAGTATGATTAACATCATGTAATTTAGTTTCTTTTATATGGCATTCTGAACATAATATTTCTTGAATTTGCAATAGAAATTTTTTCGTTCCCAAGATTTCCATACAATATCTTTGTCGATTATCATATTTATCATACCAACTACAAATTGATCCATCTCCATCAAAATATCCTCTGATAAAATGATTCATTAAGTTTTTTCTAATATTAGGAACATGTTCTAGTGTTAAAGATTTACAGGTATATACTCCATTTTTATTCAAATCCCTTACTATCTTTTCATTAGAAAATTTGAAAGTATATTTACCATTTCCATCTTTATCAATTGAATGATATATTAAATCATCTATTTTTAACTCGTTTTGAAACATCTTTAATATTCGTAAATTATCATTAACCTTATCTGATAACGATATACAAAAATCATTATGTTCACCAACAAAGCCATCTGCAAATATAAATCCTAAAATATATGCTTTAAACTCTGAATCTATATTTTCAAAATAATTTTCATTTTTTATAATATATCTATTTTTTAATTTTGTGTTTACACCAGACTCTCGAAGAACCCTTGAAACCGCCCTATTAGAAATTCCTATTAAATTTCCAATATCTCTAATTAAAATATCTTTATGTTTATAATAAAAATTAATTATGTATTTCTTATCTTTATTGTTTAATTGATTGTATGACTTAATATTTTCTCCTTTCCAATTTCTAACATACTACACTTTTTTTTATTTTGTTAACCCACCTTTAGAGGCTAATTCATCTGCTATTGTATTTGCGATATCTTTAGAATATCCATTTGTCATTATTTCTCCACGAAGTTTTTCCGATTCCTGTTTTACTAATTCTGGCAGTTTTTTTCCTATTGCCTTACGAAATAAATCAGCTTGCCCGTATGTTCTTCCACCAAACTTCTTAACAATATCAAGAAGCTGCTCCTGATAAATCATACAGTAATTTGTGTCTTTTAAAATTTCATCCATATCTGGATGAATTGATGGTGGTCTACTTCCACCTGTTGCCATTTCAACATACTCGTCAAGTGCTCCCATACTATCAGGTCTATATAATGCCAAGATGACAGATATAACCTCAAAGTCTAGTTGTTCAAGCTTTGGTTTTAATCGAATAAGCAAATCTTTCATTCCTGCTGATTCAACCTGGAATACACCATTAGTCTTACCACTTGCCAATAATTCATATGTAGGTCTGTCATTCTCAAATTCTGGATTATTGATATCATAATCCCAAGGATTTAAGTGTAAATCATCCTTAATTTCCTTTACAAGATTAAGTGTTGCCACTCCAAGAAGGTCAAACTTTACAATTCCAATGTCTTCTACATAATGTTTATCAACTTGAATTACATGCTCGCCCTTAGTTCCTATTTTCATTGGCATATAGTCATTAATTGTTGTATCAACGATTCCAACACCACCAGCATGAATAGAAACTGTTTTAACACGACCACTTAAATGCTTTGCAATATCAAACAAATCAGCATATTGTGGATTGTCTGCGAGTAAATTTGGATTTGCTTTCATACAGTCATCCCATTTATCGAATGTAAATTTCTGTGAAAGTTTTTGCATCTGATTATATGGAAATCCAAGTATCTTACCAACATCAGTAATTGCAACTGTTGGAGTAATATATGAGTAGTTAATAATCTGGCATACTCTTTCTTCTCCATATTTGTCTACAAGGTAATCAATGATTGCATCTCTGTTACCAACATCTGTATCAATATCTGGAAGTCCTACTCGTTCAGGATTTAAGAATCTCTCAAAAATGAGTCCATATTTAATCGGATCAATATCCGTGATATGACAACAATAACAAACTAAAGAACCTGCTGCACTTCCTCTTCCCTTGCCAACTTCAATTCCAAGCTTCTCGGCAGCTTTGATAAAGTCCCATACAAATAAGAAATAACCATCAAACCCCATTGAATGAATAATACCCATCTCGTAGCTCAACCTAGTTCTTCTTACTTGCTGTTCATCTTCACTGAGATTGTCATACCCTCTATCTTTCCAACCTTGTCTAACTAAATGCCATAAGAATTCATTATTATCTCTATATCCATCAGGTAATGGGAACGTAGGTAACTGTGGTTTCTGAAATGGCATATCTACATTTTCAATTAAATCTGCTACCTTATTAGTATTCTCCAGCCCAAGACATACGTTTTCATATCCAATCTGACTATCCATAATTTCATGGATTTCATCTTCAGATTGCATATAACAACCTTCATATACCTCACTATTTTCGATAGCATTTTTGTCGTTGTTGCTACTTTTTCTACCAATCTGAATAAGCTTGTCCTGATAATACAAATCTTCTTTTTTAGGTGCATGACTATCTGTTGTAATGATAAATGGGGTATTTGTTCTTTTTGAAAGTTCTAAGATTTTTTGGTTATATAAACACTGATCCTGATGAGAATGTGACTGCATCTCAAGAAAGAAATGAGGAAAAGCTTCTTTATACTCATTGATATATTCAATACACTTTTCGAAATCTGATTCTCTTGCTAACTTACTTGCTAAACAAGCAGAAGAAATAACAAAATTCTCAGCATAAGGCTTTATGTCTTCTACTGTGCATCGTGGTTTAAAATAAAACCCTTCAAAGTTACTTTTTGTAATAACCTTATTTAAGTCTTTTCTGCCCTGCTCATTTCTTACCAAACAAATTAAATGAAAATATTTATTGTCTTTATCCTTAATAGTAATATCTTCACATTCGTATAACTCACATCCATATATCATTTTAATATCTGGATAGTCTTTTTTAATAAGGTCAAAATAAATAGAGCTATACATATTGCCGTGTTCTGTGGCGGCAAATGCCTTTACACCTATTTCTTTTGCTCTGTCAAGCATTTCTTTTGGACTACCATATCCATCAAGTAATGAATAATATGTATGGTTATGTAATGAACTATACATAATTCACCTCCTACCAATCATCGTCTTCATCGTTACTATTTGTACTAATAACAGTTACATCTTCGATAATAATCTGTGGTGTTCTAATACCGTTATATTCGTTTATTGAAGGTTTTCCGACAATATTAAATGTAATACTATCGTTATCATCCCATGCGTTTTGAAGAAAATCATATAGCTGATTACCTTCTTTACATTTGAACTGAATGTATTTAATATCATTCACCATAAAGCTGATAGTATCTTCATTCTTGCCAAATACTTCAAAACAATCTCTTGTCAATGATATATTCTCTATTGCAAGCATAGGTTCATTAATTCCTTGACAAATAATATCTTCAAATTGTGATAACTTAATAATTAAAGGGATTGTGACATGATTAATGTCTAAGATAAAATCTACACGATATGTAGAATCATATTCGGTATCTTTAAGAATACTGTTCATCGTATTGATTGCTTTTTCTTTATCATCAACTGGTAAATCTACAATACCAAAGGCATTTGCATGACCTTTGCCATTAACAAATCCTGTTGAATTAACAATATCTTTAAAACTATCAATTGGACTATTATCAATATTTCTTGCACTACCGCCAAATACAATTGTCTTTGTCTTTTTATCAAAATGTTTCTTTAGCAAAATACAAGGTTTATTATATTGCTCTGCAATTTTAATTGCTACAACACCAGTTAATCCATTATCAAGTAAGTCAGATACATCAACCATAATAACCTTGTCATCAATTGGAAGGTTATCTACGACTTCTGAAATTGCTTTTACACCTTTTTCTTTCATTTTATCTTGTCGTGATTTTGCATTTTTACAAAGTCTAGCAGCTCTATCATAAATGTTTTCCTGAATTGTTTCTGCTGGTTTATTCTTTGTGGCTCTTTTTTTATATTCAAAGAACTCCTCTTTTTCGATAAAGGCTCTGAATAATAATTCCTTTTCATCACTTGAACCGATACGAATCATTCCATTTAAAATAGGTGTTATATACCATTGAATATTGTGGATATTAACCTTACCATTTATACTGTAATCTTGTGCTTTAATAAGTGCCTGAAAACATTTATTTGTAATATTGAGTAATCCAAGATTTGTAATATATCTTGTCTCAAATGAACGCATATCCATAACATCACTTATATTTGCTAATGCACACAAATCTAAATAGTCATCTGCAAACTCATTCCATGTCTCAGCATCTAATGCTTGTAAAAACTTATATACAACACCTGCTCCACAAAAATCCTTATTAGAATAATTGTCACTCATTTGATTATTTACAATCAATGCATATGGATTTTTTTCTTCTGACTCATGGTGATCAAGAATAAGTATATCAATACCCTTTTCTGAAAGCTCTCTGCACTGTTCTGTATCATTTGTACCAGCATCAGGGATAATCAATAATTTTGTATCATCAGATATTACAATGTCATCATCTAGTCCATGTGCCTTTGCTCTTGCGTGTAATATGTAATTAACTGGATAATCAACATTCATTTTCTTAATATAAGAATACATCATAGCTGCTGAACAAAAACCGTCTGGATCTTCATCAATAAGTATTTCAATTTTATCCTTGTTATTAAAGTGTTTCATAAATAACTCTACTGCTTTATTCATGTTATCCAAATTTTCGTATGGAATTAAAACATCTTCATTTAAGTTGAGATATTTTTCATAATCATCAACTCCTCTATTTCTTAAAACCTCCTCTAATACATTGGAAGTATTATTGTCGCTATTTTCATATAATTTATACTTCAAATACACACCTTCCTATCTTAATCTGTATATATTATTCTCTACTAAGTGCTTCCATTTAATAGGATCATCTGTTGGGGATTCTTTTTCATCAAGAATATTATCTTCATCAAACATATAATAAAGCGGAACACCATCAGGAAATCTTTCCGCTAATTCCTCTAATTCTTCTTTTTTTACATCTTTGTCCAAACATAAAACTATATCAACACCAAGTCTAACTAGCATATCAATTTGATATTGTGAAAGTTCCTTCCCACCTGTACCACCAGTGTTTTGATAACCATATCTCCATGCTTGTTCAACAAACTTTTCAGATTCACCAACATAAATCCTTCCTGTTCTTTTTATGTAAGGAAGAGTTTTATACAATCCATATATAATTTTTGATTTTGCACATGGTTCTAAATAAATATATTTATTCATTCCATCAGGTACTTTTCTATCAAAATATCTTGCTTTTACACCGACTAAATCTCCTAATTCAGAACGAATAGGAATTGTGTATCGGTTTGTTTCTTCATCAAAACCTATCTCAAACTCTCTTTGTGTTTCATAATCTATATGGTCTTCGTAGAATAAATCATTTACATAAGGCTTATAATACGAAAGTATTTTTTCCGAAATAGGTTGTAATGGTTTTTCTTTCTCTTCTGATATATTAGAATCCATATCTTCTAACATTTTCAGTATTTTAAAACTATCTGGAATATCCTCTTCAAAATCGTGATAATAAGACATTCCTATTTCTGAGCATATTTCTTTTAATCCTTCTGGAAATGTAAGGTCTTTAACATAACACACAAGATCAATAATATCTGTTTGTCTGTTACCCTTTATCATTTGTCGAGTTTTATTCAAGCAGATAAGGGACTCATTGTTGTATAAAATAATTGCTCCTTTATTATCTCCATCAGGATTACCAGCAGTCCAATATGCTCCAACTGAATGATATTTGATATGGTGGCAACCAACGGATTCTAATATCTGTTCACAATAATTATTTTCATATATATAATTCTTCAACTCTTTTACATCCAAGCTGCCACCCTCCAATTAGTCACTATTTTTTGGTTTTTTAATGATGTAACCTATATTTTTCCAAATATTTAAGTTCAAATCAATCTCAAATAACATAATCTTGTCCTTGCTACCTGCTCTGTTTTTATCTGGTTTGATACAAAAATATTGTTTACTTAAATCCAAATCTTCCGTCACTGGCTCACCCCAAGAATCACATTCTAAAACAACTTGATATTTATGGTATTCTTCCTTATTTAACTTTTTACCAATATTCAGAATATCAGCTACATGCTTTATCTGCTTTGCATTGGCAATGTTATTACTACTCAAACTAAAAATATCAGTAAATACCGTATCATCACTTAACTGGAATACTGCATATCCACTCATACGAAGTTCTTTTGTTAATTCTTTCAATTTAGTTGCAAACTGTTTAATCTGTGACCAATCATCAGTGTTATAACCTTTTAACGTGTCATAACCATAATATTTAATGTTCTGAACCATCTTTGCTTTACGCAATTCAAATTCAATTCTCTCAGGGCTATAATCATCTCCAACATCTTTAAACATAACTTTGCCCTTACGATCACTACTATCAATCCAATCTGTAACTTTTTTTACATTCCAATATTCCTCTGACGTATCTTTTATTCTCTTTATGTAATCCTCATTGCTTTCAAGATAAACACCATTATCGTCAATTTTTCTTCTGATAATGTCACCATTTTTATCATGATAAACACCTAATACAATCTCTTTCTCAGGCTTTGTAATATGTACGCCATGCAACTCTTGAAACTCTTTATTATTAATAACAGTCGTAATAAGACAACTACGAAGATCTTCTTCGTCCATCTCGTTACTCATAAGAAAAAAATTCTCGTTCTGCACAAGTGCTACATAAGCTGCTAAAAGTACAAGTTTTCTTGTTTTACCCTCATTAGAAAGGAATCCTTCAAATAGAACCTTTGTTTCTCTAAGACCAAGAAAAAATTCGTTATACATATACCAAGGGAAAGGTAAGCCGAAATTTGGCTTTTCAAGATATTTGTCGATTTGAGATGAGTTTTTATCAGTAAGCTCAACTGCTTCTTCACCAGCATTAATGACTGTATTTATCTTATCTGCTTTTGTACGGATAATTCTGTAAATGTCATTTGGTGACATTTTATCAAAGTTCCTATGAGATAATATCTTCTCAACTGGAAATCCATTTCTTCCATACTCTCTTACCAGTGAATATTTTTTAACAGTATCAAAATAATTTTTCACATCATTTTCATCTGCCAATGTCATAAACCTTTGAAGCGTTTTCCAACCTTTATACTGCTTATATAATTTAAGTCGTTCTTCATTTTGACTCATAAACACATTCATTTTTGTTTCATCTAATGTTTGTGAAAATGTAAGAAAATAAGTTTCAAGATTATCATAAAAGAACTTGGTTGCAGGATCAGAGAAGTCATACTTACTTCTCATAAATGTGTTGTAATTTACAATCAAGTCTAAATTCTTTGCTATAGAACCAACAAATAGGATTTCTGCTTGCACATTACAGTCTTTTAATTCATGTTCACTATCCAATATTATCTCCTATCCAAAAATATCATCCACCAAGCCTGAAATATCATCTGTATCAGCCTTACTATCTTTGGACACGTTAGTATAACCAATTGATTGACTGACAATATTCTGTGATTTTTCTGTTTCTTTCTCGGCTTCAAGTATTTTCTGTTTTTCTTTCCACCTTAAATAACTGTCATATTTATTAATTAAGACAGATAAATCATATGTTAACCGATGTTCTGGTTGCATAGGGACTCCATTTGTCTCATTTTTTTTTGCTAAATCATTTAACATATCTATTTTTCGTTTCCACATATCAAGTAAATCAGATGGTGGAATTCCAACAGTCATTCCTCTGAATGTACCGCTATAAATATCATCTAATTTTTGCCAAATTGTAGTAGGAATAATTGTCAAATCATATGTATTTATAATAAATTCAAAAACTAAATGTTTATCAATTGAGTTTGAAAAATGCTTGTATGAATTTTCTTTTATTTCGAAGAATTCATGACTTTTTACAAATTCCTTTCTAAATTCATCACTTTCTTGTTGAAACAAATTTAATTTATTATTGTATTCTTCTATTCGTTTAGCATTATAATCTTCAAGTAATTTTTCTTTTCCATTTTTTAAATATCTATTACCATTTTTATAATTACGAATATCAATGCCATACTTATAAAGATCATTCTGTTTTGGTAATGTTTTAACTTCTTTTATCGGTTTTGGGGCATGTATTTGTATTTTCATATCAATAAAGCATTTACTATGATATGTTTTTTTATCATAGTAAATTGCTTCATCAATATTATCCTTACCGATGTACAACTCTTTGTTACAACATCCGCAAATCCTTGTAAGACATGACTCCTTCTTTTTTACGTATCTTGCCATAATCCTACCTTTACATAATCCAAATTTAATCAAACATTGCTAATACTTTATTAAGAATCTCAACATCAGTTACATTCTTGTATGCTGTAGGAAGTCCTGCTGCTTCAAGTTTTTCCTTCATGGCTTTCTTCTCAATCGGTGGAAGTGCATTTCTTTTAGCAATGATTTCTTTCTTAATTGCTTCAATATCTGCATGTCCATCATTAGATGTAGTATCCTCTTCAGTTGGTTCGCCAACCTGACCAAGAATTTCCTTTCTATAAATATCCTGTTCAATATCAACTGCTTTTGTTAAATCATTCTTGAGAACGAATTTTGATTTTCCTGCTGTTTTATCAATAACTGCCTGCCAGTCAACCAATGTTGGATCTTCAATAGTTACATAATCATCATGTACATGGGTTCTATCCTTTTCAATCCATGCACAAACTGTTCCGTCTTCATTTCTAAACATACGAATCTCAGTCTTAACATTGTGATCCATTCCTTTAAATCCATCTGGAATCTTTCTTCCAGTAACCACACTCTGAGTTGTTCCATCAGGTAACTTAATTGTTTCCTTCTCATCTGTTTCTCTTGCAGTTACAATATAATGAACACCAGATGACATTAAATCAAGAATTAAATCCTGCCCTTTGAAATTGACAGTCTGATAATCCTTTAACTCCATTCCAGCCCCTTCAATTTTTACAAGTCTGGCATCTCCTACAAGTCCATCCTTATCAGCCTTAACTTTATTTCTCTTTTTTGAGAACTCAACTAAACCCTGTTTTGTAGTTAAGTTAAGAATTGTAGTACCATCAACAACAATTGCATCTGCTCTAAATGGTTCACCATCTGCATCTACAACAACATCATCTGTCTCATTACCCTCATCATCTAACTCATAAAAATCTTCATTATTCTTTACTTTTGCAATATACTGTCTAACTTCTCCAAGTGACTGAGTATAAACAATATAAATATTTTCAAGATTTACACCATTTGTTTCTAAGTCGCCAAGGTAATCATCAATTGAACCAGACTCAGGATCAAGATATAAAACTCTGAAAGGTTTTCCATCTGGACGTTTAAAATATGCAAGCTGCATTGCCATAGTTGACTTGCCTGTAAATGGTTTTCCATATAAAATCATTCCTAATTTACTTTCTGTTACTGATGCTTTTCTTGCTTTTGCCATTAAATATTTCCTCCGTAATTCTATAATATTGATTTGTTGGAACGCCATTTCTGACGTTCAATTTAGTTATTCTCTGTTGTGAGAATTAATCCCACGCTTCATCGTCTCCATCATCGAGATCTGTTCCATCTCCCCAATCATCATTAGAGTCAGAACCGAAACTCTCCTCTGCCCTATTTGCATTCTTAATCTTTGCAATAGCTTCTGTTACATTCTCCTCTGTGTAAAGCTCCTTATCAATTGAAGAACCCTTTGCTCCTGTGATAATAAACTCTCTCTTTGTAGGTGCAGATACTTTCTCCATACTGTCCTCTTCACCCCAGTTGTCATCATCATCTGTTGCAACTGTCTCTGTCTGAGTAGAAGAAACCATATGTCCACTTACCTTAATTGCATTGTAAGGATTAAGTGACTTCTTAAACTTATTAGCGAGAGCCTTATCCTCGATGATAAACTGAACATCCTCAATATTGCTGTATGTAACAATCTTTGCAAGGACAATAAATCTACCTGTTGGCTTATCGTTATCATCCTTTTCCTGCTCGATTCCCATGAAAATAATTACCTGGTTGAAATCATTCTGCTTCTCAAACTTCTCATTATCAAAGTTTACCTCTGAGCAAAGTGAAATCTGATTTGGAACAAGTTTTGTAGATGTTCTCTTATTACCCTTATCATCTGTAAAACTGCTATAATCAAGGTTTCCACGAATAAATACGCTTGCACCGTCCTTCAGATTCTCCTTAACTTCCTTACAAGCATCAAAATCTGTAAGAACCTTCTTGTCATTAACCGTCTTGCCCTCAGAATCAACCTTCTTCTTTACACCGATATTCTTACCAATCATGCGATATCCTTCACGGTTATAAGAAAATCTATCAGCCCAAGGTACTTTTACAGTATCAGCCTTTTCACCCTTCTTTTCAGCCCTCTTAGAGAAATAAACATATTCCTGTTCCATTCCCTGAAGATTGACATATAATGTCTCACCGCCAAGATAACTTGTACCAAAATTAAGCATTCTCATAGGTTTCCCACTTTTGGTCTTAATTTCCTTAAATGCCGTATCCTTCTCCATACCAGATACAACTCCCTTTAACTGGAATGCACCCTTTGTCTCAGGTAAATCAAATAATCTTCCTTTTTTCTTTGTCTCTGCCATTTAAAAAATGTCCTCCTTATAATATGAAATAAAATTTTTTGATAACTATATTTGAACAGTCTTGCGACTGGAACACAGAAAATAAATTTATGTAAAAATCTATCTTCAACAGTGATTTTTGAGCGTAAAAACCCAAGGGTATGCTGTTCTTCCACCCATTCATATATTCACTATTCAGTTTTGATTTTTGGAATTTTTGAACTGAATCGTTCAAGACTAATTACTAAGCAGTAATCTTTACTTTGATAAATCTATATGGCTGATAAGCATTTGGATATTTCTCTCTATCCACTTTACTGATAAACATATCATATGGTCTAATCCATACTCTCTGATCCTTTAAATTCTGATACGCAACCATCTTTTCTTCTGTTTCTGTATTAGTTCCAATGGCAACAATCTTATAGAAACCACCTTTGAAATGTTGTACTGTGTCTCCTGGCTTGAAATCTCTGTCATATATGAATAAATCATCTACACCATTTGATTGCATATGTCCTAATATCTCAACATTCATTGTGATAAATTCACCATGCTTTAGTAATTCATCCTTATCAATAAGAGCCACATTATCAACTAAATAATCATTCTTTTTTTCTTCGCAAGTAACAATCTGTCCCGACTTCCAATTGCTTGCAAAATCTTCATTAAATCTAAACTGTGACACTTTCTCACCTCCTCGAATTTTCAAAGAAACAGTGAATTACTGTGACTGCTTCACTTACTTATTCTCTATTCGATTTTCATTTTTATTGAAAATTGTGATTAGAACGAATCATAGATAATTTAAATTTTACTTGTTAAATAAATATTCTTCACATTTGAATCCGTTTTTATTTAACCAATCGGCTACTAAATGACGATGGCAAAAATCTGTAGGTTTTTCATAGCAAATCAAAGCAATATCATTTTCTCCAACATTATATCCATAGCAAATTCTTGAAAAATCTAAGACAACATCAGTAGCGTTTAATTTATTTAATACCTGTTCATTAAAGCACTTTATGTAATAGTCATTATCATGATTTTCTTTCCACTTCATAAAGAAGTCATATTTGGGTGCAAGTTTCTTATACTGTAACCCTGTATACCAATTAGGTGCTTTTCCACAAATTGAAATTGGAATTATATTATCTGGTAACGATTTAAGCTTTGCAAAATAACTTGTATATATCACATTCTCACCTCCAAGTATATATTCTCTTATTTTCTTCTCTCTTTTCTATCAACTACATGCTTATGACCTTTAGGACAAACACTATATAAAATATCAGCATATCCATCTACACAATCGTTGCCACCTGAATTAATCGGATCTTCATACACACAAATCTTTGTAGGAACAGTTTCTTTTTCCGAAAAGAAAGATTTTGTAAGATAATAGTCCTTACACTCCTCACAATATGTAAGTTTTCCATTGATGATATCTTTCGCTGTTTTGATATCATCTTCATATTGTTTTAAAGCATCTAATTTTTCACTATCTCTTGCTCTTGAAATTATAATATCTTCAATATTCTTTAGCATTTTCTCACCTTCCTCCAACTATATATTCTTTGTTCTATGGCTCGATCCTGATGATTTCTTTACCAACCTTCTCAGCATATTTTACACAGTTTGCTGTTCCACCTTTTGAGCCATCCCAAACTGCAATAACTTTATCAGCTAAATCAACCATATACTCGTTTCTTTTCTGCATTAACCAAGGCTTATACTCCTCATCAGATACCAACTTTACTGTATCTGCTTTGGAAAGAATATCATTATATTGGTCAACACTTTCTTTAATCCACTTGCAAGAATGATTTTTACAAGAGATTGCACAATGCAGCTTAATATCATATCCTTCGTTTTTTAATTCTAATACTGCCAATGCAAACACCGTATCAACTCCAAGAGCCATTCCTGTAATTGCTTCCTCACAATTATTCTCTTTTAAAATTGATTTAAACTGATCTTTTAATCTCTGCCAACGTGAATCAGATAGATTATATCCATATAATTTATTTGGTCTATGACCTGTTACACATATTTTCAATTTTTACCTCATCAAGAAATGTCAGTTCCTTTGCTTTTATTTCTTACCTGAAACATCCTCTAAAACAGGTTTTTTCATTGATAATCTCATGTAAAACCACAAAGGCAAGACCGTAATGGAATTCAACTTCATATTTGTCATAGACATTCGTATCAATAAGTAAATGAACATTAATTTCATTCTCAAATCCAATGGCTTCGTTTTTATAATCACCATTGATATTCAGATAAGTTTCCTTAGTTCTATTAACAAACTCTGTCTCATATTTAATATTCTCTTTTGGAATGCCAGTCGCATTATAAATATAAATCTTATCTGTTCCTACCTGTGCAACTCTATAAGCTGCTGTGTAATTATTAAACATACATGTATACTCCTTCTTCAAACTTTCTTCGCATAAATCATCAATAAATATATTTAAACTTCTCAATCCTCTGCTTAACATATTTCTCTGCCAACCAGTCGAAATATAAATTGAACGATTTTTACTTTCAATGACATCATTATTATTAATATCTACTGTAAATATTCTCTCTTTAACATTATTAAATTCTTCGATTTTATGTCCAGTAGAATCAATTCTTACCATTAAATATGGCATAATCAAAGAATTGATAATATCTCTTTCTATTTCATTTTCAATTATTACACCATTAAATCTATGTCCTCGTATGGAATCATTTACAGGCAATACTTCAATACAATTACCATTATTCCAATAACAGCCTAACTTCCATGCATAATTTCTTAATTGGGTATTTCTTCGATCTAACAATAAGTTTGAAATACATTTCATTACAATCTCGCATTGTTCTTTTGTTCTTACAAATACCCCACATTTATATCTTGTATATTGATTACAGAACTCAATCTGCTTTTCTAATGCTTGTACTAAATTCGTATGTATCAATCCTCCTTATGTATATTCTCCAAAAGAAATCGAATTTCTTGGTCTTAACACCAACTTCTATGTTTTTCATTAATTATTTCCATTCCATCATATTCAGAAACTTCCCAATCAACATCATCAGGAATTTCAACAATTTTTAATTCAGAACATCTACCACTAGCAGCATTACCAAATTCTTTTACAATTGAAACTAAATCTTTATCACTCCTATCAATATCTGATGGATCGAAATGAGATTTCCATTCTGCTTCACGACTTATTGTTTCACCTAAATCTTCTGTTGAATAAAGCACAAGTATACCGGCATCTTCAATATTTATTTTATTAAGATTACAATTAGAATCATATGTATAAGCGAAGCACTCTTTCCCTTTTCGTTTCAAATATTCTTTTACTGCTATTGGTGATAGATTAAATCCTCCATAGCATCTATTTATTACTAATTCCATTATTTTCACCTCCATATGAAACCGATAATTCCTACTTATTTATTCTCTGTTCTTAGAATCCCATTTAACAAAATCTTCTAAATCATATTCACCAGATTCTTCTTCCTTAATCTCAGGAACAAATACGTTATAGTTACCTTCGTTACGATCATGCTCAGTAATTTGTTTCAACATTTCGTACATATTTGTAATTCCTAACTGATATGCTCTCTTCTCGCCTTCAGTCATTCCGTCACAAATTTCATCATTCTTGTTTTCTAATAGATCCTTATATTTTTCTAAGCTTTCTACGATTAATAAAAATTCTTCGTTCATTTATATATTCTCCTCTTACCATGTAAGTTTCTCTGTTACAAGAATAGGTGTAAACCCTGATTTTTCATAATCATGGTTACGCTCATATTCCTGAATTAATATCATCGCAGTCTTTTTATTTACTGCTCTAACAGCCTGTCTAATATCATCTACAAATTCATCATCTACACCTAAAAATACTGTATCTGTGTCAATATCTCCAATACCTGCTTTTGCTCTAAACGTTCCTTTATCTCTTGTTCCAAGTTTAATTAGTACATAAAATTCATTTTCAATCTTCACCCATTTACTCCTTTTTACTCAATATTTAATTTGACTCTTTCTTTATCATATAAAATTCCACCGTTTTTCAACATTTCATCTATGTTGATGTTAAGACTTGCAGACTGAGACTTTTTAAATCTATGCAGAATATTTCCATCTGCATCTTTAACATCCGTATATTCTGATTCGTCTAACTTAAATTCACATGATGACATCATATTTTCAAACTTATTTGACTGTTCTTTCATAGTTAAATAATCCGATTCAGACATCCTCACTCGTTCAATAAAATTATGTACTTTTCTTGCAATCGTTTTTAATTTTCTTCTCATTCAGCACACACCTTTCTTAGTCTTATTTCTAAAGGAAACGATATTTACCTATTCTTCGATTCAAATTCTTCAAGTGCTTTATAAAATTCGCTGCCTTTAATTTCTGTAAAACCTGTATCGTCATCTGGTGTAATAGTTTCATATTTTGTTGTAGAAATATTTAAATATAACTTATTCTCATACTCAAACCTTGAAACTGAATATCCACCTAAATGTAATTCTTTGAAATAGTCTCCTACTCGAATGGGATGATTGTTAATAACAATATTATTTTCAATACATAAATCTTGAAACTCTTTTAAAGTCTTACTGTTAGCTCTAAATTTCCTCATTAACGTATCAGAATCACAGAATAACTTCGTTGGTTTCAGTAACTCTTTACCAAATTTCTGATTATTTTCATCACAATCGGTAATATATAATCTGATATCATGCTTATCATATTCTTTAAATGGACGATTTACCAATCCATCTCCACAAATATGATATTCTTTTCCAGTAATACCTTTATTCTCGAAAAAATTATTTGTTAATGTTCTTCTTTCTTCCTCATGTTTTCTATAATCATCAATTTCTTTGTGGAATTTTTCATTTGTTACAATATAAAATTTCTCCATTTTTACCTCCAAATTTCAAAAGAAACGAATCTTTCCTGTTAAATTATTATCTTTTTATTTTTCAACCATTCCTTAATATCATCTTCTGGGAAGTAATCATATTCGCCACCTGATAAAGAGTCTTGCAATTCATCTATTTGATTCACAATGTCATCAAGAGTTTTATTTCTTTCTTCGCTTAATAATCTCTTACAATTCTCATACTGAATATTATTTGTCTCGTGAGCATTTTTGAGATTACTTTCCAAGCTGCGAATAATATCAATCAGTTCGTCTTTTGTCATAGACTTTAATGTACCGTCTGAATATGTTTTTCTTCCATCACCTATTGACATTTACTTGTCCTTCTTTGCAGAAACTCTATTGCTTGACTTCTTAATATTCTCTATTAATCGGATGTTATCGTTAATCATAAGTGCTAATGCCTGATCCTCTGTAAAGCCAACACTTAAATATGCATCAAACATATTCTTCTTGATTCTCGCCTGAATTGCAGGATATTCAGTATTCTCAGAATAATCCTTTGCAATAATCATGAGTTCCTTCAGAACATCATATACAGGCTCTTTATACTTTGTAATGTATGTCTTTACTACCTCTCCTAAACTTTCTGGGTTCTCTGCTAATAATCTTAAAATTGTTTCCATCTTAATATTCTTCTTTCCACTCATCTAACCAATAGAAACTGTTAATCTGGTCATCCAGCTTTCTGACTTGCTCTCTCAGCTCAGATTCTTTCTTCTTACTATCTGTTCTCTGACACTTCTTCCATAATTCTTTACGCTGCTTAGTCAATTCATCATACTTATCAGATACGTCAATCTCGTCTACAACTGAAATCTCAATCTTCTCTCCACAATGAGGACAGAACCGGATTGGATAATTGTCTGTCTGCTCCCATTCATCCTCATAGGACGTAATGACTTCTGTATAAGAAGTACAAAACTGCGGAATATATCTTTCATTATCCAAACTATCATCACTATAAAACAAATCCTCACCTGTAAATACAATGACTTTATCGTTTTGAATCTCATCACAACAATGCTTAAATGGCTTGTATTTGTATGAATGAGTGTTGTTGAATTTTAATTTGATTAACTCTATTTCCATACTTTTATTCTCCACTCTTAATGATTTCTTCTAATGTTCTAGGTGTATAATTCATATAACTTTTCATACATCCGACATTCCACATATTACATGGTTTATCATACAAAGCTTTCATTTGATACTTAACCTGCTGCATCATATTATCTTCAAAACCTGTATGCACATGACCGTAGAGGTGATAGCTTCCGTAATAATGATTCTTAAAGCATGGAATTGGATAATGGCACAGAACTACAATCTTACCATCACCAATATCGAGTTCCTTGTAATCAACAATCTCACAAAATCTACTCTGCAATTCCCTGTTTTTTACCAACTTACCATCATGATTGCCCTTGATTAGATGTATATTCCCATTCAAATTGTTAAAAATTTCAATAGTTTTTGTTGTGTTGTACCACGAAATATCTCCAAGCAAGTACACATCATCATCAATTCCAACTGTGTTATTCCAATTTTTAATAATCGTTTCGTCATTCTCTTCAATTGATTTAAAAGGTCTATTATCAAAAGCCAAGCAATTTTTGTGTCCAAAATGTAAATCTGATATAAAATAATTCATAATCTCACCTCGCTCTATCACATTCGTTAAAATCTAAAAGCATCTTATATTTGTATTCTCCAAATCTTTCTTTCCAACGCTGCTTTGCTTTATCTGTTTTCCAACCAAAAGGAATCATATGATAGTTGATAAGAAAACATATGTCACCAATATTTTCGTAAAATATACCTGATAGGTTTTCTAAAATTAAATAAGAACCGATTGCATGATGTTCATAGTAATGAGCTATGCCATTCTCATCAAATGTTTGACAATACATTTTTCCAAAATCGTGTAATAATGCAGCTATATTATATTTTGCTGGATAGCATTTACTACTAAATAACTCATATGTATGAAATGAGTGATTATATAAATCCATAGTATGATGAGGGTTTTTCTGATCAAATCCTTCCATCATAGAAAATATTTCTCCAAGAGTTAAACGATTCTCTTTATGAAATACATTTACCTGAATCTCATCGAATCCTTCCTCGTAGAACGGAATCTGAAATTTTCTAATCTGCTTATCTAATACAAAATCAGGTACAGGATGTTCTCTATGTAAATTATCTTCTTTACACTGCTCAAATGGCTTTGGAATAATCACACACACTTTTCTAACATTTAAACCATTCACTTTCATCATAATTGCTCTGCGAGATTTCATAGTCAGGTTAGTTGCATCTGCAATTACATTCTTTTTATTCTCTAAATTCTTGCGGATTCTATTATGAAAAATCCTAAATACTTCTTCATTATGTTCTTGGTCTTCGTAATTACCTGTCAATTCCTCACGAATTGCATCTGATGATACGATTATTGTATTTGGATTCTCATTGGCAATCTGAGTGGCAATGGTTGATTTGCCACTACCACTCAAACCACACATGATCCATAGTGTAGGTTTATTCATAAATAACTCCTATCCGTTATGTTTTAATAAATACTCTCGGCTTACATTTTTAAAACTCTGCTGACCATCAATACTACGATATACAAATCCCTCTCTCTTAACCTTTGGATTTAATTCACTATATCCATCAGCTTCAAGTTTCATCTCTTCCATAGTCTTAGGTAACTCATAAGCCGTATCAATAATTGGCACACTTGTTAATCCATGACTCTTACAGAAATCAGCCATTTCTACAGTTCCAAGTCTTGTACCATCAATAATCAGATTGAATACAAATAACTTATTCTCCGTAAGTTTATATGGATTGCCCTGAACTGAGCCAACGCCTTCACCTTGTAACACAACTCTGTTATAGTCATTCTCTGTTGCAAACTGTGTAAGAATCTTTTCAATGTCATATTTATCAGCCAATTCCCAATAAATATTTGACTCGTGATAACAAGCCTGTTCTCTATCAGCTTGTCTTACATTTCTACTGCATACAATAAAATCAAATTTGTTCTTGCCCTTCTTCAATCTATCAACTGCAAATGTGCAGCTTGTGCCATCGCATTTCTCAGTCTTAATCCACTTTTCGGTACTCTGAAGATAAAATGGTGCATTCTCAATTCTCGTCTCATCCGTTTTGACAATCCAATCTGGGAACTTCTTTGGATTATCTTTCTTGCGACCAAACAATAAAAACATAATCTTACGACCAATGCTGTATCTCATAATCCTTCTTACAATTGGGTTAGCGAATAACTTTGGTCTACGCTTTGCCATTGACTTATATTTAGCATTTGGATCAACCTTATTAGTCTTTCTTGCAGCATCCTCTTCTGAAGCATATGTAATCTTCAAAGCTTCCGTAACATCATCACCAATATTCCTATCCTGTAATTCTGGGAAAAGTGATAATGGTAAGGCTAATCCCTGGCTAATTACCTGAACTTGCCAAGTTTCATAGTCTTAACTTTGAATTTCTTATTTGCCAAAAATGCAAACCTCTCATCTGTTTCGGGACACTTGCTGTCAATTTCAATATAAACAGCCATATCTCCTACATTAAACTCACCCTTCTTAGCGATACAAACCCATCCTAAAACTCCAATGAGTTCAATATTATCAGCTCCTTCAATCGGTCTGATCCATTCAATCTTTTCTACATGTGCTAATGCTCTTTCTTTGTTCTCCAAGTTCCTCTTACCTTAGTAAGTAGTGCGCACTTTATCCTATAGGAACTTTTCTATTTTTCCTTTCTTATTTAATCTTCTAATTTGTTACCTTTAGCTTCATTGCAAAGCTTACACATTGTTTGATAATTGCTAATATCATCAATACCACCTTTTGAACGTGGTAAAATATGATCCTTTGTCATTAAAATTTCATTACCATTATCATCAACTGCATACAGATTTAGATGATATGTTTTATCTTGTAAATGTCTCTCTTTTGCAAAATATTTGCCTTCAATTCCGCAAACTACACATTTACAGCCTTTTGTGAAAAATGTCTGGTATCTTTGGCTATTACCTTTTATTAAATCTCCATCGAAATCAACCTTTGCATTTCTCTTATCTTTTTCAAATAAAACATTTTTCACTTTATTTCTAACTTCATCAATAGAATATACTTTCTTGCGAATTAAGTCCTCATGCTTTGATTTTAACTTTTTTAGTTTTGATTCACAAAACTGCTTATTCAATAAAGTATTGTAGATATCTTCGATATTTAAAACATCAATCAAATCTTTTACCGTTCTGATGTTATTAGGAATATAATCGGAGAATATATGTCCATTCCAAACAATATTAGTAATTTCTGTATCCAGATTCGGAGATAAAGGATTATTGTTTTTAGGAAAACTCGTATTCAAAATATCTTCAATAGTTTCATACTTGTCCAACAATTTCTTATTGTTAAAATAATAATTGAATCTAAGACCGTTAAAAATTTTTCTTTTTCCCATAGTAATATTTCCTTTTTACATCATGTTGTTATTTATATATTCTCTCTTTTATTTTGGAAATTGTGAGCAGAAATGCTCTTAGATAGAATCATTTGAAATGCTTCTTTCCTGCTAACCATGAATATCCATATAAGGATACTTAATTCCTCTATATTCCTTATAACCTTTTGTCAAAAGTCTGAAATTCACATTCTGTTTATAATACCCTTTGTATCTCTTTACTGGAAACAAATGAGTACAACTACATTGAACACAAAATTTGCTATTTTGTTTGGCTTCATTTTTTGAATAATAATATCCTTGAATTCCACCACAACAAGGACAGCTTGATATCCATACTTCTCTTGTTAGGTTGTGTATTTCTTCAAATGGAATTTCATGGAATATTAGACCTTCAGGAGTTACAAGACAATATTTCTTTTCACCAATATCTATACTTTCTAACCCAACTCGATTAATCATTTATTCTCCCATCTGATCTACAATACTCTGTAACTTGTCAATATATATCTGAGCGTCCTTTTTATGTCTAAGCTGCTTAATATCAGCAGGTACAAAAGCTAATATTGCTTCACCAAAAACTTTATTGTCAGCGTATAAATTCATAAACTGACACATGGTTTCAGAATCAATCCAATCTAAATCTGGCTGAAAACAAATAACATCACCTTTCTGTGGATGCAATTTTCTAACCTTAATAAGTGTCTGCTTAAATAATTTCTTTTTCTGTCGTTTGTTCATATTGTCATTCTCCTTCGAATATTACTCTTATTGGCTTTATAGCTTCGTCATTTGTTGGTATAAGAAACACTTTGTCATTTCCAACCTGATCTTTAAATATTTTTGGAGCTTCAACAAATGTAACTCTTTTGGACATATCACTATCCAGCCACTCTTTAAACTTTTCAAGATTTTCTTTTTTAGAAATTGCAGCACATGGACTCACTTTGTCTATTAATTCTAAAAATTTTTGTCTTTCATCTTGTGATAACTCCATATTTTTGTTCTCCTATTCGTTCGCTCTAAGTACATCTGTATCACCAACTGCCAAATCTTTTACTTCTACAAAAGAATTAAAACCATCCTCCATAACTGTAATCAATATCTCATCAAATAAATCTTCCATCATACCAAAGAATCGTACTGACGGATGAAATCCTGGATATTCTTTCAAACGGTGTTTATTAACTATACCCCTTAATACAGGAAGCCCATGTCTTCTACGTTTATTATTATCCCAATGAATAGGATTTGCATAAAATGCTTTCTTCTTTCGTCTGTACTCTTCTAATTCTTCTCTTGCAAGTTTATCAATCTCTTTTTCTCGTTCTGTTTTCGGAGGATTGCCATGAATGATATTGTCAAATTGTTTTCTGATATTATCATTTGCTTTTGCTTTTTTTGAATCACTCATCTTATCAAAGTTTTGAGCTACATCTAATAGTGTGTTTTTCAAATTGTTATTCTCCTGTTTCTATATACTCAATTATCCAACTATCGTATTTGTTTTCTTTAATCAACTGCTGATATAAATCTATCCATTCTTGTGCCGAGAGACTTTGAAACTTCCAAACACATTCTTTCCAACATCTGTGTATAAAACGACTTCTTGTTTTTAACTCAATGCATTTTACACATTTATCGTATAATTTCTTGGAATACCAATTCGATCTACTTTTATTCCAGCTCTCTATAAATGCTTCAGTCGGATCATACCTGCTTCTCATATCAGTAAGAGTTCTGTCGTATAACTCAGTTTTTGCATTGTATAAACAATGAAGCAAAAAGTAGATGTCTTCATAATTATTTTCAAACTCCCATTCTCCAATATTTAAATCAAAATACATTATTCTCCATTCCTTACTACATCAAACTTAATCGGTAACATAGCTGTAAATCTACTCTTCATCCAAGGTTTTTCTTTTGTTGCAAATTCATCACCAAATTCTTCTGCCAATACAAAATCTCCGACAGTATAAATGATAGAATATCCAGTTAAATCTTTTGGAATCTTCTTATTTACATTACAGGTTTTAAGATGAATCATTTTATCTATGCACTCATCCATTAAATCTTGAAAGAATACAAACGTTCCATCACAATTGCAACGCTGCATTGTGAAATACTCAAAATCTGCATCTGGATCATGCTTAATAATTACATTAAAATAAGGTTTGTCACCTTTAAGATAAGGAACATCTATTAAAATTGTTCCATCTTTAGCGTAAGAAATAATCGTAAATAACTCTCGTATATCCTGCTCAATCATGGATTCATATTTATTATTTTCCATACCATTGCACTGACCTGATGCAATTCGTTCTTTTACAAATTCTAATGATTTACTCATTCTGTTCTCCTGTTTCTACTCGATCTTCATTCAACAAACCAAATTTTCGCAAATAATACTGTTTGGTTTTATCATCGACTCTACAATAAAAATTGTGTCTTCCTGATTTCTGTAGAGATAATGTGTTTATATTAAGTTCTGCATTCATAATAATCAGTAATTCGTTTAATGTAATATCATAGCAATGAAACGTTTCGCCTATTAAAAGCTTATAATATTTCTTCTCTAATTCTGTTATTTTTCTCACCTACTTTCATGACCAAAAGAAACGTGGTTTTACTTTGTTTTAGCGTTGTATTTATATTGTTATATTCTCTTGTTACTTCTTTCTAATGTCCCATAAATAAGGACTGCTACATCCACAATTATGAATACCGTCTCCAAGAACACATCTTCTACAATCTTCGTATTCTTCATGTGTTCTACAATACTCTTTAACTGTATTTATAGCATTTATAATTTCTTCATTTATGGATTCTGGTTCAATATACTCTCTTTCTTCAATTCTCATAATCAATCACCTTTGTCCTAAATATTGTATGATTTTCGTGACAAGCCAAGAAACCAAAATTTCAAGTCAAAATTCATTTTTAAAAGCCCTTATTTTAGGCACTTTTTGAAGTTCAATTTTTCTCAATTCTATATTTGAATGACAATGGGCAGCCAAAACCTAATTCACCACCCAAACATAGATAATCATTCTCATCACCAGTTATAAGACTGCAACCATATTCACGATATCCAGTGTCGCTTTCATAGTATGTCGTTTCACAGTAATCGCAGTCTTTATAATTGTTTTCGTAGATTTCTTCTTCCATAGCCTATACCTGCTTGTCTGCAATACACTTAATATTATTCTCTATCTGTTTATAGGTTTCATTTGCACCAAGAATATTAAGAACTGCATTTGATAACATAGTCTTTGTTGAGTTGTCAAAAGTTTCCTTCATGGTTTTATTAACCTGTTTACGAATATCATCCATGAATTTATCAAGATCTTTTTTAATCATGTCATCAAAATCAAACTGTCTGTTGATATATTCCTCAAATGATACATTTTCAAAATCATCATTATATGAACTTGTATGTCCTTTCTTCTTAGCTCTAAGCTTTTTAGAATCAAGTCTTTCTTTTAATTCCTTCTTAATATACTGTTCTACTGTATATTCCTTTTCTTCTGTATCACCCCAATAATCTCCACCAACTTTGATTTTGGTATTTGCTATGTATTCATCAACAAAACGCTGAAAATTCTCAGATACCTTTTCTTCAATAATCTTCTTAGCAAGATTATCAGCAACCTTTTTAACAGTACCTTCAATCTGTTCTTTTACAATGTTTTCAATATTAGTCTCCATTGTATTCTGCACAAGAGACTCTAAATTTTCTAAATCAATCGTTACTTTCATATAATCATTCTCCTTCAAAATATTCACAATCTTCCAAACTATTATCGTTTACAGTTGCTAATAATGCTCTTCCAAGAGTATTATCAGTTCCAATACCAAGATAAATCTCGTCTACAATTTTCTTGTAAGAAGCATACTAGCCACAATCATCTTTACAATTACATTTTTCACAAATCATAGTATTGTTCTCCTAATCAATTTCTTCAAATGCAACACTATTAAATTCCATATCTGGGAATTCTTCTATATAAACAATTGTGTGCCAAGAATAAACAATAATATCTTCTAATGTATATTCTTTTCCTACTTCCAATAAGTGATGATTTTCACCTCCACTACCCCATACGTCATCATCGTTTCTAACACATTTAATTTTCCTTGGTTTTGTATTATAAATATCCATTTAAATTCCACTCCTCTTCCAAACGCCTATATATTCCTGTGACTCCTGTTTGAATCTTTTTAACATATCAATTAATACATCTACTTCTGTCAAATCATCAAAAACAATCTCAACCGGATCTTTTTCTTTTAAATCCAATCTTTCTACATAAGGAAATGGTTTGATAAAACAATTAAATTTAATATCTTTACCTTTATGACGAAGTATGATTTCATTAATATTTTCTTTATCATTAATCTTCAATACTTATCCTCCTGTGAAATGCGAGTTTCAAGTCCACTCTTCCAACTTATATTCCTTGCCATTTAGAGACTGAATAGCAGCTTCTTTTGAAAAGAATACAGTCTTGCCAATACTGTTTTTCGTGAAAGTTCCGCAATAATAATGTCTACCTCTTACAGAAAACGTATATCTTGCTCTAATCTGTTTCTTATGTACATGACATTCTTTGATTGAATATACATCATGATAATCTCTGCCAATAATCCATACAGTCTGTCCAATTTCTACATCTGGAATAGTATTCTTCTTGTACTCATCAAATACTTCTCTTAAGGACATTTCGTGTTTATTCCAAACTCCATCATCAATATTAAATCCATTATCCGATAGAAACTGTAATAATTCGTCAATGTCTACCAACTGCTTATTGATTAATTTATCAGCCATTTATTCGCCTCCTTGCTATACTTACTATTCTCTTATCTCAAATTGCCACCATTATCACATCTGAGTTGATTTAACATATCAGCAAGTCCTAACATGAGGTTTTCAATTTCTGTTACATTCTCAAATTCATACATTTCTCTTGTGCAAAAACCACCTTTATTTCCTGTAGACAAACCATACTTATTTCCATATGGAACTTTGTATGAAAAGATCATTTCAACATGTTCTCCATCATCATTAAATCTTCGTAAATTTCCATTATCTTTTAACATTTTTATGCCTCCTAAAATTGACATGAAAGATTTCTTTCAATGTATCATTTGAACTCTATCTTATTTCTTTTTAATACCTTAACTGCCTTATCATAATCTGATTCAGCCACTTTAATGCTTTTCATCTTGGTAGGCTTTGGCTTAATCCAATGACGACATTCAGTAATGTCTTCGTCATACCACATCAAACCGCTTTCACAATATTTATGCCATTGACATTTATTGTTACCACAATTGCTCATTTATGTATTCTCTCACTCTCTTACTACCAACTTCAAAAATATCTTTATCTTTCTCAAAACATATGTAATTCCTATTCGTATTCATAGCTGCAACTGCGGTTGTACAACTTCCTGCACATGAATCAAGAACCAAATCTCCTGGATTAGTGTAGGTTTTAATCATATACTCACATAGAGCTAATGGTTTTTGCGTAGGATGTAAGCAAGATTTTTGCTTATCACTTGCAAAAGTTATTACGCTTCTTGGATACCTATCTGTTTCACCACCACCAGATAATTCTTTATTCATTCTTCCATAAATTTCTGTATTATTTTGAGTTTCTACATACTTTGTGTATGAATGAATTGGTGTATGTCCAGTTGTTTTTTGAGGATTATAAGTTGGAAGTTTTTTATAGAATATTAATATGTTTTCATGTGCCTTCATTGGCATTTTTTTAGCATTAAGATGACCTGTGGCTTGTGTCTTTTCCCATATCCATTCATAACGTAACATACTAAGATTAGAAGTACCTAATACTTTATCAAAAGGCGTTTGTGCAAATAGTGCAATACAGCCATTGTCTTTGATGATTCGATTATAATGAGTCCACAAGCCATTTTTCTTATTCTCATAGAACCAATATCTTGTATATTCAAGACTGCTATTTGTTACTTGTGCTAACTTAAATAAATCTGTTTCATAAAAATATTGACCTGATAATTCCACATAATCATTTAATGGTAAAGCAGAATCCCATTTACAATGAGTTGTTCCATAAGGCAGATCCGTGAAGATGAAATCGACTGACTTATCATCAATTTTTTTCATACCTTCAAGGCAATCTTCGTTGTATATTTTGTTAATCTCTAACATTTCTTACTCAGAGCAAATCCAGATTTAACGCTGCAGCAAATCTCTTGCTCCTTTCAATGTATTATTCTCTGTTTCCAAATAACTGTTGCTGTAATGAATCACATAAGACTGCATAAATTTCATCTTTGACATCATTAAAATCATAATTAGAAATAAAGCTATATACTCTACTTTTAATCAATTCCTCATTATCTTTAATGGCATTATTCATAGCTGTAATGGCTGGCGACTCATCATTCTCCCACGCATCTTTTCTACGCCACATAAGATAACTGATATGAGAATCATCCTGTAAAAGACTTATAACTTTATCTTTAATAAACTCAACTGAATCTTTACCAATTGCTTCTGATACTACTTTGAATAGATATTCATATGATAAATTAGTCATAATTCGTTCAATATCGCTTGATTTTCTAAATAGTTCTTTAACAGCTTGTGAAAACTGCTCTTTTGCTATTTCTTTCATCTCTTCTTGAGATAAATAATCTTCAATATTGATGTTTACTTCCACTTTTCTACCTCCTAAATCACCAAGAAACTTCGGTTTACTATGTCTTATTCCCCATCATATAATTTCACTGTTCCATCTGAATTATAGATAGGTGTGATTCCAAATTGACACTCACTCCATTGTACAAAATACATTACTTTTGTATTTTTATCATAGAGAACTTTGGTTCTATAGTCATCGTTTTTATAAATTGTCACTAAATCTATATATTTATTTGCAAGACCACTTCTTTCAGGCTCAATATCACCTTTTGTACATCCAGCTATTCCAAAACACAATGTCAGCACTAATATAACTGCTAAAATTTTCTTCTTCATATGGTTTATTCTCCTTTACTATAACCAGTCTCTTCAAGGAACTCATCAAATTCCTCTTTTGTCATATTGTTTGGATAATACATATCCACCACCATATCAAACGGCTTCAGATGATTATCCAATACATCTTCAGCATCTTCTTTTGCTTCCTGCATTTTCATATTGATATAATCTTCTCGTGTCATATTCCATGCTGTAGGACAATCCGTGACAGTCGAAAATCTACAATATAATCCATTCGGTTGCTTTGATACAAATCCTGCCATATTATTCTCCTAATCCTCAATATATTTTATTTCTTCTAGTATCGAGCTTCCTATAACATACAATTTCTTTAAAACTATTCTTCTCACTCTTTCAAGAAATTCTTTATGAAGTTCATTTTCTTGTTCATATACCATCATCTTTTCATTTCCATTTCTATGACAACAAGCATACGTTCCTTCTTCATATTCAGCTCCATAATAATAAAAATACAGACTGTATTTATGATTATGTTTACTGAATAACCACGGATGAAGCGTTGCAACAGTTACATGGTTATTTCCGATTTTTATTCTAAAATCATAATGTGATTTATTCTGTACGATTTTCAAAACTTCACCTCTTTTCATCCCAAAGGAAATCTATGATTCTTGACCTTCAAGAACTATTCAAGAACTATTCAAGAACTATATATCTTTTATCATTTATAGTTAATGTACCTACAACATTAGACGATTTGATTAAAGCTATCGCTACATCTAATGCTACATTGGCATCCTTTATATCATCTGCGTATTCATATTCATCCCAATTTTCATTTATATAAGATTCCAGGTCTTCTAATACTTCAATTTGTTTCTCTTTATTCATTCGATTTTCTCTCCTATTCTTTAATCATATAGTGTCTATATTTTCTATAAACGCTATATATAGTATCTTATTTACGCCTGATACACAAAACTTGGCATTAACTGTAATTTGAATAGGTTTTTCTGATGCATTGAATCAATCTTAGCTTTTACTTCCTCACTTGGCTCAATTCCATCTCTAATATATGCATCTAATTCGGAATAAGTAAATCCAAGGTTGTCTTCATCTGTCTTTCCACAAAGACCATCGGTAGGTGTCTTATCAACTAATTCAGATGGAAGACCTAACTCACGACCAATAGCTTTAACCTCTGTTACTGTAAGCTGAGATAATGGACTAAAATCGCCAGCAGCGTCACCATATCTTGTGGCGTAGCCCACCCAATCTTCAGAAAGATTACACGTATTCGCAACGCGACCATTCATAGACTGGCTGATTGCATATAAAGTTGCCATTCTAATACGTGCCGGAAGATTTGTTTTTGTCTGATCACTAATTTCAATATCTGTTGCTCTAAAATGGATATTGTTCAATAATTCATCAATAGCAACTCCAACATCTACTATATAATTTTTAATTCCTAAATGTTCACATAATAAATGTGAATATTCAATATCATCTTGGATATGATTTGGCATAAGTACACCAATTACCCTATCTTTCCCAAGAGCTTCTACACACAAAGCAGCTACAACACTTGAGTCCTTGCCGCCAGAGATACCCACAACTGCCATACAGTCTTTACCGTTCTTCTCGAAGAAATCCTTAATCCACTGAACGCAATCATTAGTTACTTTTTTTACATCAAAATTACTCATGTCTAATCTCCTCTCTAACTCTCATAAGAATTTTTCCTAAATTATTTTCTCCAACACCATTCACTGTGCCCAAATTTTATCACCCCAAGTATTACCTTCTTCGAGATGCTGATTGTCAGTCTCAAGTAACTTTGTTTTGAGGTTTAAATTTTGAGTAAATTTCGCTTTTACAATTTCATACATAATGTTGTACTTCGCCTCTTCCCAATCAGATCGAAGCTGAACTCTTCTACCAAGCTTCTTTGCAGATGATGGATCTAAATTTGTGAAACATTCTCTATCCGAAAATGTTTTTGCTGACTGAAAAGCAGCTTCATTATTCAAATATGTAAGTCCTTCATATGTAACAGGAGAAGAATAAAAGTTGCTTAAAAAATAATATTTACCTCTAAATTCATTTATCATCCTTTGTCAAGCCTCCATAATTCAACATTGCAATCATAAAAAATATTCTCTATCATTTGATATACTTCCTCCCAATTTGCACCGCCACGAACACATCCAATTTTATATGGCATTGCAATACTCATATTTTCCGAAACTGCATATGATTTCAAATTTTCAAAACATTTTCTTAAAGCATTAATATCTGTATACTGTTTTCCGTCATAGCCATATGATTTTTGTGCAAATAAATTTGCATATATTCTTGCGTCAATATTAGACTGAAAATATCTAACAAAACCCAACAATTGTTCAGGTGTATTAATCGAACAAAAACTATGATAATCTTTATATACTTGCACATCATAATCACGGATTGCTTTTGCAACACCAGAATTAAAAGCACCTTTGCAATTAACCTGGTGTGCAATAATATCAGTATTCGAAGTGAGCAAGTCTCCATCAATAATTTTAATCATTACTTACCTCCGTACATTCTGTTTCTGATATCCGCAAATGTGTCTTCTCTTACTAATTCTCCATCTTTAAATACGGTAGTAAGTAAACTGTTATCGCTTATTTCAAGTAACTGATCTTGACATTTTAATTCACCGTTATCATCGAATACTCTACAACATCCTTTATGAGATTTCTTTAAGTGACTTGTATCTGTCTTAGGATCTTTAAAAATCATTAACTTCTTACCATCAATTACTCCATATGTAGCTTTCATTGCAATGCCAAAAGTATCTCTTGTAACAACAATCATCTTGCCGTTTTCAACGATTGCAGTGAAGCAAAAAGCTCCTACACCATAAGCAATATTATTAGCTGCGAAACCACGTTTTTCTAATTCTTTCCAAATAGTTTCTACATTAGAAAGTGTGCAACCATCACCATAAATAATACCGATATGCGGATCTAATACCTTATAACCTTTACCATTTACAGAACCACCAAAAATCTCCCATAACCTTTCAACTGTCTTAACTGAAATCTCTACAATATCACCACTATCAGGACGAATTAAGAGCTTTCCATTATGATTCATAATCTCTTCTTTACACTGTGGAAGAATATTATTTACCATATTCCAATAATCATAAGTATCTGAAACCATACTAAATGATGTATTCGGATATAACTCTGTTAAAAGCCTCTTAACAAACGTAACCTCATCTCCATCAATTGAGAAATTAGCACCCATTACAGAATGCTCAGTTGAGACAGCACCGATTCCAATACCATTATTCTTACAATCGGCATTATAATATCTATCAATATAATTAATTGCTGGAATTGTAGATGTCTTATTAAATGAAAGCAACCATGATGCTGAACATCTTGTAGCTTCATCCATACAAGACATTCCTCTCATGCCAAAATCTGCGCAAGCCATATTTCCAGGCAATCCGTCTGTTGTCTTGTTATACCAATAATCTGCAATCTCACGATACATATAACCAATAGTTGCATGACAACAAGGTTTCCATAATTCTACCTGAAGAATACATTCAATCCACTGAACAAGCCAAGCAAATTTATCATCCGTATTTGTAATCTCAATACAAGGAACACCCATAGGAACAAGTGTACCTTCTGGCAATGCTCTAATCTCAAGTGGTAAATATCCTAATCTGTGAAGCTCTACAATTTTATCTAAATCATAGTTGTCTCTACCAATCTGTACGTCCATTGAATCTGTATAAAGAGATAACATCTCATCTTCTGACAATTCGAAGAAATTTTTCTGAAAATATCCAATTAAATATTCTTTGATAAATGCCTGTAATCCAAAGAAAACCATTTCATTCTGATTCTCTAACATTGATTTTCGAGGCACCCAATACGATACTAACTTGGTTAATCCCTTCGGATACATACGATTATGACACTGTTTATAAGTATCTGATAATAATAAAGCCATTGTGTTATCCATAATTTTAAACCTCCATAACTGTAATTTTTTCATGACTACCATTAAACAAGCTGTTTGTAGTAAATAATCTGTTCACTGTATTATTCTCCAAAGACTTGATCAACGTTCCTTTTTCTTTATTAAGAATTGAATTCTCTGTATGAGTGGCATACGCATAAATCTCAGTTACACCATGTTTCTTCAATTCTTCTGCACTATAATAAAGTGAACCGCCATATGCGATAATATCATCAATCATTAACACAGCTTTGTCCTTCAAATCAATACCATTTGTTCTAATGTCTAATCCAAGGATTTTGCCAGTCTTCCAATCTCTTTTCTTTTCACCATAACAATATGGTAACTCAGGGAATAAATCTGAATATCTCTTAGCTGCACCTGCGTCTGGGAAATAAAGTACAAGATTTCTCATACCAATCTTTGAAATAGCTTTATCAACATACTCCTTTGGATTTTCTTTTACACAATTATTGAGTAATGCAGTAGAAACATCGCTATGAGCATCTAAAACATAAACTGATGAAAATCCTAACCAATTGATAAAATCGCAAAAATACTTCAATGTGAATACTTCATCATCATTTTTTACTCTATCCATTCGTGCATTAGGAATATATGGAAGAGACAAATAATAATCTACATTAGTAAAAAATCTTTCAAGATGTTTCTTTGCTAACATCAGATAAAACATCTCATCGTTACTCTCATAAATCCATTCAATCCAAATACAAGGAGAGCCATCATAAGAGTCTTCCTCAATGTTGTTTATATCAATATTTACTCTTGGTGTTCCATCTGGAAACTTGTTGATTGTTACAATTTCGCCATTAATTTTAATCATATTCTACTCTCCAATCACTTCGATCTGACACATCTTCATAGTTGCTAATGCAGCATTGTGAGTATCAGGTGTGACACCTGCACAACAGCTTGCATCTACTGTAATATCAATCTCAGGATAATTTGCTCTAATAATAAGTGCATTTGAAACCACACAGATGTCGGTGCATAATCCGCAAACCTCAACACTTTCAAATCCAAAATCCTTCCAGTTTAACCAACCAAAAGTAGGCTTATCAATCAGAATATCGTTCTCAATATCAAAATCTAACCTATCTGAAATCTGCCAACCAACAGTATTCTTTACACAGTGAGCAACAGGAAGATGTTTACCTTCATATGTCTCTAAATAATTCTCAGGATGTGTATCTCTTGTAAAAATCACCTGCTTGCCAGCATCCTTATACTCCTTAATTTTCTTTGCTACATTTGATACAATCGCCTGTGCTTCCTTTGTGCCAAGTGTTCCATCAATAAAATCATTCTGCATGTCTACAACAATTAATGTTTCTCTCATTTTGTTACCTCTTTTCTTTGTTCTTATATGTATTTATTCTCTGAAAATTCAGAAGAAATTCCGCTTTCCTACGAACTTCATATTCTGTTATTCTCTGTTAAAATTTCATAAAACTGAAAATGTGTGCGATTACAGGTACAGTCCAACCATCACCAAGAACATCTGCCGCATCTTTTTCAGTCATATTTTCTACATATTCTTCTGGAACTCCTTGCAATCTTGCTCTCTCTTCTTTCCATAAATATCTTGCTTCATCAAAATCATGACCATTGTAATCATCATAGATTTTTGCAGAAGATTTTCTTCCATCTAATATTCTCTTTGTAACCTCTAAACAGTTATCAAAATACTCTTTCGATGGGAACACCATTGTTCCAAACGACTTATAATAGAATCTGTGAAACCTCTTAATTGGTGTCCAAAAACAGCCGTTGTAATATCCGTGAGAATCATTCTTGCAAAGGCATTTTGCTTTCTCGTTTGGTACATATCCATCATTGAGTACACTTTGTAAAGTAACTCCTTTATCTTCTGGAACTGTTACTCCTGGAATATTAGTCCAATAATATCTATCTCTAAGCTGTCCTACTACAAGAGAAGAATTGATTCTGATAGGTTTTACTCCCATCATTTCACTAATAACGGCTTCATCTTCAGGTTTCATCACTACATTTTCCATAAGGAAATACTTTGGATTTACTTCTTTCAATACTCTATTGCACTCATAAAACAGACCTGAACGTTCTGGATCTTCAAGACCAATCTTTCTCTCTTTAATCATTGCTCTTGAAAAACTCTGACAAGGACTACCAAACATTACAATATCAATATCTGTTTCAAAGTCTCCGACTTCTGTATGTAATACACCATCTTTATATGTAATCTTGTTCACATCTCCAATGTGAATTGTCTCAGGATAGTTGTCTCTTGTTACCTTAATTGCCACGTCCTTAATCTCTGATGCAAAATATTTACCAACATTAAATCCTGCTTTCTCTAATGCAATGTGTCCACATGACATACCATCGCATAAACTTAATACATTTAACTCACAATAATTATTTTTTTCTTTATTCTCTGTCAAAATCCTTTAATCTACAGAGATTGCGCAATCATTTATCCTAGAATTTACTGTTAAACCCTTTCTTCTTAATTATTTTGTTGTAAAATTCTATGGAATTAACACGTCTGCTAAAACCATAGGAAAAAAATATTTCTTGTTACTTTTTTGGAAAAATTTGGCTGATCAGCCATGAATAAAATTACTTCTATATTAGATTATTCTCTACTTGGAACTTCTTTAATTCATCTTGAATCATCTTCTGTATATCCTCTTCGTTAAAAGATATATTCACTACTGGAACAACATTTGCATTCAAATTAACATCACCAACAATAGCTTTATCAAATGCTTCTAAAAACATTTCTGCGATTTCCTTTTCATAGTTGCCACATAGACCGCTATAGTGCATATCTGCAATTACTCTTGAAAAGAAATCTTTGAACTTATCAGCTATAAAATCTCGTTCATATTCTCTTGGAATATCAATTGTTAATTTCATTCTCTCACCTCGCTTATCACTTTTACCTTACATTCAATTTCTACAACTTCTAGCTGCCTATCAGCATTATAACGTCTTGACATAAATCTTCTAACCGCATTCTCAGCAGTTTTTCTTGTTTCCCAATATTTGTGTCGAGGGTTTGTAATATTACTTATTAATTTTCCTGTTGATTTATCCATTACACCATATAATGTAAATTCATTTTCCATTCATTTCACCTCACTCTATTGGAATCATCTTTATCACATTATCACCCATATGCTCAACCGCATGATAATCTACAATCGACTTTAAAAAATCACATCTATTAGGCTCACATCCTCTTCCTTTGTATAAATTACATACATAATTACCACGCAACTGATTTGTACATTCAGAAAAGATACATTCTTTTGGCTCGTTAGGCATTTTATCTACAATAATTTTCATATTCTCACCTTACATCCATTTATCAATCTCATTAAACACATTACCCAATGAATCAACAATCATCAGATCTGTATTTTCATTCATTAACACTTGGATTTTCTCCCTATTGATGACAACCAAATGATTACCACTAAAATATGAAATATAATTCGCTGCTGGATAAACCTGTAATGAAGTACCACCGATAATCAACATGCCAGCATTACTAATCGCTTCAACAGCACAATTTACAGCCTTATTAGGTAAATTCTCTCCATATAAAGTTACATCAGGTCTGATCAGACCTCCACATTCACATTTTGGAATTGTCTCTTTAGTGTCAAATAAGAAATCAGAATGATATTCCTTTTTACACTTACTACAATAATTCCTCTGTGTAGTTCCATGAATTTCAAATACATTTTTACTGCCAGCTTTCTGATGAAGTCCATCAATATTCTGTGTTACAATAGCCTTCAGCTTGCCTATTTCTTCCATCTTAGCAAGTACCTTATGAGTAATGTTTGGTTCAATATTCCTTGTATCCATCTTCTGCTGATAAAACTCATAGAATACTTTCGGATTGTTGTATAAACATTCTCTACTCAAAAGGTATTCTGGTTCATATTTATCAAATTGAATGTCATGCTGATTATATAATCCATCCTTTGAACGGAAGTCAGGAATACCACTTTCAGTAGATACGCCTGCTCCACCAAAGAATACAATATTATTTGATTCTTCTATATATTCTCTTAATTTTTCGTACATACTCACTCTCCATTCATTATCATGTTCAAAAACAACAATTCATCTTTCTTCAATGTGATGTCATAATCTTTCCATTCTTCCATAAGTCCTCTTGTATCAAAACCATGTGGAACAATAATTGCATAACCATGAGGAGTTTTATATACCTGTATATCTAACAATGGAATTTCCGAATACATAGCTATCTCGTGAACAAAATCATTCATCAATAGCTCATCATCTACATCAAAATCAAACATCCATTTACTCTCATCACGATTTTGTACCTGTTGTGCAACAGATGCTAATGTACGATTAAGCTGTGTCATATTTGGCTTATCTCTCAACAGACGGATAATAAATTCTTCTCTGATTTTCTCTTCGTTCCTTGAATTGACTGATCTATATAGTCTTGTCTGTTCACCAGGAAGTCCTTTAGCTGCAAAACTCTTAAAAGACTCAATTACTTTATCTTCGTTCTCTTTGTATTCAAGAATTGTCTTGGCTCGTTCCTTGAAGTTTGGAATATTCTTATTATCCTTGTTTCGAGAACGCATTAGATATACATATAAGTTTGACATTGTATTATTCTCTCCCATATTTTGTGTAATCAATAGTTTCAAACTGGTCGTATACATTAGGAACAAAAATACCAACCCAAAAATCTTTCTGAAAATTTTTATAATATGTTATATTCTCATTCCAATCCTGAATCTCATCAATTACTTCTTTATTCAATAAACCGAATTCATCACGACAAGCACCACTTTCTACTTTATATGTGATGGCATTGTATCGTTCTCTGGCTTTTTCTACTTGAGCATTTACACCAATATAATTACAAGTAAAGACAATAATCATAATTGCCATTATAATTCCACTTACTATAACAGCAACCCAACCAGAATTTTCAATTGTGTCATCATTCTGATATAGAAATTTTCTTAACTTATTTTCATTTCTAATATCATACCACTCCATCTTTCCAACAGTTACTAATCCGATTCCTACAATTAATACAATTAAACATAACCAAAATAACATAATTTTACCTCCAATTTTTGTAATAAAATGTGCGTTTAATATTAAAAATATCCAGGATATTTCTTTTCCAAATAGCCAAAAATCTGATCTCTAAAACTTTCTTCTTCATTTTCATTTAATACATTCAATGGATAATAAATCATATATGGATCTCCATATGTATCAATTAAACAATAGAACGAATTGTTTTCTGATTCACAATATATTTTTAATACCTGATCATTTACTTCAACAAATTCTGACTCAAATTTAAAATTATTCATATTTTCTTCACTTTCTAAATTCCAATGAAACGAAGTTTTCTTATTACCTTTTATACTCAATCCATTTATCTGAACCCCTGAACTTCACCTTAACCTTCGTAGGGCATCCATCTGGGATGGATTTTAATGATTTATAGTCGCCCATAATTGTTGCTGTCCCCAAAACTTTGTGATTCTTCTCACATTCCATTGCTTTTTCTTTATCTGCATAATCAGTATTACAAAACTGGCAAGTATATAATGTCTTTGTAATCATATAAATCTCCTTTCCAATTTACCAAATTCCATTTACCGTCTTATCAATAACTTCTCTCATCATTCCACCTGTCATTTTATTCATTGTATCTGCAACAAAACCTTTAAATTCTGCTCTTATTCGCCTATTATGATGAGTACATGACGTTGAACAATAATTACTTCTTCTACATTTTTCACAGTTACCATTCAATTTCCACTGTTCATTTTCCTGAATCTGTTCCATAATATTTGTATGTTCCTTTCAAAGTTATATATTCTGATTAATATGCCTCTGCTATATCATCATATTCTCTTGAAAGATATCTAACTAAATCCTTATAAATATCTAATTGATAGTCATATAAATAATTACATAATTCAATGTCGCTATCGAAAAACTCTTCAATGGCTGTGGAATTAGCCCATCTGTCAAAAGCACTTTTCGTTGAAACTCTAAGCACCCATCTATTTTTTGTTCCGCTATGAGGCTCTACTATCATAAAAATAACTGTATCTGTTCTTGCTTCTAAATGACCTTCGTATTCGTCAATCTCATAATTCTGACCATTATTCATTTGGTCATGCTCAAACCATCTTCTTATATTTTTCATTTCTCTATCTCACTTCCATATTTTCTTGCTACTTAACTTTTATATGCAATGGGTGTTCTCCTCTCAAAGAAAACTCGATCCATTCTCCTTGCATTGGATAACTGCTATGTAACAAGATGTTATCAAACCAAAAATGTGCATTGCCAATCATAACAGTAGAATAATTAGCGTACCATTCAATTTGAATGACTTGCTCATTTATTGCAAATTCATATATTCTACTGAAACCATATTTGTCTGAATTAATCCATTGTCCTTTTATACCAACTTTCTCCAATCTATTTACCAATTCTTCCTGTGTCATCCTTTCACCTCTCTTCCAAATAAATCGAACTTTATTCGGATTCAATCCATTACACAAATTAATAATTCAATATTCCCATCTTTATCTTTACTGACTTCTTCTATGTCTTCATAATCAGGACAATCACTCCTATGTCCTATAATTCCACTATCAATATTTCCTTGAATATAATGGTGAACTTTTATTGTGATTTTATCTTTATATTTATCCAGTAAACATAAAAGCTCATCAAAGTCTTTGTTATTATCCATGTCTTATTTCACCTCACAATCCAAAGAAAAGCACACACTCCTATAATCTTCTGATTGTCTCACAGGCAACTAATATTTCAAGTTCATCATCACAGTAAATACATCCATCAATTGCTCCATATTTATTAAGAATATCCCAATCGAAGTACCCATTGTAATCACACATTGCAACAGAATAGTTCTTATTCGACTTAAATTCTTTTATATGTTCTCCATTTGGTTTATATGTATCAACACCATTATTTTCTACTATAGAAGCAACCCATCCATTCGGGAATACAATACTTCTATCACTTGTATGACGATGCTCTCCATAATCATTTACCACTTCTTTTAATCCGTATTTTTCTGAATATTCTTTTAACATTTCCATCTGTAAACCTCCTAGTTTTCCAAAGAAAAGAATTTTTTCTAGTAATCTGTGGCAATATATATACCAAAATCATTGAATCTGACTTCTTTGACATTACCCACTAACAAACTCAAATCGTAAAGCCTATTAAATTTACTCATCGCATCTTTAAGTGAATCTGCATAACATATTGCCACATCATCTGAATATTTATGTCCTTCCATGGCATTCGGTTTTGAATAGCAATACAATTTTTGTGGTTTGTATGTACCAACTAATTTATCCATGATGACCTCCTACTCCATTAATTCTTCTTTATTTTCTTCTTAGCAATCTTTGCTGCTTTTGCTTTAGCAATCTTGTTATCTACTTTGTCAAGATCTCCCTTGAATGATCCAGTTGGGTTACATGTAATTCCCATGTTTTGTTCTCCTTTCTATTTGGATATATCGTTTGTTCATTGTAAAATTGAACCACATCTTATAGTGTCAGTCATTTCTGTCGTGCTACCATCGCACTCATGAACAAAAACAGATTAAGAGTTTCAAATCTTAAAACCTATAGCTGGGCTAGCTGGATTCGAACCAGCGAATGCAGGAGTCAAAGTCCTGTGCCTTACCGCTTGGCGATAACCCATTATGTAGACAACTTTAGTCAAGTCATCTACTTTTTTATTCTTTTTCTTATATATTAAACAGGAATCATACACAAAGAATTGCCAGATTTGGCATATGTATTAGATATAAGAGGTGAGGTAATGATATGTATAGTCCCTGTTAATATCACCACCATAATGCTTGAAACCATTTTCCAAACAACTGCAAACCTTCATCAACTTCTGCTTGCTTCTGATCGACTAGGTGCTTAACTTCTTTATATGGTTGCGTATTTATGTCCCAAACACCATAATAATCATCGGTCATCAGTGTTAGTTCAAATGCATGAATCATTTTATCTAAGGCAGCATCCCATTTTTCAGGTGTATTCATATCACCAGTTCCAGGATAACAACATGATTCTTCTTTGAAATATTTTAATCTCGGAATGATAAACTTTGCAATGGTATAGCTCAAATCCCAAGTTTCCTTCGGATTAACATATTCACCATGTTTCTTTAACCATTTCTTACGCTGCCTTTTATTCATATTCTTATCCCTTTCCAATGATTTCTTATTATTATGATTGATCATCTGTATAAGCAATTTTCGGTTCATATAACAATCCTCTGGGCGAAATGTTATTGTACCACTATGTTCTGTTTGTACTTTCATGTATTCTCCATTTCTATGCTGATAATTTTGGGGTTATTTTCTTATCAAATTCTTTAAAATCAGCTAACATGTTATCCAAATTTGCTACCTGATCATCACTATAAGCTATATCTTTGTTTGTATACGCTACTAACCAATCATCCAGATCTTTGTCGCTCTTAAATGAATATGCAATCATACCTAAAAATGCCAATTCATTATGATAATCAAAAAATGGTGATTCTTTGTTTACTCCATCTAAATTTTTGAAGTCATCCATTAAAGTATAATAATCATCCACATCATCTTCTGATGCTCTTTCTGATATATTCTCTCTAATGAACTGTAATGGCGTAATTTCTTCTGACAACTCAACATTGTCTATTGAATTATTCTCTGTCTGATCCTTTGTAATATGTAAATAATCCATCATTAATGCCGTATATGTATCAATTTTCTGAGCAACAAGTTTTTTACCTGTTGTGCCTGGTTCTTTATATAATAAATCGTATGACCAGTCGCCTACTTTGACATTATGTAATTTTGTTGGAATCGCCTGTACAAACTCAGCGAATTTAGAATCTGGAAGATTTAATCTGCTGAACTTATCAAATACAACTACCCATGTCGATATGTCTTTCTTTACAAAAACATCTTTACAAGATGATCTACAACATTTTTCCATTCTCTGAAGGATATTTCTTACTGTTTCAAATTCCTGATGATTACTTTTTTCTTCAAGCATAGCATTTGCCGATTTTGAATCTTTTTTAAATTCATCTATATGGAAAAGAGCCATTACGCTATTGCAAACCAACTGAATATAATTTCCATTTTTTCTATCCGTAGGTGAATACACCATTGAATTTTTGAAGAAACCTTCTTCTCCAATACTTTTTGCTTGTCTGGCATATGTAGGAATCCAAGTCAATGCTTTCTGACTTGTATTCATTCCTTTGTGGTTATTTAGTTTTCTAACTAATTTACTAACCTTTTCCATAGTACAATTCTGATATGTTACAATCCGAAGCTGATAGTTATCAAATCTCTTTTTTAGTTCTTTTGGAAAATCATCATATGTCTTATTTTTTATATCAAATATTTTCTTTTCCCATACAAAATTCCCATCTTCATCTCTAACTGCCACACCATTTTCATCGAAGACTTTTGATTGATACTCGATCTCGCTGTCTTCAATGTTTTTAGTAAATTTGTAATTCCCATAACGAATTTGCATCAATGCAGTGGTACGCTGTAATCCATCACCAATATATTTTTGAACAATTCCATCTTTAATAGGAACTTCTGCTAAAATCAATGGAGGAAGATAATCTCCTGTTAAGACAGTAACACCAATTCCATTAACAAATGGGTCATCACTACAAAAGTATCGCTGCACGTCTTGATTATCGTTAACATCACCCTCTTTTACTTCCTCTGTGTAATTGATTACTGGAATATTTTCTTCTCTAATTTTTCCTACTGCCATCATACTACCTTCCTCCTTATATACTTTTACATTAATATTTTCACATTTTCATAAGCCTGTATTACAGACAAATTATTTGAGTAATCTTTTTTACTCATATGTAATGATTCTCTTATCTCCTTTTCATCATACCCTTGAACAAGATATTGGACTATTTCCCTTTGGATATTAGACAAATTATTCAGATAACGTTCAATTTTTGTACCCTCGAAATGATCTCCACACGCAGATTCGTATGTGTCAAAATTAGATGGGATGATATCTTCAAGAGTAAGTCCATCTTCTGTGATTAAATTATGTATGCTATCCACCATTTTTGCAGGTATTCTCTTCTCTCTATTTCGATCACGAATCTCTGTATTAAATTTACGTTTTATGTTACTAGCCAAAAAGCTATCGAAATTGCATTCTTGATCTTCATCGTATCTAAGTGCCGTATCATTTAATACATCAAGTGCAATAGAATAAAAATCATCATAATCTTTGTTGGATACACCACCAATTTTAACAATCATTGGCTGACATATACGCTTTAACTTAGCCATATTGTTGTCGCAGTACATAAATAATATTTGATCAATGTTCATCATTTTGCCCCTTTGTTATGTAAATAGTTGTCAATATATAATTCTCTCTCAAAAATCTTTAAGTGCTTCGTTTCACCATAGCACTTCGGACAACGCTGAAATTTCTCATTACGTTCCGATGTAAATCTTCTCACTTCTGTCATTGGAACATTGCATGTTCTACATATTGTCATCTTCGTCTTCCTCCACAATCCTGTATCTGTATTTACGATCGAACAGTCCTTCAATCGCCTTTTCTGTCCGTTCACGATTGATCTTGGTTTCATCGATCTCTCGCAGAATATTATGTATAATCATCATTTCGTCCTTGAGCTGTCGCCTATTCCTTCTATTCTCCCTTATCTTCTTATATAGAAGCCAAGCAGAATACAAATCCTTTGAAGTTTCAAGCTCAATACTATGTAATATATCCATCAAACTAGAATCAGACATCTTTAATTCTTTCTCTAAGTATTCATATCTGTCTCTAGCCTCTTTAAATATGTCGTAGCATGTACCAAATTTTTCAATCCATTGTGTCACATTATCCGATGGATGATAGTCAGTATTTTCGATTACATGTTTAGACTCTTCTCTGACGATTTTCTGTACAGGTGTCTCAACTTTAATATCTGGTATACATTCAACATGAAAATTCAGATTTTTCAGAGTTTTAGGCAAAGCTTTTAGAATATTCTTTGCTTTTTGCTCTGTGAACCTACCCATATTGGTTTCATTGCATGTTTCTGCTTTCCCATTATTAGTCAGCCGGATATACACCTTTTTGTTATTTTTGATAATATAGTCCAACCATATACAACCTCCCTTATATTTAATTTTAGCTAGGCTGGTGGGAATTGAACCCACGAATACCAGAGTCAAAATCTGGGGTGTTAACCGCTTCACCACAGCCCATTATTAATTCTTCATGAATGAATTATGTGTAAATGAATTTATGTGCGATACGCAACAATGATAAAAATAAATAAAGATAATGTCATTTGACATTTATTTGAAAATATGTAACAATACAGTTGTAGCGTATACACGTTATGTACGGCAGCCTATCCGTTTAAGGTACTCGCAATACCTTATATCAATCGGTTAGGCTGTTTTTCTTGCCTTATTATAGAACACTTGTTCGAATATGTCAACATCGCATCGAAAATATGTTCTGTATTATTTATACCTTATGGAGTGTCCGTTTTTCTGGACATCGAACGAAACAATATCGTATTAAGGTATCCAGTTGACTCATAGTTGATTGGATCTGTTTGAATATCTGAAAATACTCTGAGTTGATTCACAAATTCATCACATATGTTTGCAATAGTTTTTGCAGATCCAATTATATCAGTACATTCTCCAAATTTCTTTTTTACGAAATCAACATTACAATCTTGCGATGTTAAATCCTGTGTTGCAACAAGAACAATTGCATCTTTTTTCGCATATTTTTTTACCTCTTCAACAGTCATCATTATGTATGACATACATTACACCTCCCCAAAGTTTGATTCATACACTCTTTTAACTTCCAATTTAGTCACCCTATCGCTAATTGAACCAATCTTCTTTATTATTCTCTGTTTTGATACTTGTCTAATACATTCTCCAAGTAACATTGAACTTCTTGTTAATCCACCAGTTCCCTTGACAAAAAGAGAATGTGTAGACTGATCTATATTTTTGATTCTTGTAGTAAACGGCATCACTATAGTTGTATCACTAAACCTATTTCCCATTGCATTTTGAATAACTATAGCAGGTCTGACACCAGCTTGTTCACCACAGAATTCTACTTCGCCAAAATCGACAAGTAAAATATCAAATGTATTAATATCCATATTCACATCCTCCTTTCCTTTGATTGTCATTATTATAGCAAGTTGCTATCAACTTGTCAACAGGTTTGTACCAGTTTTTTTAAATAATTGACACAAGACTTATAGCAACTTATAATCAACTTATACCAATTAATTCGAATAGAAAGGAGAAAAAATGGCACAAGGACAAATTAGCGATACCAATACAAGAATTGTGATCGTACTTCCAAAAGAGATAAAAACAAAAGCTGATATAATAGCTAACTCAGATGGTAGATCACTTTCTGGTTGGGTACGCAACCTCATAACAAATGAAGTAAAAAAACATTATGAAGACGATGCCCAGTAAGTATCGTCTTTACATAATTTTACATCTTTTTCTCAATCTGTATCATGGTAATTTATGGAAATTTATTTTATAAAACTCTCAGTTCGTTTGCCATGTCAATCGCTTTTTGATATTTGTCAACATCATCAGTAAGCATTCTAATAATCTTTCCAAAATCATCTGATTTTAAAGAAATGACTGGCATATTCTTTACAATTTCGTCTCCTTTGCCATCTAATACATTATGGATAAACTCGCCATGATCCTCAATATATTTTCTGTTCCTCATCTTGGTAACACCCATGTAATCATATGTCTGTAATACTGTAACATGTCCAAACATCTTTTGAATAGAATATACGCAATTTGGATCAAACTGATGCATTGTATAAATCCAATATGCAAAGCTTTTACGCAAACCGTGTGTTGTCACATGATAATCCAAGTCCAGATCTCTAATTGCATGGTTAAATCTCTTCCTATATGAATCTGTATGCCATTTAATAGCGTCCTTTAATTCCACTACATAATGGATATAATCAAACATATCATCGTAACAACCATATTTTCTCGATTGTTTTTCTAATTGTTCATTAAATCCTTCTTGAATTTTCTTGATCCTGCCATCACCCCAGTCTTTATTGAACATATTTACCCAATTTTCAACCGTATGATCAACGCTTGTAATAGTGTTTTTTCCATTCGCAAAATACTGATGTTCAATATTATTCCAATTTTCTTTAGCGGAATGTTTGAAAATTTCTTCATTATAATGCTGCATAGGATCAATTTTTGTATGTTCCAGATATTTTTCTATGGATTCAAATACCATTTTGCTGATTGGAGTCTTATTATTTTTGCCAGTTTTCTGTTCGATAAAATGATTTAACTCATTTTCCTTTCGTCCGTCCTTTTTGTAAAAATCAGACCATCTCAAGCATACGATATCACCTATTCGTCTACCAAGTAAAAGCTCAAATAACGTTATTAAATAGCCATCCCAATCATTATGCTTCTCGAACCATTCAACTAAACGCTTAATATCATCCATATTCCACAATGGATCTCCCTCAGTGTCATAACCTGCCTTCTTCGTTGCATAATTTCTACTCTGTGCCATATCAATCAACCTCACTTTTTACAAAATTATTATAATCACATATTGCTTGTGCTATTTCTCTTGACACTTTCTTTTGCTTTAATGATTTTGCAATAGATTCTGTATTCCAAAACACATCACCAAAACTAGCCAATTCGCCACCGCAATTCCAATTTGGAATACTGAAAAATCCTCCATTTACATATTTGCCAAAAATCACACTATAATATTCTCCATCATAACTAATTCCAATATGATGCACGTTACTCACGTTACTATCACCCACAAATTCAATTTTGCATTTCATACTAATCAGCCACCCTTCCTATATACATATTCTCCGTTTTCCATTCATCTAACAGCTCATTATGATCATCATAATATGTAGATCTCATTTCTCTTGCTCGTTCCATTCTTTCAGAAAAATCATCACACCATCTTACTTCAAGATTTTTCGTTTTCATTTGCAATCCAACACATAAGCAAGTTAAGTTTTTAACATGATCCTTTTCTTTTGTTTTTGGTCTTGGTATGCCTGCGCCAACTTTATTTTCTTGCAAACAGCGAAGACATATAAATCTTGAATTATGTTTCGGATTTCTATTAATTTTACACATTATTATCACCTCATTTTTATGCAATAAAAAAGAAGCGATTAATTTTCGCTTCTTGAAATAACTCTTTACTTGTGTTCTACTAATTCAAATATATCATTCCAATCATTATATTTATTTAATTCTTCTTGTGAAATTAGCAAATCATATTCAGCTTCAATTTCTTCCGAAGTTCCATATCCATTAAAACTAGGAAGACTACCTACTATACCGCCGTGTTTTTCTAACTGTCTAAATATAACAATAGTATTTTCTGTATCTTTCCAAAATTTTCCCATATGACTTGCAAATGAATCAATTTGAATCAGCTCCTTGGTGTCTTTATTTATATATACATCTCCAAGTTTCATATTCTTTCCTCCAATCTGCCTTGTAAATCATTTATAACTTCCTGTAAAGCTGTCATTCTACTTAGATAAATATTTGCCATATAAGAATCTTTTGTTACCAACTCACTTTCAAGTCTCTTAATTTCTGTTTTAAGCTCACCAATATATTCAACAACCTTTTCTCTCATATTAGGCTGATTCTCATACTGATATAACTTTTCTAATGGTTCTTGCATAGCCAAATTCTCTTCTAAATTTGCATTTCCATAAATATACATTTCGTCTAATGAAATATCCATTATATCCATTGCGACTTTCTGTACAAGTTTATTCATATCAATCACAACCTTTCTTATACTTTACATTATAATATTCTCTCTTGTAATGAAATAACTGCCAGCATTTCTACTAGCAGTTATAATCCGTATCACAAATGATAGCATTCGGAATCGAACCGACTAACGAGTTTACCACCGGGTGTATTATCCTTATTTTTATGCGCACTTATTATATAAGGAGAATTGGAGTCGAACCATTACCTATCGCATTTATTAGCCACCAAGACACTATCATATATGAATCAATTCTTTCTTTTTATCTTTGTAAAAAGTAAATATAAAACCATTTTGGATATCCGTCTTGCCAAAATTCACAATAATGCCTATATCTGCTTACTTTATTCTCTTTGTATAATTCTGCGAGCAGCCTACCAATTTCAGGAACTTTCGGCGCTCCATATAGATACCATTCTATTACTTTCGGATTAAATTCATTTATATATGCATTTACAAAATTCTCTGATACAACATCAATAAACTCATCTTTGTGTTGTAACATATAATTGAGTATCCATTGCTTTTTGCGTTCTTTTATAGCATATCACCTCCAAGGAAAGTTAAATTTAATTGCATCGTTATTTTTTAAAAGTAATTGTATTGAATGTATCAATATCTTCATTCGACTTCAACCATTCCAACTCATAATTCTCTGCTTCTTCTCTTGTATCAAATATGTGCTGATCCGTTGTATAAAAATCAGTCTGTGCTCTATATCCACCCACATAATGAAAAGCTCTTACATTCATCTTTGCCATATCTTCAATACTCATGTTCTTAATCAATTCATAATTCGTCATAATATTTTCTCCTTTCTAATAAGACTTGTTTGTTAAAATTCATCTAATTTATTTCCGTTATTGTCAATCCATGCTTTTGCATCTTTCAATTTATCTCCGATCCATAATCTATCTTTATATTTATTTGCATATACTTCATATGATGCAAGACAAGCACCATTTACTGTGTGAATAGTTATCTTTTTTATTACATATCCTTTATATTCCCTAAAATTGCTATTCATACAATCATGCTCCTTTCTACACTACTTTCTTATCTAATTCATTTCCATACACATTAACATATCCACCATAAGTATTTCCGTTTTCTTCATACCAGAAATACCATTCAGTTTCCGTTACTCTCTTAATATTTACATCAGATGTTTTTGTGTTGTCAATCCATTTCTCAGCTTCTTGGTTTGCAGTTTCTCTATCAGAAAATATCCCAAGCACCCTTGCGTTTGCTTCTGGGTGTTCTCCTTTATTATTAATTACTGTATGTACTATTGTATATAACATGTCATTCACTCTCCAATCTATTTAATTCCAACTTCCTTACACAATTCTAAAAACTCATCCTGGCTAATTTGCATTTCTGGTTTAATAGTTGTCTCATAATAATGAATTGTATCTGCCGCAAGATTATAATTCTTATCAGACTTTGCAAGATCAACCATTGATTCTAATGTAAATTTTACAATACCTATGTATGTCTTCTTGTCTATTTTATCCATATTATTCACTCCAATCTTCTAATAGATCTATTCCAAACCAATCATTTTTTCAAAATACATTGCTGCTTTACCATTTCCACCCTCATGTTTGTATCCAATACATCCAATCAATGCAGAATCCAGAGATAAATATGAATGGTTTGTATCACTGTAGTTAATGTATCCATGATAATATGTTTTCTTATCTCTTTTATCAATATACTCTACAATCTGATATTCTCCAATGCAATGAATCTTAATCACATTGCCCCATGTAAATTCTTTTTCTATCAGTTCCAACTTTTCTTCGTGTGTTGCTTCTCTTACATCATTATCAGTAATTGTATTTAACTCGCTAAAATAACACCGTCCATAATTACACGGATGGAATTTAAAATCATTTTCGCTTTTTACTACTGTTCCAATCTGATTTTTGTATACAACAATGTCTCCATATTTCATATATTTTCGCCTCCATTCTTCCAATGAAGCTATTATTTACAATTATATTTGTTTCAAGCATTCTTCATATGATTGCTTTAAACTAATAAAACTTTCACTATTTCCACCATTATCAGGATGTACTATTTTTAATAATTCCTTATATGCCTTATCTAACTCTTCTTTTGATGGATAATCATATTTAAAACCAAGGTTTTGAAAACACTGGGGAAGCAATGCTTTTTCAGGCAAATATTTCATTCCTGATATCCATACTGAAAAATCATATATGTCACGTTCTGACATTCGTGCCAAATCTTCTAATGTTAATACTAGCTGTGCTAAACAATCCGTTCCATAGATCAGTTTATTTTCTGGTGTTACCTTATGATCAAATTTATAAAATTCTCCCTTATAAGTAAATTTTATATAAGCAGAATCTTTATCCCAATTATATTCATAATTAATTACATGTAATCTTGACATCACCTTATTTAATTTATCAATATAATATTCAATACTTTTATATTGCGGATTTTTTGTAGTAAGTTCTTCAGATAATTTCTGTACATTAACCTTTTCTTCTGAAATAATATTACATTTTCCATCAATTTCTACAATTGTAAACCCTGAACGGCTATTTATATTTACACATTCTTTTATTATTTTTTGTAAATGTGTTTTTGCATTTTTAGCAGTTTTAAACTTTTGTGCTGCTTCTATATCAGACGAAACAACATATTTTTCATTGTAACGCTGTCTCATTCTGCAATAATATTTTTCTTCTTTTTTCGTTTGACAAATATCTTTTATATAGTCTATTTTTATTATAAATTTTGTATTCATGACATATTACTCCTTAACATTGACATTATAAAAGATTATAACAAAATCATAACTCTTACACAATATCATTCAACAACTCAATCACCTCATCAAGTTTCTCACTCGCTTCTTCCATACTATCAATTGCATCTTCAGAACACATCCCTCTATAACTGCTCTGCAATCCTTCGGGCATGTTGTCAAATGCGTCCTGTTCTTCATTTAATATAGAAGATAACTCACTTGAAACTTTCTTCAAATCGGTTTTAATCAAATCAATTTGAGTTTTGAGTTGCCTTATCTTTTCTCTTCTCTGTTTATTCATTACCTATCACCCCATAATGCATGGACTACATCATAATCACTTGGCATACATGTACATGTCAAAGCTCCAAAATTTAACTTATTAAATTCTTCTTTTGTAATTTCAATTCCCATATCGCCATCAACAGTCGTATTATAATCAAGCTTTCCTTGACATTCTGGACGGAAATACCATACTCTATAGAACTCTTTGCCAGTCTTTTGATTCTTCCCACTAAACAAACAGGTAATTGTTCTGCCTGTGCTGATTTCAGTTGTAACAGTTTTTCCGAAATATGGATTGTATTGACTATATACATTTTTCCCGTATTTTAGATTTTCCTGTTTATCATGTTCACTCATCGCAAATAACTGCTGTGTACCTCTTCCATAAGAAGTGTCGTACACCTTGCTGCTATTCACACCAACTGTAGAATATAATTTAACTCCGTTCCTGTCTGTTGTTTCAACCCTCTTTACTTGCTCTCCATTGATGTAATCATTACAAAGTCTATCCATATAATGAACATTTCCGTTTTCATCAACTGTACGAGTAGTTTTCTTCATATCATAATTGTCATACGCTGCCTTTGCAGCACTTCCTGTATACATTCCTAAAAACGCTAACAGTCCACCGAACATATTCATCAACCACCTTTCTCTTTTATATTATTTTCTCCACTTTTCCATTTCGTCAACCGACTTCTTGTTTAAGTTATTATACATATCTTGTCTCTTACGAGATTCTTTCTTTTTGTTTGCCTTCCAAGGAAGATAAATACATACATATCCTGCAATCAAACATCCGATTAACTGTGCCATAATAACCACCTCTTTTCTTTCCACTTGTGTTCTGTTATACTATTCTTTATCGGAGGAACTAATCATGATAAAAGAATTTATAACAGATGTTTGCGAACTGCTTGAAATAAAAGTGCCAAAAATTTCATATGACACTATTCATTTCGTTACTAAAACAACATTAGCTCAATGCGAACCAGTAACTAATACAATTTACCTTAATAAAGTAGATAAACTAAATCCAGATTATGTATTTTCCATTGCTCATGAACTTCGTCATATTTATCAATATCAAACTGATAAGGAATTTTATTTATCAGGATATAAACCATCTAACAAATGTTCATCAGTTGAAGAATATAATCTTCAAATTGCTGAAGTAGATGCTAATGCATTTGCCTCTATTGTTATGACCGATTTCTTTTCGATAAAACCACAATGGAACGGATTATCTAATAAGGTCATTAATGAAATAAATAAAAGAATTAATATAATAATTCACGAATTAAACAACTAATTCTCTGCTCCATTTCATCATATGAACATACTTCGTTGGATTCAAAATCTGGCATTAAGACATAATCATTAAATTCGTTTGCTTCGATATCCCAATTACCACCAGATGCAAAACATAAATCTCCATTTGCTCTAATACCTAAGCCATCAAGCTTCATTTGAGACTCAACCAGATCTAAGATATAATCTAATAAATGCTTGCCGCTTGGTAATTCATAATTACCTTTTCTTTTATCAATTTTCCAACAACTACGCAATTTAATAATTTTCTTAAAATTTTCACGTTTCATATAATTACCACCTTTCAACTATCAAAATTTTTATAATAATAAAATAGAATTGCCATTATTGACAATTCTACTTCTCATTTATTATTTCTCAGCAAATATTGGTTCACATTAATTAACTCTTATTCATCCCAATATTCTGTTTACTGCTTTATTAATTTCCATAATTTCTGCCGTTGTACAATACCGTAAATATCGACCGATTTCCGTTTTCTGTTTATGATAGACCCGATCAAGATTTTCGAGCTGCATCAATAATACAATATCATCTGTTATATTGCGTTCTGCTTTAGATACAACCACCATTTCCGTTCCATCACATCCATATACCTCATAAGGATTAATAATCTCCATTTGTTCTCCTATATTTTCCATTTACTATCTTTGTCGTAACCACCAGATACCATCTTACTTTTTATCTGTGATGGGCTTTTACCAGCATCCATAGCCATTTTTCCGATTGACACCTTATCAAGATCATAGCTATTTACTTTTGCCTCAATGTATATCTTGCGTCCTACACAAATAAGAGCGATTGTAATGATTAATGCTAAACTGTCCATATCATCATCTCCTTTTAACAATCTTACAGTTCGATAGAAAATTCAGAATACAATAAATCTTCAAAATCTGGATCTTCTTTGACGTATGCTTTTAAAAAATCTTCTGGCGTACATGGCGCAAGCGCACGATGTAATTTTTCTCTAATCTCATCATTCATATAAACAGCAATATCATCAAGTAATTCCTGTGTTAATTCAAAATCTTCACCAAATCTTTTCATATTCTTCTTTCCTTTCTTTATATATAGTTTTATATACTACGTTCCACGATGTATCTATTAAAAAATGTCTTGATAATAAATTAATCTTTACATTCCAATATGTGTCTATTAAACTATTAGTTAAAAAATTATAAATATTTTCTTGTCTTTAACTGATTCTGTAATGTTAATAATGTCTTGACCATGATTTTCTGCTTTTCATCTTTGCTTACATTTGCATCATCTTCAGTCAACTTCAACAAATCATCTGGTGCATTTAATGATGTCCCATTATAAATCATTAATGTATAATTCAGAAAATCATTCACATCACGTCTTTCTGAAGCGTTTAATGCTTTCATATACCAGCCCTTGCATTTTGTCATTGCATCAACTTCCATTTATCTCCCTCCTTTCTCTTATATATGTAATTATTATACCATACTAGGCGACTCTTTCCCATCCCTGTTCTACAATTTCTGCGTCCAGATCAGAATTATTAATATTCTCGCCGTTATAATACTGATAAAAACTTATCATATCAACCATGTTTCCATCGTTATCATATAACTCATAGTATGTATCTGCTACCCTATCGGATTTACTAGCTGCAACTTCGTCTGCTCCGATAGTATTAATATAGCCGTTGTTATGTACATAATTTTCCGCATCTGCGTATTCCATATTATTTAATACTGTAATATCTACCATAAAAATTCCTCCTTAATAATAAAACCTGCGAGTAATTGTTACCCACAGGTTATTAACTACATTATTTCATTGATTGCTGACTAATTCCTTCTCCATAGATTTCGCTTTGCATATCAACTATACCTCGCACATATTGTCCAAGCTCCTGATCCGTACAAGGTTCTAACATGTTTCTTACCTTTCTTCTGATTAGTCTATATGCAAGTGTTTCATTCTTCGTTTCTGTTATATTAATATTCATTTCCATTACATCACCTCCAAATAAATTTCCGTTTCATGTTAATCAATAAATTCTGAAAAATGTGCTAACTTTAATGTTCCTATTTCTATTTCTACATTGCCAGACGGCAGATATACATGAGTATACCAATCTTCACCATCAAAAAATTTTGTTTTGCAATGATAAACTGTTCCTATTTTAATCTGTTCTGGTTGTGTTTCTCTTATAGATACGCATTGCATCCAGCAATCAAAAGATGAATCATAAAGTAATCCCATTCTAGTTTCCCTCTCTTTCTTCCAAGTAAATCATCGTTTCATTCTACTTTCATACTCGTCTATTTCTTCAATAAGTTCTCTTTTCGTGTGACAGGAATAATCCGCACACCCTGTTTCCATATTAATTGCTTGCCACCATATACAATGATCTGGATGATGATATCCACAATTTAACAATTCATATCCTTTATATTCATACCTGCCAGCATGAATCCGTTTTGCTTTAACCATCTGACTACCTCATTCTGTTAAAATATATCCGTTTTCTAACATTTCCTTGATTACTGCCTGTGCATATTCATCGGTCTTTGCATCTTCATCAATATATTCAACTGTACCGGCAGCCAAATCTAATTTTGCAATGACCGTACCCTCTTCACTATCATTATGTGTTTTCCATGCATCGACCATATACTTCTCTTCCTCTTCATTGAAGAAGTCACATCTGATATCTTTCCATTTACTCATATAATCTACCTCCGTTCTTCACAGTAAATCCTCATTTCATGTTATTTGTTTTCACTATTTAAAGCATCTATAAGACCTTTCCCATTCTTCATACTAGATAATTTTAATTCTACATCAGCTATCGTACTAGCAGAAACCATTTTAACAAACTCAAATGATACTTGCCCGTTATTGTTCTCTGCTACTACTTCAAGTCCATGAATTAATGCTTCTAATCCAGCTTTCATGCCACCTAAGAAAGCTAATTGAATATTATTATCAATTTTTTCCATGCCTGCCTCCATTGAAAACTCTAGTTTCATACTTTGCATTCTCTATATTCTTTTTCAGTTAATAGTCCTTCAGTGCACATATTTTCAAGCGTTCTATATACAGCATTAGCTCTCCAACTTGCATATGAAAAACCATCAAACTCTCCAATAAGTGCATCTCTGTTTTCTTCACTTTGTTTTTGTAATTTTTCTGCTAATATGAAATTACGAAAGAAATATGCTTTATACATAGCTGCTTTAATTCTAAGATTCTCAATTTCATATTCCTGAGAAACTAATTTCTCTTGAGCTTCTAATAACTGTAACCCCATATTCCCTAATGAGTTTCTTTCAATTCTGTTTCCAAAATAAGTATAATTCATGTTTTTCACTCCATTTTTCTAAAGAATCTCTTGATTTATCTCCAAAATTTAATCATCATTCCATCTTTCCAATTAACAAAACCTACATGATAATTATGTCTCTTTGCAATATCTAATAGTTTAATATTAGTTTTGCTGTCATATGGTTCTAAATAAAAACAACTCTGTGTCGCTTTTTGAACATCTCTATACAAAATGTCTGATGGATTACATTCTTTACATTCTCCACAATTATGTAACAGTAAACAAATATCTGATAAAATATCTTTATGTGAATTTTTCTTTTGTTTTTCAATATATTCTGTAAAATCCATATATCATCACTCCATTTCTATATTCATTCATCGACTTCAACTACATCAGGATTATCACTAAGCCATGAATCTTTCTCTGCAATTTCTTTTCGTGTTCCTCTGATTGAACAACCCTCTGTATCATGTTTACTAAGAATATTCCAGATTTTATTTTCTTCCTCTTCTGTAAGATAAAATCCATCCCAGTAACCAAAATCATTATCTCCATGTTTTATTACAATTCCTACGATTCTATTCATATTAATTACTCTCCTTTCAAATTAGGACATAAACCAAGACCACCATCAATTTCTGGTACTCTTCTATATGCTCCTCTGTGTGGACATTCTTCTCTTTCACACTCTGAGCAATAACATTTTTGATATTCTTCATAGCTCATTTTCCAATTTGTTTCTGCAAACCTTTCTCTTGTCATCATAATTCCTACACCTCCAATGCTTTCTGTACTTTTTCATTAAATTCACCATACATTGATTTCCATTTCTTAATAATCTCTTCTGTTGGTTCACCAATAAGATTGTATCTTTCCTGTCTGTAATGCTCTGGATTATCAGTATGAACTTCTTCTACATATACTGCATTTCCCATTTTGCTTGCATCACATCCAAAACCACCTGTTGCAATCACAAGCTGATACTTTGCTTCTCTAAATTCTGGTTTGAAAAAATCTGGTTTAATTACTACCAACTTACCTTCAATGTTGTCACTTAATGGTTTACATTCGCTTTTATCAATTATTGTTTTCATGTTTGCTACCTCGCTTTCTTTTCAAGAATCAGTTCTTTCAATTGGGTTTAAATTTCTACAAATACACAATATTGTTTATTATCATTCATATATCTTTTTAAATCCTTTTCTGTTCCATTTCCTGCTTTAAATGCATTTTTAACTCTTTCTTTTGTCCATTCCATAAAATATCCATCTTTAATCGCTTTTTTTCTTGATTCTTTTGTATCTCCACCATATACTTCATTTAATATTTTCTTGCTTATTTCACATATCATTATCAATCACCTCATTTTAATCTTCATAAAAACTACGTTTCGCTTGCATTAATTCACCATATCTCGCTTCTGATAATATCTGCCATCTACCTAAACTATGATCCGATCTCACATTCTTTGTGAATTTTCTAACGTCATCCCAAAATGTTTCCATATTGTGCAATGTATTCAATTTCTTAATTTTTGCATAATCTGCATTTTCCATAACATAAGTTTCTATCATATCAATCAACCTCACTTTCATAAGCACTAATATCAATTCTACTCAACTTAAAATTCAAATTCTTGCTCCAATTTAACTCACCTGATTTCACAGGTAAATCATTATCACTATAATAACCATATATATTTGCTTTATATACATTCCATCTTGCACCATCTACATGTAGCACCGAATAAATCAGCTTGTCATTTTTATAGAAGTCATAGCAGCTACAATCAATATCAAGATAATATTTATATCCGTTTTCATCCTCTGTGTTGATTGCAAAATCTTCTCTGTTCATCCGTGATATTCTTGATTTACCTATTAGTTCTGCTTTTATCTCGTCTGGAATATCTTCGATCTTGTCCAACATGCTTGAATCAATGAACACAGACTTCTTTTCTTTTCGTTCATACAAATTCGGGAACTTCTTTCTAAACCGTGCTGCTGTTCCGCAAATATATTCATATCCGTTCATTTTACATTCTCCTTCCAATAAATAAGACAGACACATTTGTTTGCGTCTGCCTTATTATTCTCTGTATTACTCTTCTTTGACTTCTAAAATCTCGTATTCAACATCGTCATTGTCAAGTCCGTAAATTCGCTTACATTCTTCAACAGATGATACTGTACAGCTTTGTGTTCTCCATTCCCAATTACTCATTGCATCTTTATATCTAAATTTTATATTAAGCATTTGCATTTTCCTCCTTTGGTGTGATTAAACTCATAAGATTCTTTCTAATATAGCCACAGAAAGCATCAATACTTCCATTTCCAATAGTCCAACAACTATCCTCGTCATAGTTCCAATGAATAATTACTTCATGCCCTGCTGTGATATTAGGTAAATCAACATCTTCCTTTCTCGCATACGAACTCTTTGAAAGAGCTTTGAGATATACATATCTTCTGATATTCTCGATATCTCTTTCTGTTTCTGCATTGAAAATCTCTACCAGATATTCCTCAGAACATTCATCATAAATATCATATTCAGAAGCTCCATTTTTCTTATTATTAAGTCTCTTTAACTCTTTGCTGATTGCAAACAGTGCTGATTCCTCATACTTTTTGCACTCTTCTTCGCTTCTAAATACTGTGCCATCCTCTGCGATGTACTCTGTTCTTACTAACTTCTCAATTGTTTCTGTTTTTCTTACTTCATTTACTCTCATAGTTTTAATCTCCTTTTCTCTGTATTATTCAAAATCTACATCATCATCTACAACCTGTGTATCATCGGGATCTGACCAATCAAATTCTCCATCGCTCATATTCTCTGCTTTTTCAATGGCTTCGTTTTCCGTCTCAGCTTCTATAACTGCATATCCATATTTAACTACCATTACTCTCATTTTAGCCATAATATCACCTTGCCTTTCACTGTAAATTACAATTTCCTTTGACTATATATATTCAACAATATCCGTGTTCGTATTTCTAATTTTACCTTCTAATATATAATCAGATTTCTCTCTGCCACTCTTACAGTTTCTGTAATAATTCAGCAACATTACAAGCTCACCATCAGGAATATTGTAACTATATTCAATACCTCCCTTACTGTCACAATGAATAACTTCTATACCTTGTGATTTATTCTCTAATACAATCTTACATCCATTGTTTACTTCAATTTCTCTCATACTAGACCTCCTTATACCCATGCTGGCTTTACTTTAGTTTCTGGTAAACTTTCCAGCCACTCAATTATATCCTGTGGTACTTCTTCCATCTTCCAAGCAGTTCCGTATTTATAGCCGCACACTGGACATTCTCTACCAATAAAACCGAGTTTGTGATCTTTATATGAAATCCAACCTCTTGTCTTATATTCTGTATTTGAATGTCCTAAACAATCTTTCTCTTTTAATTCGTATGCTTCTCCATAAGTGACTTCTTCACCATCATAAACATCAATAGAATATTCCATATTTGCATATGTTGTTTCCTCTTTAGTTGGATAAAATGGTTCTCCATTTTTCAAACATTCCAATGCTCTTTTCTTTGCGTTATCTTTTTTCTGACAAGCTTCTTTTGTTAAAGTCCATTTTTCAATTTTAACTTTATCCTGAGTGTGTTCTGTCCATCCAAGTTCTCTCATGTGTTCACAATAAGGACGCATATCATTCAAATGCCATCTATCCCAAATATCACATAATTTGTTAAGCATTTCCATTGTCCACTCATCTGTTGGTGAACCATTTCTGATTTCATCAACACACTGACCAGCAGAGCCAAGACAATCTCCATTTGATAATGGCGCAACTACACCACTCATGCTTAATTTTGAATCTTTATATTCAATTCTCACAAATGCATTTCTATCTACTTCGTTTCCTGTTCTTGTGTAAACCTTACATTTACATGGATTAATGATTTTATACATAATTACGCCTCCTTAATTTCTTTCAACATACTGTCGATACACAACATTAAATTTTCTTCCATATTTTCTTTAACCATTTCCAGATGTTCGTTTACCTGTTTTCTGATTTCTTTTTCTGTTACATTATGACCGTAATTTGCAATCACTTCGTCTATAATTTGCCTATATGTAAAACCTAAAAGTAAGTCCTCATTTTCATGTATTGGCAAATTGTAAGTAAACTCTTTTCCATTCCGTGAATCCGTTTCAGGATCATATAACCATTTACTCATAATTCGTTTCCTCCTTAATTTATGCAATCTCTAAACTGTTCCACCATGCTTTGCCTCCACCTTCAATTCCATAAAAACCAATAAAAGCATTGATATGTCTCATTGTCGTTGCGGAATACCCATTCCACAATCTCTGAAAAACTCCATTATGTATTCTGCAAACGACTGTATTGTAGCTTGTCAGCTCAATGTCTCCATTGTCTAACTCTGTTACTTTCGCTTTTCCGTAAAATGATTTTCGTATATCATTTACTACAGGTAAATCAAATTGTTTCATGTTCATTCCTCGCTTTCTTGTAATAAAATAGGCAGTTAGTAGATTATTCTCCTAACTGCCTTTGTGGTTGCTATAAATTTATCGCATTTCCGTTCTCATCATATTCAATCGGTGCAATGTGAACTGCATACCCGATTTCTTTTTCTTTATCATAAATTTCCATTGTACCACCTGCACAAAATTCAAATGAGAACCGCTTGTCATCCGATTCAAGTAATTTAATCAAATGATCTGTAAGTTCGTTTAAGTTCCGTGCATCTTCTTTTGACTTTTCAATGCTTGTCATTTTCGCTTTGCTCCACTCCTTATCTAATTTCTTCAAAAGGTTTTATATTTTTGATTCGTTCATCATAAATCAACGTGTAGCCATTATAAGAGAATCTTTCTCTTTCATTTGGTTTCGTCCATGTAATTGTTTCTATTCCCAGACCATCATAAAGAGAAGTTTTAATATCTGCCTTTGTTATTCCATTTGATTCATAAATCCGTACTGCTATTGCATAAGGTTTGTTTTCCATTGATTTTTACCCCCAATCTTATAAAGAATCTTAGTTTCAACTACTACAGATAATTCCACTGCTCATTATCTAACGTAATACCTACTGCTACTACGTCAGCATTTACATGCATTTCTCTTACCTTCTTAGCTGCTTCATGCGGAGTGATAGCATTATCAATGACATCAACAAACTCTCTGCCCTCTCTTAACCACACAACTAAATATCTATCCATAATTTGCTCCTTTCACTTGAAATGTGAATTTAATTGTCTTGTCTAAACTAGAAATCCAAGTCTGAACAATTTTCACATGTTCTTCCTTTATCGCTTAAGCAAACAAGTTCTGTATATTTTCCACAGCAATCGCAATATCCAAGAAGACTATTTCTTGTCCATTTTCCATTGATTTTGACGTATCTGTGTTTATAATTCTGCATGATTTCAGGGATTTTATCAGAATATATAACAACTCTTGCACCTGAATGAACACTTGTATTTGATTCTACAAACACAACCTTCTTTCCTTGTGATAAAATTTCATTTTGTCGCTTTTCTAATTTATCGTAAAAATCAAGTGAAGTAAAACCATAAATGATTTCCTTATTTGATTCGCAACCATCATATAGATTCATAATGTCCTCCTATCTTCCAATGAAACACGCATTTCAAATACTATCATTACTATCAGTTGCGTTGGCAACTTTGTTTTTGAAATCTTCTAATGCCTTATTACATCTTGAATTATCATTCATTTCAGAAATTTCGCTTTTAATATAATTCCAACTACTTTCCGCTGATTCCATCAACTCATAAACTTTAGCAGCTTTTTCATATGTGAATCCCGCTTTCAGTTCTTTCAGTGCTGAAAATAACTCATTGATATTATAGATAGTTGCTCCTGCCTTGCATTCATTTGCAAAGCATCTATCAGAGCACTCAATTTTTTCTAATGCCATAATCTCCTGTACAAGTTCTTCTTTTGACTTTTTGCTGTATTCTGTCACCATTCTGTCATACATCCATTTATACATAACTTTTACCTACCTTTCACTATGAAATATCCATTTATTCTCTTTTATTTTCTGTTCCGTTTTCTATTGCAATGTTTTCCTGCGTGGAGGCACTGAAAATCATATACTGCCTTTCTGTTCTTTTTCTGCATTACATTCTCTAACGCTATATGTTTAATTTGTTCATAATCTGGATTCATAAAATAACCATTCTTTCTTTCTGCTTTAATATCCCTTTACATGTCCGTAGCAACATAATATACATAAGAAACTATATACAATCATGTATAATATGTAATCTGGTGAACCATCAAAACACCATTTTGATATAAATATCATTGGCACGATGGTAAGCAATGTCCAATTTGCACGTAATAACCAGATTAATTTCCGTTTGATGATTGCCTTCCTTTTTGCCTTTTTACGAGCCTGTTTCTTCTTATATATATGTACTGCTTCCTGATATGTATATAACCGTACTGTATTTTCCATTTCTGTTTTCCTCCTATATTAAGTCGTATTCCTTCATCAATCGTTCTGCCACCATCCGATTGAGATCTTTGTTAATTGTAATTCTCTTATGCGTTTCTGTATTTATGTATGTAAAATGGCTTCCGTGACTTCGCAAATATCTGAACCCATTCCGTTTAAGAATAGGTTCAAAATCACGCATCTGTTTTGTCTTTCTATACATAGATCCCATAAATATCACTCCCTTCTGTTGTTTATTCTCTTTTACATTGCCTGTATTTTTCTTGTTTTACGCTTTGGTTTTTCCTGTTTAAATGGGTTCTCCATCTCATATCTCACAATGTCTGATAAATAATCAAATATCTGCGCTTGTGTTTTATCCATAATATTATCCACGAAGAACTCTGTTCCTTTACATCTTTCAATTAACGCCTGTTCCATTTCATCTGTTCTACCTTCGCAATAAGCATATAATGCCTTTAATGCACGAATTATCTTCGCTGTATATGCCTTTCCATTATAACTATCTGCATATCCATTCCAACCGAGTTTTCCAAGTAATACAAGCATTGCATTCAATAATTCAGGATTTGTCTTTGATAATTTAACACCATCTGAGATAGATGTAAGCGTCCCTACTGTGTTTTCATTATCATCATCTCCCTTTATTGCAACATTATTTCTGTGACAAATTTCCTGTAATTTAACATAATCTATTTTGCCGCCTGCAATAGCTGCTTTATAAATGTCCATTGGCTGCATTTTTGCTCTATCTTGGGATTGATTAATAAACAAATCAATCGCTTCTTCAAGCGAACATTCCATGATTTCTACGACAACAGCATCCATTTTTGCTTTAAATGCGCCATATATTCTGTGCTGACCATCAATAACATACAGTCTGCCTTTGTGGAACAGTACCTTCGGAACATCCCATTTATACTTGTTATATGTGTTTCCGATTGTGTATGCTCTAGCAAGCTTTAATCTTCTCTGCCATTCAGGAATGTGGATATACATTGGATCTACTACAAGCTGAAGCTTGTCTCCGATCATGGAGTTTCGCTTTGCATCCTTAATCATCCGTGAAATATAATCGGTTTCCATTTTTCCAGTAAAACCTTCTTTATTCCGTAATTCCTGCATTTCCATTTCTGCCTCTTTTGCTGTTAAATAAACTCTCTTACACATAATATTCACCTTTTTAACCTTTCTTTTAATTAAAATAGCGACTACTTAATTGCAGTCGCTTAAAATAATTTTGCCTTTAGTTTTCACTTTCTCGACATTTACATTCTTTTATGCAGACATAATCATTGGTTTAAGCCGTGAATATGCTCTGTCATATTTCCATGAATCTTCTATCTTTCCGCTTGGAACAGATAAATTGTCTACCTGTTTAATAATTTCTTTTGCCTTTGATGTGTTTAAGCAAAAATCATTTGCTAACACCATGATTTCTCTTGCCCAGTTTGCCATAATTGTTTCCTCCTTATTATTCGCTCTTGTAATTTGCATTTGAATCGTTTATAATTTGTGTGCAACACAAATATGTTTTATTCAATTCATTTTGTGTTCTTGGGATTGAGGCAGACCGAAATAGTCTGCCTTTTACTATGTAATAACTACATTTGCCTTTAAATCTGCATCCGTAGTTGTGTGAGTTATAATCGAACTCACTATCCGTACACAGATTTATTCTGCGTATGTAATTGTAAACCCTGCATATTCTGCCTTGCGGATCTGATCGGTAGACATCTTTTCTGTGCCTACATACATTCCCTTCCATACTACGTTTACCTTTGCCATTTTAATCAACTCTCCTTTTTTGTTTTATTTTGTGCTAATAGTATGCACTAAAAAAGACAGAGTATTTTTTTTACTCTGCCTTTTTGACTGAATACTATTTATTTTTTTGGGTATAAAAATAGCACCCTATTTGATAATGGGTGCTTGTGTGTGTTTATGACGCATTATTATTTGCCTTGTAATTGCTTTTTCTTTGCCTCAAGTTCTGCTATTTGTGCTTCGATTGAGGCAATTTCTTCATTTGCCTTGTTATATTCTTCATCAGGTATCCATTCCATAATTTCTGAAGGTTGGACATGGAGATATTCGCAGACTTTATTTAGACTTTCTGTTGATATTGGTCTATTTTGCGAAAATTTTTGTGGCGTATTTGCTGCTATTCCAGATTTACATAAATCTTTCCAAGCCATTTTTCTATCTTTTAATAAAGTGGCGAGTTTTGAATATACAATCATGTTTTCCCTCCTTTAGTTATTTTACATCGTACCACTTTATAAAGTGTTTGTCAATGCATAATTATTTTTCAATTACTAATTTTTCGCAATCATCAATTAAAATTCTGATAGCTTCAAACTGCATTTTTACCAATTCATCTGTTGGTAATTTACCTTCTGCAATTCTGGCTAAATCTCTGTTGATTGCATTAACATTTGCATCAAATTTTTTCTTGTTTTCGTTATTCATAATTGTTATACCTCCGTTTCTCTTAATTATAACATCGTCTAAAATCGTGTAAAGGATTACTTGAGCATTCATAATCAGTAATACTTCCGTTATAAATGCGTGATCCACCTCCACCACCTTTATGTCTACGATCATGATCCATCATGCTTTTATAATTTGCCTTGTATGCTTTACGAGTTCTATTATTAGTATGGGCATGAAAATAATCCCACATCATTTCCGTATATTTGTTCTTTGTATATGTACGAACCCATTTCTTTTCGGTTGGCAGCCATACAGTTAGTTCTAAATTATATTTGCGTGAATGATTAAATTTATTACATACAAGTATCATTTTATTGTCAAGTTGCAGAATAATAGAACCCATACGAAATTCTTTATTATGCAAGACTTCCGTGTTAAGTGCTTTATAAATTTGCATAATTATTTTACCTCCTTATATTTACGTTGTATTAAAATGTATACTATTGAAAGGGCAAAGTTTAAGCCTTGCCCTTTCATACTATACATTTTGAGTTGCATTATGCGAAGTAATGCTTGATTACAATGTTGCTGATAGTACTTGCAAGTCCTGAATAATCATATGTTACTTCTTGCGTTTTCTTATTCTTCTTAGCCTTTACAAGTGTATTAATCTGACGCTTCTTGAATGTTACTTTTCCGTCATCGTCTGTATCGAACTTGTTAGAAAATCCACGCACATAGCAATCATTAAGTAACTTTTTATCTTCCGCTGTCAGCTTTACTCTTGTCTTGTCTGTATATGGTGTCTCAAAAGGCAGGCTAAAAGTTGTCTTGATAATTGTTTCAAGTTCCTGCGAAGCCTTCTTATATGCTTCCTTGACATCGTTAGTCATAGACAACTTACCGTTCTCATTGGCTTTACTTGTGATATGAATAGTCTCAAGTGCTTCATAGAGTGCAGGACTTTTGAAGGCTGGGATGATAGCATACTTTACAAGTTTAGAATCGTTCCATGTGGCTAATACTCGTAAGACAGTACGCACTACATCCTTATTATTGCCAAAATGATCCTTGTTTTTCTCAGACATGGCAGATACAACCTTGTTATAAATATTGAGAGTCTGAGCCTGTGACTCTTCGCATTTAGTCCGTGCATTCTTATTGTCGGCAATAGTCGCATTGATACCGTCAAGTTTCTTCTGTTTAGTGCCTGCTTCATCATCCCCGTTGTCGTCAATATCCTTCTGAATAGATGAAGCCTGCTTCTCTAACCGTGAAATAGAGTCATTGAGAGACTCAATGTTCATTCCTGCTAATTCGTGATTGATTGCCTGCATAAACTCGTTTTTGAGTGCTTCGTTGATAGTTGCTGAATAGAAATTGATTGATAATGTTGTCATAATTACTCCTTCTCCTATTTTACGCATAGGTGCAATATAATATTTTGTGTAATAAAAAAGGACTATTCATACTTTGAATAGTCCCATAACCTATGTTTTTTTATGTCGAATCGTAGGTACTCCGCTATAGCGTATTATTTAAAAGCCTCACTATAGGGCTTTATGGTCTTTGTGTAGTTGTTTATTGTGTGTCCACCACGCTCACACTTTGAGAATGGATTTTATAAGGAACTTCATTTTTACCGTGGGATCATCCACGTAACCTAACCATTTTTAACGCATAAACTCTGGCATTGAAGCCATAAATAATATATCATATGTATTATTTTAATACAATAGTGCTATCATTATTAATTTTTGATACTTCGCTAGGTGTCAATTCCTGACTTCCTACATAGTTACCATTAACATATACTTTATACATTTTCATAATAAACGACCTTCTTTCATCTATTTTAATGTGTTGTGCACACTATGAAAGGCTGGATACTAGAGCTAATGTTACAATGACGCAAACTATCTATATTATTATTTTTATCCTAAAAAGTAGGCTCTTTATAGTGCATTCCAATGTTTTTTAGATAGATTTATTCCAGCCTTTTTACTATGTACAACTTTTTATAGCCACATAAGGGAGTTATATATTTTTACAAGTATTTTTATATTGCAGGCATTACCCTACTAAAATAAAAATAACCGGAGGTGTTACCCTTTATCCGGTTAAAAATATATAACTATTATGCTTTTATCTTTTCGGTGCTATTAGCTTGGTTATCGACTTCACACCGTCAACCGTGCTATTATCGGTTGAGATTTTTATTTCATACAAGGTTTTTCACCCCTGTCATTCCTACTCTCTCGCGTCATTGACCACACCTAGAATATAATCTAGCGATTGAGCGGTTAACTTATAGCTTTTCTGCTATCTTCCAGACGTTGCCGGCTGGGTGAGGACACTAAACGAAAATGTTTAGTTATGATTGCTAGTCAAGTCACTGTCCTATAGGTTTTTACGGGTTAAACCTTATAACCACTTTTATTCAATTTGTATAGCGTCAAACTCAATGAGTGACTACGCTAGAATCTTATAACCTGCTATAGTCTTTTCTTGAAACGTCTAGGACTATTCCAGAGTACCTATAGAAAAGATATAAAATTGTTTTTTCCTGTTGTGGGATTGTAATTGATAATTAGAATTGATATAATAGACTTGTGACGGTGCTAGAATATCTTTTCTAGTTATCAACTGGGCTTTACTTGTTAGAATAATCTTCCAAGTATGCTATAATATCCTTTATGGATTTTATAGCCTGCTGAGTGTTACCATTCAGTAGAAGCCCTATTACAATTTTTAATTCTTGAATTATGAATTTTTCAATTATTACATCACCTCTTTTCGTTGTATTTATAATACCACTTTTTAAAGTGGTTGTCAACATTTTATTAGAAAAATCTTTAAAAACTTTATAAAGTTGTTTTTCGTCTGTTGATATTATGTATATTATCACCTTATAAAGTGATTGTCAATAATAAATTTTAAAAATGACGATAAAATTATAATTCAAACACTTGTTCGAGTTTGTTCTGCTCTGAGAGTCCAGGATGATTTTATAAAACGTTTGTTCTATTGAGATTCTGCGGAAAAATATAGAAATACCGTATCTTTAAGGGTATAGGGGGTAGCAAAAACTGAAACGGCAGCTTGTCTTTTCTGAAATCCATATAGCTGATTCATCTACATACCAACTCAAAAATCCATCCTCTCTCTAATCATCAAAATCCCCAATAAAAATCAAGCAAAATCCCAAATTCCACCCATTAAAGCCCTTTATCGTACCCCATATCGTAAAACCCTATTAAAATCAAGCATTCCAGCCACTTTACAACCCAAAATCAAACTCCTATCTCACCAAAAATCCAACCACAAATTCAAAATCTTCCTTATTTATAAGCACTTTCACCGATAACGATTTTCTCAGTAAAATTCCAAATCATATAATCCCCATATAGGGGGCTACCATAAAACTACACACAAAACTATTAAGACAGTAATTGCGCTGTCTTATTTTTATTTAAAACATAATTACTTGACTAATTCGTATCAAATCGACTCTATCAACAAAGATATAAAAATAAAAATTTACCCTCAAAATGATCGATTCAGTTCCCATAACTCCATATAAAGAATGTAATGGTACACGCCAGTATAAAAATAGTCCATTTGATAAGGGACGGTATTTTCGCAGCGTAACAAGAAAATAATTTTGGGTAGATAACTAATAACAAACCAATACCAAAAGAGAGAATAATACATCAAAGGAGGAATCAAATATGATACAAGAAAACGAAATACCAAAATATCTCAAATCAACAGAAAGCAATATCTCAAAGAGCAACCGTAAATCAAAACACAAACATCAATATGAGGAATGTTTAATTCAATACCAATTTTCATTTGCAGGGAAAAATAACATACAGACACAATTATGTAGCTATTGTACTATCTGTGGAAAGATAGGTGATAGATTAAAAGATAGCATTGTAAAAGATTATATAAAATCAGAATCGCATAATAGAAGAACAATCTACTCTGTTATGTCAGGAATAGAATTATATGAAAAATATCATAATAATATGCCAGTATTCTTTGTGAAAGATATTTTTAAAGAGAAATATGTTGATTTGGAACAGAATTGCAATCCAAAAGGAGAATAAAACTATAGTATATCTCACATATCAAAAATGAAGAATCATTAACCAACAACAATCAATTAAAAGAAAGAAGGAATTATTATAATCGGAGTATATTCTATAACAAATTTAAAAACTAATAAATTATATATTGGAGAAAGCCTTGATATTGATAAAAGATGGATTAACCATAAAAATGATCTTTTAAATAATCAACACGCCAATTATTATCTTCAACAAGATTTTAATAAGTTTGGGAAGGCATTTTTTAAATTTGAAGTTCTACAAGAAGTTGAAAGAGATAGTATCACTATTACTCAATCAAAATTATTGATGTTGGAAAATGCTTATATAGAAAAATATAAAAAAGAAAATTATGAATTGTATAACATAGAAAATACGTTGGAAGATGTTTTATCAAATAAAAGAAATTTATTGATCTGCGAAGAAATTGCAAATTATGTTGTAGTGTCTCAATTTTTAAAAAATAAATATGTATATGATTATACGAATAAAAGATTTAATTATTGTCAAAGAGATACAATTGAAAATTTAATATTATCTAATTCTTTAATCAAAGGGAAAGAAAAGGCAAAGCAAGTTGCAAGTATAATATTAAAAGAGTTAATTGATCAGAATCTATATGAAAACTTTATAGTTGAAAACACTTACTCTATTTATCTATATCATAAAATTCAAGAACGCAAAATCATAGAAATTAATTCTAAAGGTCGAGAATATATATTAAGTCATTATGACTTTAATTCATTTTTATTAAGAAAAAGAACTTCTGAATCTAAAATTCATATACAACAATATCCATCTGAAAAGAAAATTAAACCAGAAGATCAAAATAAAATACAGGATGTTTGGCATGAACTTAAAGAGAAACATATTCTGCCACCAGAAAATAAATATAATGATTTTCGAGATATGCTTATAAAATTAAATTTAATCATTATTGATAATAATAAGAGAACAAGAGCGACTGAATTTGCAATAAAAAATAAATATTTTCTAGTTGTTAAGTATAATAAAGCTAAAGACATTTATCAGTATGTTATATCTCACGATGGTTTAAAATACATTTCAGCTAATATACAATAAACGTTTTTAATTTACAGAGTAATTTGTGAAACAAATTGCGCTGTAAATAGTCTGTCTTATTAATAATGTTATATATCTTCTTTCAGTTCGGCAAAGTAGGTTTTATCCCCTATCAATTTCAAAAATAAAACAAACAAGTGGGGGTTCAGACCCACTTTACTGAACGCTCGTAAATTTATCTTCTGCCTCATTTCAAATAGAGAATAAATAAATATCACATATAAAGGAGGAATTTTTATTGCAACAGAAAACAGAATACTTTACTCGTTTTCCAAATAACTATATTCAGGGAAACATTAAAACTAAATATGGCGTTAGTCGTAAATTCTATATTACTTATATCCTTATTGATAAATATAGGTCTTACGAAGACTATAGCTGGATTACTCTTAGAAAAGTTTTAAATTTTTACGGATACAAGACACACAAACGTAGACCGAAAGCTGTTCAAGAAATTCTTGATGTACTAGAATATATGATTAACAACAAAATGATTGAAGTTCAACAGGATCTTGATACGCTTGGATATGATACTGGAATTGAAATTAAAATCATTCCTGAAAATTTTGATGTTGTTGATAAGTTCTCAAAGATCACATCTTCTCAACTTGATTTTATTATGATGAGTGAATCAAGTATCAATAAAGAGAATATACTAATGGCTTTTCTCTATATCAATTCATATATCTTCATTCGTCCTAAAAATAAAGATAATGAAGAATCTATGTATAATCCTGAAACTAAACCAGAAGCTTTTTGGCGAAGTATAGAATCTATGTCTAAAGAACTTTCTATGTCAAAGGATACAATTAATCAATGTATTCAATATCTTACTTCTTCAATTGGTGACAAAGAACCACTTCTAATCAAAAAAGAAGTTGGTAGTGTTCAACCTAATTCAAAGAAACCACCGCAAAATGTACCAAATATATATGTACTTAATAAAGAAGGATATGAGCAAGAAATTGAATGGGCTATCGAAAAAATGCTTGAAATTTATAAAGTTGATTCATTTGGAAAAATTAAGAACGGAAATAACAAATAAAAATATAACTTATTATTATAAATCAAATTACAATCTCTATTTTTGCAGAGAATAAACATATGACACAAATAAACGCAACACTATAAAAGGAACGATGCGAATGAAAAAATATTTAACAGAGAAAGGAAACAAAAAAACATATGAATTATACTACACCAAAAATTTATGTAGATCCATCAGAATATAGAGGGCTGATCTACGAATCAGATTTTGACACTACTAACGCTACTTCCCATAATATTGCGGCGAGAATTGAATCAGATATGCGATTCAATCAATCATGCCGTTTAGGGAAAGTTTACGATCAATATACATATAAGAGAGGTATTAAAAATGCTTAGAGACGAAAATATGGGAACAATTTGCATAAAAATTGACTTACATAATAGGAATTATTCAGTGATTGCTATTGCTAAATGGAATAAAGAGACAGGAAAATATATGACTACATTATATTTAAAAGAAAACAACGTAGACCTGCTTGATCTCATGGAAAAATATAAAGATGTCGAATTTGATTCAGATTCCTCTTCTATCCGTAATGATATATTACAGGAAGTATCTAAATTAAATGATTACGATTCATTCAAATATTACATGGATCGCTACGATCTTGAACAAAAATGCTTTGATCGAGGTTTGGAAATTGTTGCTAGAGAGGAACTTAATAAATGAATATTATGAATTGTACATGTGAGTATTGCGGACAACTTCATCATATTCCAGGATGCCCTAATTATAGAGAATATAAAAGCAATATTATATGTGCCGAATGTGGCGAAGAAATTTGCATTGGAGACAAATATGTGCGAAATGATGTTGGACAATATGCCCATGTAGACTGTTTTGATAGAACTGAAGATATGGTTATTTTTCTAGGCTATAGGATTTATGAAATGACGGAGGACGATTATGGAGAATAAATATAATAGCGAAGATTTGTATAATATGGCAGCGACTCTCCTTCTATCAGAGTGTCCGATGAGTAATGTGGTTGATTGTACTGGTTGTGAATCTTTGCAGGTGTGTTATGAAGAGAATAATCCGATAAATGATGAATGCAAGGAGGAATTTTAAATGAATAAACAGGTGGTGATATAATATACATGAGTGAATTTGGAATCAAAATTAAAAACATTGAAGCAAGCACTCTTTATGAGTATAACAATGGTGTCAGAGATCATTATGAGTATAAAGATGCAATGTTTACAAATAGCCTTTTTAGTGACTTTCTAAAAGAAAACGGATTAAAAGTATGGAAGGAAGAATCTACACGAGATATAATTTGTTTAGAATTTAACTTTGGTTCTCGTTCATATGAAGAAGAAATTGCACATTTACAAAAAGTTGCCAAAAATGCTAGAACTGAATACAAATTAGCAAAATCATATGGTTACAAAAGCCAAATTCAAAAGAAAAGAAACAAGCGCAAAAAACTTTCACAATTATTTCAAGAAGCAAATAAAAATAAAGATCGTTACCATAAACATACCAAGGAAGAAATCAGAAAATTATTTTACAATGATGGTGTGAATGTTGAATATATCACTAGAAAGAAAAATGGTGATATTATAAAACGAGAAATTATTCATTATAAAATGCTTTATAGAAGTACAGGAAAAGCGAAAAAAGGATCATGTATGTTTATATGTGATCGTCTTTATAAAAAAGCAATTAAATTCTTATATATGGGCATTCGGCTTCCGAAAAGGAATTCTCCTACAGTCGAAATCAGTGCATATGCCCCACTTATATCAAGTGCCATTGTTGGTAAAGTCAAAATTAATCCCAAGAATATTTTAATATTAAAAGATGTTGACAGGTCGTTTTTTACTAAAGTTGTCAGTATTGAGACTGATGAAAACAAACATTGTTACGCAAAACATATTGATAATTATGAATTGAAGAATACAATGTTTGATGGACAGGCTCTAATTGATTCTAGTATTTTCCCAACTTGGGGGAATGGATATATCCTATTAAGACATCATTTTTGTAAAATGGCAGCGTTCAGTACAAATATTCAACAGTTTTTCAGAGATTATTTTGGAGAAAACTACTACTCTGCCATTGTAAAAGATATGTTTGGAGTTGAGCATTTTGTCAAGGATATTGAGTTGATCACAACTGACAATGCTATGAAATGGTTGAAATTTGATAAGTCGTATGAATATTGGTGTGACAGAGTTTATGAAAATGGTTGTATGTTTGGCATTGTGAAGACAGCACATGAAAGTAAGCTTGGTGAAGTTCAGAGAATGAGTTATCAAATGGTGAACTCTCTTGATGAAGAAATAATGCCAAATGTTGTAAAAGAAAGTGTTGAGTATATTAATAAACTCAAACAGGACAATTCTGAGTTTCTGAAATATCTTGAAAAGAATAAAAATTTTTCAAATGATTATGAAGTTTTAATTGCTTTGTGTAATCAAAATCCAGATTTTGTAAGAAGTTCATACTTTCGTGACAGAAAAAAAGCTATTATTAAAGGATATGTGTTAAATATGAAAAGTGGACGTATCATTCAAAATGCAGAAAATCTAGTAATAGTTGGATCTCCATATGCAATGCTTTTATATGCCGCTACTGGAAACGAATCTGATGTGGATAATGATAATACATTCTTTACAGAAAACAATACAATCCAATGTTACACTGAAAGATTTAATAGTGGCGAATATCTAGCTTTCTTTAGAAGTCCTTTCAATAGTAAAAATAATCTTACATATCTTCACAATGTATACCATAAAAATCTTGAAAAATATTTTAATCTTGGAAAACAGTGCATTGCAGTAAATATGAATGGAACAGATTTTCAGGATAGAAATAATGGGTTAATATAATGGCTCAGTTCTACAGAAATGTAGTTCTTAAAACAATCGGTGAAAATTGAGACGCTAAGTATGTGAATAATTTAAAGTATAAAAGAGAATATATATAGGAGGTGAAACATGAACGACTACTATGTATATGAGCACATTAGATTAGATAACAATACATGCTTTTATGTTGGCAAAGGGCATGGTAACAGATGTAATTATTACTCAAGAAATGAGCATCATGATAGGATAGCTGATAAAGTCGGAATGAAAGTAAATATCATAAAAGACAAATTATCAGAAGACGATGCTTATAAGTTAGAAAGAGAGTTAATTCATCATTATGTTTTTGATTTAGGGTATGGAATTGACATTATTGGATATAACAATAACCCAAATGAGAATGGTCATTTAACAAATCATACATTTGGCGGTGATGGTTCTTACGGTATGGTTCATTCAGAAGAGTGGAGAAGACAACATTCTATTGATATGATGGGTGAAAGTAATCCAATGTACGGAGTTAATCTTTGGGATACATATTCTAATGATAAAAAGAATGAAATTCGTTCACGATTAAGTAGATTGAATTCAAAAGAAAATAACAAAATGTATGGTATTTCACCAGAAGAACGTATGGATGATGAAACATATAAAATATGGCGAAAGAAACTCGTTGACAGACTAAAATTTCAGACTGGAATAAATAATCCTAATTATGGAAATAAAACATTACATAATAAAATAAAAGATAATCCAGAATTAAGAAAACAATATTATTCTAGGAAAGGTTCTCAGAATGGTAGGTCAAAAGAAGTTTTTGTTTATGACTCAAATAAAAACTTTATCAAACACTTTGATTATATTGGTGAATGTTGTAAATGGGTAAAAGATGAACTATCTTTATCAAGCAATATTAATACAATCAGAGGTGGAATTATTGAGTCTATAAAAAATAAAAAAACTTATAGAAAAATGTATTTTTCTTTTACAGAGTTATAAATTATTCACATATATGCCAATCAATTACCAAGACTATCGAAATCCATAAAAGTAGATAGTACGGTTTAGAGACTAGGTGGTGAGCAGGTGAGCAATAATCCACCCACGAGTGCCGATTACCCTAACATACAGATGAGGGTAAAGATATAGTCCGACACTCCGATGAAAATCGGAGACGCCAAGGATAAAGAGCCTTGGATATAACAGATGCAGATCAAGATTCTGATAGCGGATATACAACAAATCAGTCTGATATTGTTGAACATGCAAGAAACTGTTATCAGAATTATCCTACAATTAAAAACAATATTCCAAAGGAAAAAAATATATATGGTAAATCAATGGATGATTATGCTGGCATTGACAACAATTTAGCAAAATCACAATTGGATATTGGCGAATCAAGTAATTTGGCTCAAATTGCTCAAACATATGCTTGCAATTTTGATGATAAAAAATACATTGACTATGTATGCATATTGAGTGTTTTAGCGCAAGTTGCTATTGATAATGCAAAAAGAAGATTTGATATTGACTTAACTGGTGAGATTAAAAGAATAAAAGATGACATGGATATTAAGACAAATCTTTATCCTTCTTTTTGGAAAATAATCAAACATGGATTTAATGATAAAAACATAAATAAAGATTTAAAATGTCCTATGAATTACTTATATGATTTGGATTTAATGAAGTTTCGTAATGTAGATACCACTTTACCAATGTGTCATTTTTTTGTTAAATATGAAATGAAAAGTAATATTCGTACTTGTAGAAAAGTTGAAGAAATTATAGCAAAATATTCATTGAAATTATACGAAATAAACGATGATGCAGAAAATGAGGATTATTTATTACTTAGAAAAGATTTTGATGATATAATTTGCGAAATACAATCAATTAAAATATCGAATAATTATCTTGGGTTATTTTCTTGGATGATTGATCGTTCGTTCAAAATTCTTCCTGGTTCAATTCGTAATCAAAAAACAATATCTTCTGTTCTTAATAAAAATAAATCATTGTTGCTAAAAGTATTATATAATGTAAATTCAGCAAATTTGCTAAAATGTTTTTCAAAAAATTGTTAAAATGCACATTTTTTGTACAGACTTAATTATTTTACTATATCAAAAAGCTAGTAAAATCAACGGTTGTAACAGTTGTAGTTAAGTGAACTTATGAGGAGAAAGTGGGCAATGAAACTTTATCTATGTATAACAGTGTAAATTTGCGTGTGCTTTAGTACAATACCAACACAACTATCCTCTCCGCTAATATGCAAATGCGGAATAAAAATATGCAACGATCGTTTTACTACAAAATAAAAGCCCTCTTGATTGAGGGCTGTGCCGAAAGGCTAAAATAATGAAATCAGCTTCTCTTAGTTGAGAAACAGAGAATATGTAATTTTCGAAAGATATTATAAAAGTTCGTCTAACATATAGCTATAAATCATTGCTGTGACGCTATGTGAAAAACTTGTATATGTGTGTGCCAAACCAGGTAAGTGCAGCAAGCGAGCCTGTACCATATACATTCTGTGGAAGATATATGGATTCATGCCTACGGGTAGCAAATCAAGGCGTTTTCAAACAGATAATACATTTCATAAAAACAACTCTTCTTTTAGCAGTAGTTGTATTTTCGTTCTGAAGGTATGACTACTGCACTCTTTTTGGGAATTAGTTCAGTTTGGTAGAACACATGATTTGGGATCATGAGGTCGTAAGTTCAAGTCTTACATTTCCAATTTGCGGTAAGGTGTAAAGGTGCATGTTGGGTTCATACCCCAAAGGGTCTGTTCGAGTCAGAGTCACGCTACTCTTCCACTTTTCTTCACTTGTGGATGAAACTAAAACAGAAAGGTGGTTTTTACAATCAACAAAATATATTTTTATGATACTAACGCACTTCTTGAATTACAAAATAAGATATTTGACCATGAATTTATTATTAGTTCTATCTCGCTTCAAGAATTGGAAAATATAAAAGTATCAAGATCAAAAGATGATCAAGTAAAGTATAATGCAAGGAAGATACTACATTTACTTGATGAAAAATCTGATAAATATAAGGTTATTATATATGACCTCTTAATTGAGACATACATATCAGACAAAAATATGGAAATCACTCCTGACACAAAAATAGTAGGAACTTGTTCATATATACAAGATAAAATATCAGAGGAAGTAATTTTCGTAACAAATGATATAGCATGTAAAATGATTGCAAGTAAGATATTTAATCTCAATGTAGAAAGCGTTGGTGAAAATCCAGACGACAAGTATTCAGGATGTTTAGAAGTCACTCTTTCTGATGAAGACATGGCATATTTTTATGAACATTTGCAAGATAATATCTATAATTTATTTGAAAATGAATATCTTATTTTAAAAAATTCTGAAAATCGAATTGTTGATACTCTTGTTTGGAGAGATGGAACATATCAAAACATTAAATTTCCCAATATAAAATCGGACTACTTTGGCATTGTAAAACCTTTAAATGGTGATGTATATCAGCAGATGGCATTGAACAGCTTTTCAAATAATCAAGTTACTATGATTAAGGGAGCTGCTGGCACAGGAAAATCATATCTCGCCATTGGTTATATGATGTGGCTTCTTGAAAAGCATAAAATTGATAGAATTATAATTTTCTGTAATACTATTGCGACCGCTAACTCTGCAAAACTTGGATATTATCCTGGAACAAAAGATGAAAAATTATTAGACAGTTCTATTGGTAATATGTTATCCGCAAAACTAGGTGGTCTATTTGGTTTAGAGAGAATGATTAATCAAGAATTAATTCAGTTGCTACCCCTCTCTGATATTAGAGGGTTTGATACCAATGGAATGCGTGCAGGAGTTTATATAACAGAGGCACAAAACATGGATATATCTCTTATGAAACTTGCATTACAGAGAATTGGAGAAGACTCTATTTGCATTGTTGATGGTGATTATAACACTCAGGTAGATCTCAGCCAGTATGCAGGAAATAACAACGGCATGAGAAGAATGTCTGAAGTATTCAGAGGACAAGATTTTTATGGAGAAATAGAACTTAAAAATATATATAGAAGTAGAATTGCTGCTGTCGCAGAAGAAATGTAGAAAGAGGTGTTATTTATTAATTTAAAACCTATATTCAATAGTTTTTTAGCAAAGCAACTACTCCATTGTGGAAATCCAATAGTTGATTTACAGAAAAATCATAAATTAAAAAATGCTACTGTTTTCTTTTTTGAAGAAACTGATAAATTTATAAAAGACTTAAAAAAACTGACTGCTGAGTAATCGGCAGTCTTTTTATATTCATTAAAAATACAACGAAAGGACAAGGTGAATAATAATGGTACTAACAAAGAAAATTGAAAATAAATGGTGTCCGTCAAATAAAAAACATTTTGAATTGTTGGGCTATGAGTTTACTCATATGAGAGATGCTTTTTTAGTAAATTTTGAAGATATGTCGCATAATAGTGATAAATTTATTGATATTAAATGCGACTATTGTGGTGATATTTTTCAAAAGCAAATCAAAAAATATTACGATAGTAGAAAAATAATTCAAAAAGATTGTTGTTATAATTGTCGAAAACAAAAATCGTATGATGCAAGAATGAAGAAATATGGTACTGTATCTGCCTATGTAAATGGATATACCATTGAAAAACATAAAGAGAAATATAAAAATGATATTGGATTCAAAATCTTTAAACAAATAAAAGAAATATTTGAACAACGGAATTATACGTTAATATCAACAGAATATGTAAACAATCATACACCCATTGAATACATATGTAATAAACATTCTCAATACGGAATTCAAAAAATCACTTGGATGCATTTAAGAAACGGGGAAGGATGCTACTATTGCGGAAAAGAATCTTGTAAAGAAAAGTTAAGATATTCAATTGATTATGTCAAAAATTTAATAGAGTTAAATGGAAAGAATAAACTATTATCTTCGAATTATACATCATATAATGATTATAACTTATTGATAAGTTGCGAAGAATGCGGAAATCCATTTGTTACAAGTCTTTCATGGTTTAGAAGAGGAAAAACAAAATGTAATGACTGTAATTGCTCAATTGGTGAGAAAAATATAATGGAATATCTTAAGTCAAACAATTATATTTATGAACACGATTGTCATGAAATTTATACAGAATATTGGATCAATCCGCTAAGATTTGATTTTTATATACCAATAAAGAATTTAGCAATTGAGTTTGATGGTGAACAGCATTTTAAGCCTGTAGATTTTAATAATGAAGGCACTACTATCGCATATGAGAATTTTTTAGAATACCAAAAGAGAGATATGGCTAAAAATAAGTATTGCATAGATACTAATATAATTCTTATACGCATTCCATATTGGGAGCGAGACAATATAGAAAATATTTTGGATAATTATTTTAATAATAATGATTTAACATATGTTATAAATTATAAAGAGAGTTTAGCAAATGACTCTCTTTTATTATGTTCAAACGAATGAAATATTATAAATATGGAGGCAAATCGCCTATGGAGTTACTGGAAATACCTTTAATTGGAAATGCAAAAGAAAGTGAATTACCAACACCAGAGGAATTTACTTATTGGAAAGATAGAAAGAATAGGACTTTCTATATAGATTATGAGATTAATGAAGATTATTCATTAGTAGAACTGGCAAAGATTATTATCCAAATGAATATAGAAGAAAAAGATAAAGAGAATCCTGACCCAATTCGCCTCTTTATTCATAGCTATGGCGGTGATATTGAACAGGCTTTGTTTTTCTGTGATTTAGTAAAAAGCAAGTAGAATACCCATTATGACAATTGGTATGGATGTTGCAATGTCTGCTGGATTCTTAATCTTTCTGGCAGGAAGTAAACGCTATGCATTTGAACATACTTCAATGCTGGTTCATTCTGAATCGGCTGCCTTTCAGGGTACGGCAGAACAAATAGAAGAAGCACAAAAGAATTATAAGAAACAAATAGAACAAATGAAGTCTTATATTCTTGCTAATACAAAAATTGATGAGAAGACATTCAATAAAAATCGGAATAAAGATTGGTATTTATCAAGCGATGAACTTTTGAGATATGGAGTTATTGACGAAGTAATTACTGATATTACAAAAATATTTTAAGGAGAGCACACTGCTCTCCTATTTTAGTTGATAAGGAGAAAAAGGAGAAAACATGGTAGATAGTAAAATTAAGAAAGCAACTGTTAGTGCTGCTAAAAAGAATATTACAGCAAGTGGAGTAAGAATTGAAAATGGAATTTTTGTTGATGATGAAGGTTCTATTGTAGATCGTATTGCTGAGAAGTTACCAAAAGGTACAACTATCTTTGATATTAAAATCAGTATTGAGATTTCAGATGAAGAGTCTGAATCTGCTGAATAGAGAGTAGGTGGATACAATTAGCACCTATAAAAGATTCGAGAACGAAACAGATGAGGAACTTATCTATAGGATATGCGAAGATAAAGACCAGATAGGTTCTTGGAATGATGTGGCGAATATAATTAATGAACTTACTGGAAATGATTTTGGGGAAAGTACATACAGAAAGAAGTTCCAGGCATTTAAGAAGATGTTAAATGCAAATCAGTCTAAGTTTGTTGATTCCGATGCACAGTTAAAAGAAATTGAAGTTCAGAAACGTGAATTAGAACGAAAGAAAATTCAGTTCAGAGATGAGCGCAATGCTTGGCAGAAACAAAATTTTGCAGATGCTAGGGTTGAAGAAAAGCTTGACAAATTAGAATTAGAACTCACATCTCTTGGCAGAACGAATTTTGATAAACATAATAATTTTTTAATTGACTCAGATAATGATATGTTAATTATTCTAAGCGATTTACATATCGGACAAAGTTTTGATTCTATTTTTGGAAAATATAATACAGATATTGCAAAAGACAGGCTTAACCAATTATTAAACGAAGTCGTATCTATTCGTGATTTAAATAATTCTAAAAATTGCTATGTAAGTCTTCAAGGAGATTTAATTTCTGGTAATATTCATAAATCAATTCAGGTTTCAAATAGAGAGAATGTAATTGAACAGATTAAAATTGCCACAGAGTTGATATCTTCATTCTGTTATGAATTGTCATTACATTTTGAGACAGTATTTATGTCCAATGTTAGTGGAAATCATACTCGTATGGATCGCAAGGATGATGCAATTCACGATGAGCGGTTGGACGATATTATCAGTTGGGCAGTTGAATTATCTCTGAAACATATTGATAATTTCCATGTTTTACATAGAAATATTGATACAGGTATTTCTGATATTTCAATTAGAGGAAAATCATATATTGCTGTACACGGTGATTATGATGGATTTAATAAATCTGGGGTGCAAAACTTATGTTTGGCGTTAGGGTTTGTTCCATATGCAATTACATACGGTCATTTGCATGTTTGTTCTGTAGATGAAACAAATGGTGTAAAGATGATCCGTGGTGGATCTCTTGCTGGTTGCGGAGATTCATATACAATTGAGAAAAGATTAACAGGCAGACCATCACAAATGGTTTGTATTTGTACAGATAAAGGTGTAAAAGCTTACTATCCTATTGAACTCAAATAAAGACTTATTATAACAAAGTAGACTGAGTACGGAGTGACTTGGTTTGTATATTATTATGCATATACATAATATTTCATTAAATGTTTTATTTCACCATTTCGATGAAATTACATGTATGAATGATATATGACCTGAACCCAACAGGCGATTAATAAATGGGAATAACTTCGGTTTTGGGCTGACGAAGCCACGCATGAGGGAGTGGACTCATTGAGCCGCTACCCTCTTTTTTGATTGAAAAAAAATAAACTAATTGAGAAAAAGGAGAATTTTAAAAATGGTAAAGAACGAATTTATTACAAAGGTACAGGATAAGATTGAATTAGAGGTTTCTAAGAAGGATTTAAATGCAATTTTTGATGGCATGGTTGCTGTTATTAAGGATGCTGTTATTGCTGGTGATACAGTTACTATCCCAGAGATTTGTAAGATCTCAAGCAAGGATGTCCCGGCTAAGTCAGGTATTACTAAGTTAGGTGGAGTTGAGAAGCCATGGAGTAAGCCTGCACATAAGGAAGGTTGCGTTAAGGCAGTTAAGTCTTTAAAAGACATTTTTGAGTAATCTGAAAGGATGTGATTATTATAAAAACATTACATTTTGAAGATTATGAAGACTTTGCTTGTGATGTTTCAGACGTATATGAGCGAGTAAAATCTGATGATGAATATAATTCAGTAGACGTTATTGCAAAGTATGAAGATGCGAAGAATATCATTGCTGAGTTAGTAGAGAATGGTCACGATCTGGCTCATATTTCAGATTTCGCTCGACCAGATCATGATAATTACAATGATGAGTATCTTATTGCTTTAGATCATGAAGGTATTTGGTGTGAACCTGCTAAACGTGAAAATGGATACTTATATGCTACAGGAGTAGTTTGTTATGTAATGGATAATTGTAATTCAAAAATTATTTCAAGTATCCAGTCTAAGGTAGTATATGAAGTCAATATTGGTGATGATAATTGTGATGGTGACTGTGACCACTGTGATTGCAAGGAAATTGATAAAGATTACTATTCTATCAATGGCAAGCAGGTGTCTCAGGCAGAGTTCGAGAAGAAGACAAAAGAAATTCAGAAGACTTATGATTCATTAAATGATTGGCTTGATATAGTAGACGCATTTCCAGAGATTTACAAGCGGTTAATGAACTATGCATGTTATCTGGATAAATTAGATGAATCATTTTGGTATTAACTAATAAGAAATATGGGAGTGTGTGGTGTACGCTGCACACTCTTTTTGTATGGGCGAGATTGGTCTTTGTGAGGATCGTAACCTCAGTCGTCCACTTTTGATAAAGGTACGAATGTCCACTCGTGACTTTAGTCATGAGCAAGTGAGCATTTATTATGGAGAATATTATATTTGAAAGGAAGTGAGATTTGATGGGTAGAAAAATACAGCATAATAATATTGTTACTAATGAGTTATTGTCTCAGTGCAATAAAGAGAATATAGAGTTAGGAAATGACTTTTTGGATTATCTTCATTCAGTTGATAGATCCCCAAATACAATTAATGCATATAGGCGTGACCTTTATATTTTCTGGGTGTATTTACTTCAGCATTGCGACAACAAATTCTTTATTGATTTATCTAAGAGGGATATTGCTCGTTATCAGAGTTTTTGTCTTACTGAATATAAATGGTCACCAGCTAGAATGCGTAGAGTAAAATCTACTCTCTCTTCTCTTTCAAATTATGTTGAAGCTATATTAGATGATGAGTACGAGAACTTTAAACCGATTATACGCAAAATTGAAAATCCTGCAAATGAGAAAGTATTTACTAAAACTGTACTATCCGATGAACAAGTACAGGGTATGCTTGATTATTGGGTTGAAAAAGGTAAATATGACAAAGCTTGTGTTTTAGCATTAGCTGCATTTAGTGGCAGACGTAAGAGTGAGTTACCACGATTTAAAGTATCTTATTTCGATGATGAAAACATCATATATGGTTCTTTATATAAGACACCTGAAAAGATCCAAACAAAAGGAAGAGGATCTCGCGGAAAAATGTTAGTGGCATATACACTGGCAAAACCGTTTAAGCCATATTTTGATTTGTGGATGAATTATAGAAAAGAACACGGAATTGAATCAGAATGGTTATTTCCAAAGAAAGCAAATGGAGAATATATAGATGAACCTATGGATTCAAGCACTCTTGACAGTTGGGCTGATACATTCAGCAAACATTTAGGAGAAGACTTTTATTTTCATAGTCTTCGTCATTTCTTTACAACTTCTTGTTCTCGAAGCGGTCTTCCTGATGATGTAATTCAAATGCTAGTCGGTTGGAGTTCGCTAGATATGGTATCAGTGTACAAAGATATTGACGCAGATGAACAATTTGCAAAATATTTTGCTGATGGAGAAATAAAACAGGTAGAACAAAAATCACTTTCTGATTTATAAGCAATCCCGATGAAGCTTTTGTCTAAGACTTTGTCTAATTCCCTCTTGCACCACACAATTTTATGTGTTACAATACAAGTCAAAAGAAACAAGCAATTATCCGTTAGACGGTTAAGCCAATATTGAACACTATTTGGCTAATATAACAATATCAACACAAAGGAAATGATCGCTATTTGCCGTGGCGGTCATTTTTGTGTTTATCGAACAATCTGACTAAGTATGTAGCAATTACACCACTTACTATGCCAGTCACTAATGTAAAAATTAGTAATTCACAAAATGTCACGTATTATCCTCCTTTGTAAGTATTTCCTACATTGTGTCATGAGGATATCTATATAAACAGAGTATCACTACTCTGACGTGACTTAACCGCCTAACCATCTCTATCTAGCCAAAACAAAGATGTTTGAATAACTGCTTGTCCTTTCTATTATATATTATATGACACTTCTTGTCAAAATATGTCAATTTTTACGACATTTATTATTGGATTTTATATGTTTTATAATTTTCCTGATATAAATTAAAATATTCCTAAAAAATAAAGTTAATAACTCAATTATAATGATACATATTAAACTAAAAGCTATCCATGTTATAACTGTGTGAACTGATGCACTCAACAATGCATATGCGAGCATTGTTATGTATGCGACAGTACACTCTAACACTAATCGTAAAACAGATTTTTCATTTTTTGAAGAATATGTATACGCTTGTATCAAATTAGGTTCTAAATATCCAAGTCTTTTGCGAAGATATATGTATTTATTATTGATGTTATTTTTAAAATTTATAAAACTATCTTTATCTCTATTTTTACGATATAAATCAAATGCGTGAAGTGTCGATTGATCTGCATAATCATTATATTTATTTAAAATGACAAATATATCTAAGCTGATTTGATTTGTACATATATTATTAGAATTATTTTGTAATAGTATATGATATATAGGATTATATATTTTATCATATGCTATCTCCATTTTGTCTAAAGGTATATTTTTATTATACGTATATTTAGTGGCTAGGAATGTAAAAATTCCAGTAATAATAGCAGGAAAAATGGTCTTAAATATTTCAAATATTGTGTCCAATATATACTCCTTATAAAATTTTTTTTTACATCATAGCATGTTAAGATGATTTATGTCAAAGTGATTGAATAATATTAAGGGTAACAAACTCATATACCTACAGCCGAATGCTCTGAAACCATAAGAACTCAACAAGGCTCTGTGAAAATCAGACGGACTAACAGACCGATAGAACTGTATTATCCAAATAAAGCCCTTATAAACAGGCACGAAAGGCATATATAAAACGGTGACGACAATGTAGAGAATAAATAAAAGAACCCTTAAGTGGGCAACCAAACAGAGAATATATAAGTATCACATCTTGGCATTTGCTATTCATGTAGTATTGTAAGTCCTACTTCTTTCCTACCGACATCTAGGATTATCGGTTACTCTCAACCTTCAGAAATGAGAAGATGTTTGTGCCTCTCTACGTTAATGAGAACCATTATTATGATTAAAACTGTCCACAGAGTTTTGTAAGAAATGGCAAATTGTCTTTTCTGATTTTTACAATTGGAATTTTGACGGATAAGAGTCATTAAACCTTATCGAGATGTCTTTGCTCCGAAGACTGAAAATATGCGGAGAATGATAAAGTAAACGGTTGTTCATACACATATCATGCATTTGACGTACTATAAGTACGAGTTAGGAATGATCAAATAATATATTATTCAGGTCACCAGCATGAAAGGATCATGCGTCTCTCCTATAGAGAGAAGATTTCGGTTCGAGTCCGATGTGGCGTTGCAACTGGATAAATTAATGGAGTATCAATACATAAGCGCAATGTAGTTTGGTTGATACGAGTTGTCACTTACTCTTCTTGTGCGTTGGTTAGCAAGAAAAACAAGTGCATGGAAGCATGAATTAGGTTGCGGATAAGCGACCATATTCTAAATAACTGGATGTGTACAGTCCAAGATCTGCTAGTTAGTGCTTCATGCAGACCAGAAACTTGCTGTCTTAGCTCAAATGGATAGAGCATGGTTCTTCTAAAACCAAGGTTGTAGGTTCAAATCCTATTGGCAGCTTTTCTAATTCTATCATTTTGGAGGTAATTTATATATGTATAAAATATTAATTAAATATAACTCTGTGCTTGGAAGAGAATTTTATCAAATGTATCAGATTCAGACTGAAGGTACTCCATCAGAGTTGATTGAATATTCAACGGATGACTTGGATGAGTTGAAAAATACAATTAAAGAGCTTGATCGAGAATATGGATATAAAAATATTCGTGTCATTAAGGATGTAACATATAATGTTGGAATAACCGTGGATGAGATTAAGACTACTACTCCATCCGAGGATAATCATTTAAAAGAGTAACAAAATATGAAATGAGAAAGAGCCGTTTCATGTGTTGAGATGGCTCTTTTATTATATACGTCTTTAGTTTAATTGGTTAGAATATCAGACTCCAAATCTGAGAGATGTGGGTTCGACTCCTACAGGGCGTGTTTGTGTCAGCTAAGATATGTGCATATTCTTAGACTATACTGGTGTATAGGTGGCACTAAAACTGTGACAACAGTTGACTTGTTTATATGGTTCAAATCCATTCGCCTTATATATGAAAGAAATGAATGCGCAGATTTTAAGTATGATATAAGGTCAGGCGTTGGTATAAGCGAGGTTCGATTCCTCTACTCAAGTCTTGAATGTGTGTAAATTGCACTTTCATTGGAAATTTAATATTGAAAAGTTTGAGAAGTCATTTCGTATGAAGTGGCTTCTTTTTTATTGGAATAAAAGGAAAGAAGGTGAAACAATGGCTAAAGTTTTAGAACCAATTTCAGATACCGAATTAAAGAAAATTACAGTTGTGAATTTGCGAAATGAATATAAAAAGCTTGCAAATTTCTATCAGCGTATTATGAACAATGAGTTAATATATTGTAGCCATTGTGGACAATGGAAAAGTGCAGCAACATTCTATTCTTCTAAAACAAGTCCTGATGGTATTGAACATTATGCTTGCAAGGAATGTATATTAAACGAATGTACTGACTATGACAAAAAAAATAATATACGAACTGATAATCGTGAGAAAACCATAGAAACATTTAGAAGACTTAATTGGTATTTTGATGAAAATGTTTATAATGAGCAGCTACAAAAACTCTCTGAACAAACAGGAGAAAAAATAAGAAGCACTGCTGTTCAACAGTGGATCGTAATTTGTAGAAGCCTAAATGATTATAGTCAAAAAACTTATAAAGATTCAATATTCTCGATAGACGATGAAGATTCAATGCCTGAAACAAATACAAGGATTGTCCAAAAAACTCTCAAATCTGCAAAAAAGCGATTTGGAAATAACTATAATAATGAAGAACTTATGTATCTTGAGACGGAATACCAAGACTGGACAACACGTTATCCCTGTGAAAATAAATCTCAGGAACTTTTATTTAAACGAGTATGTTGTAAGGAACTTGAAATAGATAATGCTCAGAAAAATGGGAAAGATACAAAAGACTTAGATGCTACTTTACAGAATTTATTAGGAAGTTTAAATATCAAACCTAATCAGAAAACTGCATCTGAATTAACTGATAATCTTACATTTGGGCAACTTATTGATAAATGGGAAGGTGAATGGGACGGTGGAAAACCGATTCCAGAACCAGAAGGTGAATTCAAAGATCCTGATAAAATTGGACTCTTAATTGATGTTTTCTTTAAGGGACATTTATCTAAAATGATGGGATTGAAAAATGCTTTTTCATCTACATATGAAAAATTCATTTCAAAATATACAGTTAAGAAACCTGAGTATGATGAGGATACTGATTCGGAAGCATTATTTGATAAGATATTTGGTCAAAAAGCTGAAGAGGAGGTATAGCTTATGCCTCAATTAAAAACTCAGACGGAAATAGAGAAAGACAAACAACAAAAGATAATGGAGACGATTGCATGGAAAGCTGGATATTATCGTGCCAATCCACATAGGTATGTGTCTGAGGTCTTGGGATTATCTCTTAAGTGGTTTCAGCAAATTCTTTTGTGGTGCATGATGCATTACAATTTTGTTATGTATCTCGCAGCAAGAGGTCAAGGAAAAACCTATCTTACTGCTCTCTTCTGTTGTGTAAGGTGTATTTTATTTCCTGGTACAAAAATAGTTGTTAGTTCTGGAACTCTAAAACAGGCTAACGAGGTCTTGTTGAAAATACAAGATGATTTCATGAAACAATCTTCCATATTACGTTCTGAAATAGAAAAATGTAATATTGGTCAAAATGACGCTTCTATTTATTTCAAAAATGGTTCATGGATAAAAACAAGAACCAGTTCAGAAAATTCAAGATCAGCCAGAGCAAATTGCATAGTCGTGGATGAATTTCGTATGGTCGATGAAACAGTTATCAATACTGTATTGCGTAAATTCTTAACAAGTCCAAGACAGCCAAAATATTTACAAAAACCTGAATATGCTCATATGCAGGAAAGAAACAAAGAAATATATATGTCCAGTGCATATTTTAAAAGTTCATGGGCTTATAGAAAAGCACAAAGTTATACTCTTAATTTCTTTGATGACACAAAAAAATATTTCATATGTGGATTACCTTATCAGGTATCGGTGCGTGAAGGATTACTCTCTCGTTCTCAGCTTGAAGATGAAATGAGCGAAGCTGATTACAATGAACTTGTTCAGCAGATGGAAATGGAATGTCTGTGGTTTGGTGATACAGATGGTAGTTTGTTTAAATTTGATGAATTAACTGCTCGTAGAAGACTTCGCAAAGCATTTCCACCATTGAGTTTCTGCAATGATAAAATAACAATTCCGAAATTAACAGCTACTGGTAAAAGAATACTATCTATTGACGTTGCTCTTATGCAATCTACGAAAAAGAAAAAGAATGATGCCTCTGCTATTTTTATCAACGACTTAATTCAAGTAAATGATACTGCATATCAATCAAATTTCGTATATGGCGAAACTTTTGAAGGTTTGAAAACAGACGAATTAGGAATGATTGTTATGAAATATTTTTATGAGTATCAATGTACAGATTTAGTTTTAGATACAAACGGAATCGGCTTGGGGGTATATGATTTTATTACCAAGGATCAAATTTGTCAAGAAAACGGCAAAAGATATCAGGCGATGACTTGTATAAATGATAAAGATATGGCTGAACGATGCAAAGTTCGTGATGCTAATAAGGTTGTTTGGTCTGTAAAAGCTAATGCTAATTTTAATAATGAGATATGTGTGTTACTTAGAAATGGTATACAGAATGGAAAAATTAATTTCCTTATTCCTGAACAAGATGCGGATAGCTCATTAAAAGAAACATATAAAGGATACTTTAAAATGTCTCCAACAGAGCAAGCTAAATTGAAAATGTCATATATACAGACAACATTTGCAGTTTACGAATTGGTCAAATTGGATCATGAAGTTAAAAACGGAAATATCAAAGTCAAAGAAGTTGAAGGTATGAGGAAGGATAGATATTCCTCTATTGCTTACTCTTACTGGTGTGCTTGTCAATTGGAATTAAAGTTGAAGCCTAAAACACAGGATACACAATCATTAGTTTCAAAACTTACAATCCGTAAAGCAAAATACAATTAAGGAGGTGCATTATCAAATATGCCTAGACCTAAGAAAGTAGATGCAAATTCTAATGCACCTACTAAAATAAATAATTCGCAGAAGAAAACCACTTCTTCTACTCCAAAACAGCCAACCGCAAATGAAATGCGTGAATGGTATGAGAAAAATAAAAGTAGACTTGAACGTTATGAAGACGCAACAAGTGCAATTACGAGTCTTCGAGATATTCAGAAATCATCCAGATATACGTCAATCAGTAACTATTCAAAGGAAGATGTAAAATCATACATAAAGAATATCTCTTCTAATGAAAAGAATCTACGAAGCTTATCTCGTTATCTTTATTATCGTTCAGAAATCTATTATCGTCTTTGTAAATATTATGCAAATCAGATTGATCTTACAATTCGTAATATTGTTCCTCCATTTATAATTTCAGGCGAAAACGATGTACAATCCACATTGCAAAAGTATCAAGAAACAGTTGATATAGTTGACACTCTAGGATTAAATTATGAATTTCGTAAAGCTGCGTCTATCACTTTAAGGGAAGATGTATTTTATGGATGTGCTTATTATACAGAAGGACAAGGAATGTTTGTTCTTCCATTAGATCCAGATTATATGAAAATAGCAGGCATGTTTCCTGATGGTTCATTTGCAGGAGCTATGGATATGAGTTATTTCCGTAGTCATCAGGAACTTCTTGAATATTGGGGTGAACCATTCAATAGTATGTGGAATACATATAAGAGTACAAATGAAAAATATCAGCTAATTCCAGAAGAATATAATGTATGTATTAAATTTAGGTCTGAAGACTGGGAAACCATCGTTCCCGTGCTTACACCTATATTTTTATCATTGATTGATCTTATGGACGCTTCTGATTATCAAGCAGTTCAACAGGCGGCTAATATTTATAAATTAGTATGGCTTGAAATGAAGACAATGGGTAAAGATGTAGATGATTGGGCTGTGAATCCAGATATAATGATTCAGTATTTCAATCGTATGCTTGAAGAAGCATTACCGCCTTATATCTCTGCTGCTATTGTTCCTGGTGAATTGCACGAGATAAGTTTTCCAGATGATGCAACTGGCGATGTTACAAAAGTTGAAAAAGCTACAAAAGAAATTCTCAATACGGCTGGTGGTGCTCAGATATTAAATCTAAACTCCGCTTCTAACTCTACTGCTTTTAAATATGGCGTACTTGCAGATTCTACATTTTCTATTTCAACTCTTATTCCACAGATTCAAGCGATTGTAAATCGACTTTTATCTAGTTGGATATCTGAACCTTGTAAAGTTAAATTCTTTGATGTCTCTATTTATCAGAAAGATGACTTTAGAAAATCAATCTTGGAATCATGTACCAATGGATTGCCAAACAAAATTCTTTATAACACACTAAATGGTGTGTCTGAAAAAGATACGTTATCTATGAACTTTTTGGAAGAAGACTGTTTGCAGCTTAGTTCAAAATTCAAGCCACTATCTAGCACTTATACTCAGACAGGTAATGATAAAGGCGGTGGTCAAGAGAAGGATGATTCGGAACTTACAGATGCTGGACTTCGCACAAGAGACGAGAATTTAAATGATAAATAGGAGTTGGTGGAATGAATCAAAAATTTATACAGACACAAGATGCACCTACTGCTACTCTCCTATCCCAATTAGGATATCAACAGGTGCAAAATTCTAATGGTATTTATGTATTTTTGAATACTGATACTCTTCGGTTTTCAGAAAATATAGATATAAATAAATTAAAGTATACAAATATGCTTACATTTTAGTCGTCTTCCTTGGGCGACTTTTATTATGTCAGAAAGGAGGAAAAGACTAAGTAGATGCCAAAGGTTATTAAAAAGAAAATTTTAACTGAAGATGATTTACTAAAATTTTGCCAAGAACAAAAATTTGCAAAATTCAGTTCTAAAGATACTGGCTATCAGTTGGCTTTAAAAGTACCTACTACTTTCGAGGTAGATGATACCGTAGACGAAAATCATCGTGGAATGATGCGTCTAAAATTCAGAATTTTTCATACAGGACTTAACAGAAATAAGAGTTATGTATCAAAAGATGCTGCTGAGAAAGCAATGAATACGATTGCTGACAGACCTGTGTTGGCTGCAATCCATCAGCTTACAGACGGAACTTGGGATTTTGAAGGACATGAGATGGAAATCGTTAAGGATGATAAAGGTAACGAAGAACTTAGATATATTGAATCTCAAGTTGGTTCTTTCTCATCTGAACCTGCATTTTGGGAACATGATGATAATTTAGATAAAGATTATGTATGTGCATATGCTTATATCAGCGAAGAATATACAAAGGCTTGTGAAATTATTCGTGCAAAACAAGGTTCAAAAAATAGTTGCGAGCTTTTTATTGATGAACTTTCTTACAACGCCAAGGAGAAGTATCTTGAATTAAATGATTTCTATGTAAACGCTTCGACTTTGTTAGGAAGCCATGATGATGGCACAGAAATTCAGGAAGGTATGGAAGGTTCTCGTGCCGATATTGCAGATTTTAGTGTAAATAACAATTCGGTAAAATTTGACAAAGATGAAAAAATGATTGAACTCTTAGAAAATCTTAACAAGACACTTTCTAATTTCAATAAAGAACAGACTCCTGTTCAAACACAATCAGAGGAAGGAGGAATAAATAACAAAATGACAAAATTTGAAGAGTTACTTGCCAAATATGGTAAGACTGCTGAAGATGTAACATTCGACTACACAGAAATGTCAGATGAGGAACTTGAAGCAAAATTCGCTGAGATGTTCGATAATGACAATTCAGACGGAGACAATTCAGATAACGGAAAATCTGGTGAGCCTTCCAATGATGGCGAAGGAGCTTCTGATCCAGATGACGATGAAGGTGGAAGTCAGACTTTTGAAAAGATTGTTCGTACATATGAGATTTCTCATGAAGATACAAGATATGCACTCTATAATCTGTTAGCACCATATGAAGAGTCGGACAATGATTATTACTATATCTCAAATGTATTTGATTCTTATTTTGTATACGAGGGTTGGTGTACTGACAAAATTTACCGCCAGAACTATACAAAAGATGGAGATAATGTTTCATTTGATGGTGAACGTATAGAATTGTTCCGTGAGCTTTTGACAGCAAGTGAGAAAGCTGAACTTGAATCCATGCGTTCTAATTATGCCGCCCTCAAGGAGTTCAAAGAGACAGCAGAAAAGAATGAACTTCATGCACAGAAAGAAGCTATTATCAATGCTGATAACTATTCTGTTCTTACAGAGAAAGATTCAGATGGAAATTATGTGAATGCTGATTTTGCCGAATTAGTAAAGACTATGGATAATTATTCTGTAGAAGACTTTGAAACAAAGGTAAAGGTTATGCATTCAGATTATATGTCTGCACATGCGAACTTCTCTTCTGTTGACACAAAGAAAAACACAAATTCAGTTAAGATACTTACAAATATGAATAAGAAATCAAAGCCTAAGAAAAACTACGGCAACTTATTTGATTAAAAACTGAATATAACTTTATTTCGCACAGAACGCTTTATGCGTTCTTTTTTATTGCAAAAAAACAAAAATTTAAGGAGGAAAACATAATGGCTATTAAATATGCTGCTACAAAATTTCCACAGATGGAAATTGGTAATTTACTTGCTCAGGATTATGGTGAGCACATTTTATCCGTAAAGATCACAGAAGATACACCTAACGGATATCATTTTAAACCAGGTAAGATGACTTCTCTTGATAATTGGGAGATGGAAGCTGCAACTGAAATTGATGCTTATATCGCAATGAAGGATGCGTCAGGAAGATACCTTGTTGTAATTAGAGATCCAAAGGGAGTTGGTGTTATCTATCAGAAACCACTCAACAATGTCGAGAGTCCTCGTTCACTCGCACTTGCTTCTAATTTCTATAACGATCCAGCAGACGGTGCAGTTCGTGGATACATGCTTCATTCACAGGATCGTTATTGGCTTACAGAGGACAACTTTGATGGCTCACCTACAGTTGGAGCTGAAATCACAACGATTTCTAGTGGAAAATTAAAAATTGGTGCGTAATAGAAAGGAGGATATAGAATAATGATGAGATTTAGTACAGAACATTTAAGAAAAGTTTTTGAAGATGCTGATAAGTATGAAAATTTTAAGAAGCTTACATACAATTTAAATCACGGAATTGATATTTATGAGTACGATGATGACGGAAACCAGAGAAAGGTTTCTAAGCACGAAGCAAACAAGGCAATCCGTAAAATTATTATGGAAGTATGTGACCTTACTGAAGATGATCTTAGATCCAACAAGAGACGTGAAAGAGCTTTAGAGCTTCATCACACAGAAGTATATGAGTTACTTGAGTCTGATATTGATTTTAAGGTAGATACAGCATTTAAGGAATCTGAGTGGTTTAATGATTTTGTAGATATGAGAAATGTTAAACTTGGTGACGAGGAAGAGTTCTGGTCAAAAGAAAAGGTTATGCTTGCTGTTGCTGAAATCAGTGGCGACCATCATGATCTGACTTTACAGTACTTAAATGAAGGTACAGCACACAAGATTCATACTAAGAAGTATGGTGTAAAGATTGGTAAGGATATTGATCTTATTTTACTTGGACGTATTGATTTTACAGAACTGACAGATAAGATTGCAGAAGCATTTGTATATAAGGTTCAGGAACTTTGCTATACAGGAATTTATGGAGCTGCTACTAAGTTACCTAACAACTCTCAGTTTGTAAAAACAGGTGCTTTATCTGCTTCTACAAAAGACAAGTTTGATACACTTCTTGAGGATGTTGGAACAGCCAATAGCGCAGAAGTTGTTATTATGGGTACAAAGACTGCATTAAAGAAACTTAATGGTCTTACAGAAGTTGATTGGAGAAGTTTATCTCAGAAGGAGGATGTTGCTAAGACAGGTCGCCTTGGTACATATGAGGGAACAGAACTCATTGAGATTCCTCAGAGATTTGCTTTCAATGATGTAACAAAGAGACTTATTGACGATAAGAGACTTCTTATCTTTGCAAAGAATCAGGAACAGTTCGTGTGGTTTACAGATAAGGGCGAAACTCAGATTTATGAGTCTGGTACTCAGAAGGGTGAACACGCTGATGACTTCCAGAAATATGAAGTTCAGAGAGAAATGGGTGTTGAGGTAGTATTACCACAGTACTTTGGTCAGTGGACTCTTGAGTAATAAATAAAATTGAGTGGTTAGATTATCTAGCCACTCTTTTTATATTGGATAGAAAGGAAAAAATAAATGGCATATACAAAAAAGACAACCACAAAAGCAGTAGAAAATACTAATACTGATGTGGCTGAAAAGAAATCAGAAAAAAAGAAGTTTGAGCCAACAGAAATGATTCCATGTGTGTCTCTTACCGCAGGAGAATTATTTTATGTTGGACTTAAATCAGATACTTTATATACATTTGCAGATATTGATGACGTTCAGGAAATTGAATTTAGAGATTTGGATTATGCAGCAAGGAAGGGTGACAAGATGATGTTTAAACCTCGTTTTGTTGTGCAGGATGCAGATTTCATTGCATTACATCCAGAACTTGATGATTTATATTCTACTCTTCATTCGACAAATGATTTAAGAGATATTTTAAAGATGACTCCTTCGCAAATGGAAAAAGCTATCTATTCTCTTCCAATTGGAGCACAGGAAGCATTAAAAACTATTGCAACAAGTATGGTTGATGACGGAACACTTGATTCTGTTAAGAGAATTCAGATGCTTGATTCTATTTTTGGAACAGAGTTACTTTTAAAATTGAATATGTAATAAAGGAGGCTCACAATGACGCTTCCATACGAAACAATTTTTTCACGAACAAGAGGACGAATTTCAGATCCAAAGGAACTCTCTCTTGACGAAAACGATTTGCTTGAGATATATACAGAGCGATTAAACAATGTAATCTCTAATCCAAGAGTGCGTAGACTATTCTCTTCTCTCACACTCGATGATGAAATTCAACAGTTGGATTTCACACTGAATAATTCAGTAGATGAAACGGCTGATATGAATTTTGTCGTAGGAATTCTTGTACTTGGAATGACGATTGAGTGGTTACAGCCACAGGTTGATTCTATTATGCACACATCAGTAATGATAGGTGGAAAGGAAGAAAAGAAGCTACTTGACAATCATAAAAATATGATTGACCGTCTTGATTCCATGAAAACTGAATTAAATAAACGTATTCGTGATTACGGATATATGTATAATTCCTATATTAACACGGAGTCCTAATATGCAATACATATATGGTGACTTTACAGACAAGCAAATCAATGAAGCAATTCGTGCGATGCACGGTGATATTCACAAACTACTGCTCTATAAAGACAAGACAATTGAAGAGAAAATATTTGAAGATGATGAAGCGTTTCTCGTCTTCTTTGAGAATGTTATGTTTAAATTAGGTGGCATAAAAACCTTATTTAATGATAACGGACTTATGGTGACTCTTATGGCGACTTTACAAGGTGCTATGGATAATTTCAAGAGCGACCATTTCAGTTACAAAAAATTCCGTAGGGCAATCTTAGATTCTCATGGATATATAAAAGCAATGTTTGAGGGAGGTGTAAGCGATGCCGAGTCTACAAACAGCTAGGCGTGTCGCAAACGCCAAGAACAACGGAGCTAAAACGATTGGTCAGATATATAAGGAACAGTCTGACTGGGCGATGGAACAGACATTTGAAAACGACATAGCTACAAGGACTTGTTATATCTATGACTATTTTCATGATGACTTCTTCACAGACGAGCATGGAATTACACGTTCTCTCGCTGAAGGCATGACGTATGAAAATACCAATAAGACAAAGATAGATGCAAAGTTCATTATCAAATCTTATCAGTCAATGGACAAAGATCAAGTGGAATACTATCTTATGTTTCGTCCAAGTCAGCCTGTAAGATTCAACGAAGGTGATGACCTTTATTATTATGAGGTTGATTTTAGGAAACGCTATGGAGCAACATTTCCGATAGGGCTTTTTGTGGACGTTCCAGATGATAGAGGAATTTATCATAAGTGGATTGTCTGTCGTGATGAACCTGCAAATCAGTTTCCAAAGTATCTAATTTTACCAGTAAATTACGAACTTACATGGATTGAAAAATCTAATGATAAGCGTATCAAGAGACGTATGTGGTGTTGTTTAAGACAACAGAATTCCTACACGATCGGAACTTACACAGACCGATATTTTACACATACAGATAATCAGGATAAGATATGGTTGCCAATGAACTCTATTACAGAGAAGTTTTGGTACACTTCTGAAGATTCTAAAAATATGCGAGTTGTAGTAAGTGCTTTAACAGAGCATCCTACAGTATGGACAGTGACCAAAGTTGAAAATTCAATGCCATTTGGTATTCAAAAACTTACCATATATACGGCATTTTGGAATGAGCATACTGATTATGTTAATCTTGAAACAGGTGAAATGTATGCGAATTATTTCGATGCAGAAATCGCCCCAACAGATCCAGATACTCCCCCATCTTCTATTACAGCAAGAATTTCAGCATCCACTTCTACAATCAAAGTTGGTGGCTCTTATAAAAATCTTACGGTAAATCTATTTAATGATTCCAATGAAGATATTACAACTGAATATGCTGATGCAACCTTTACATGGGCTTGCTCTATTGATAATGAAGATTGGACTGACAAAGTAACATGGAGAGTTGGTACAGAGTACAACCAAAAGAAAGTAAAATTTTCAAATGACACTTCCGTTATCGGCAAAATACTGTCTGTTAAGTGTGAAATTGTTAAGGATAATTTGCCGATTGAATCTGAAATTTTGCCGTTAGAATTAACTGAGTAGGAGGTGTTGTATGGCAGAAAAATTGGTTACAAAGAATGATTTGTTAAACAAACTTCGTGCGTATAAGACAACTCCTGATGATGAAAATATTCAGTATAAGAAAAAGATTGAGAAAGCACTTATGCTTAATCCATGTCTTTTATATGCACTTAACGAGAAATCATTAGAATCTGAACTTTTTGATGAAGATGGTAATATTAACTGGGAATGGAATGAAGATACCAAGGAATATGAACCTCTTGGAGAATGGGATAGATATTTTGGAAGTAATTCAAATATCCGTCCTTTTTTATTTATTCCAGATACTCAAACAGAGGTAAAACATTATATTTGTTATCAAGTGTCTTTTGATGAAACACCGAGATATCAAGACACATTAAAATATACAACTATCACATTTACAATATTTGTTCATGGAAACGATAGAATGGATAAATTAACAAGGATTCCAAGACATGATCTTATTGCCTCTATTATAAGAGAGCGATTTAATTGGTCAAATATATTTGGGATGCAGACACATCTTGTATCATCAAAGGAATCTACTACAGATAATAATTATCTTGTTCGCACTCTTGTATTCCAAGTTATTGACACTAATGGAATCGTAAATACAACCAATGGGAAAACAAGTTTGAGTAATTATCAGTTAAGGCGGTGATATTATGGCTAATATATCGTCTGGTGCATTGGATGCAATTCAAACCGCTACTATTGAAGACAACCAAAAGAAACAAAAATCATCTAATGATAAATATCATTTTGATAAATTAAAACTTTTCTTTGGTGAAGATTATTATGTTCACGGAATTAAAATATCCCAACCAACTATAGGTGATATTTTAGATATTGGTGAAGCAAAATTTTACACTGCTATTTCCCCATTTATTAATAATTCCACTTCGATTCGTCTTATGCTATTTAATCTCGGTGTAGAAAATTGGTGCAAGGTAAAAGATATAGAGGTATATAATCTATTATCTCAAATTCCAGAACAAGATTATTCTCCACTTCATTTGATATTTCATGATGTAAATTTCCTAGACTATAAAATTGTTCCTTATACTGATGAAAATTCAGAAGAACAATTTGGGTTATATAATCCAGAGTCTAATATTCTATTGTCAGAAAATGAATATATGGAAATTGCTGAGTATATCAGAACCATTATGAATATTCATCCTAAAGTTGAAAAGGCAAAAGGAAGAACTACTAGAGATTGGATGAGACAAGAAGATCAAATGAACTTATCTATGAAAAAGCCAGATGATAATTCTGAGTCTAATCTTTTACCTATTATTTCAGCATTGACAAATCACCCTGGATTTAAATACAAGCTTGAAGAATTAAAACAAGTAAAAATATATCAATTTTACGATGCAGTTCAAAGACTTCAAATATATGAGCAAACCCATGCATTGATGGGTGGAAGTTATTCTGGGTTCTGTGACACAAGTAAAATTGATAAAGAACAATTTAATTTTATGAGAGAAATATAGTTAATTTGAACATCTATTTGGATGTTCTTTTTTATACAAATTTTTAATAATTTAAGGAGGAAATAAAATTATGGCATTTAAGATTGGTGACGTAATTATTGATAGAGCGCAGTTTGGTTATGGTGCTACTAAAGCTGGTGTCCCACTGTATGCTCTTACTCAGCTTAATAATTTTAATATTGACATTACTGCTGATTCAACAGACGTTAATGACGCAAGAGGTAATCTTGTATATAGAAAGTACACAGGTAAGAAGGGCGATGTTACTGCAACAAACGCATTTCTTAACCTTGCTGTCGTTTCAACTATTGCTGCAACAGATGCAGAAATCGCAACAAGTGATAATGCTATTGAGATGCCGATTCTTACAACTCTTAAAGCTGGCGAAACACTTGATCTTTCAGAAGATTATGTTGATGGTTCAGCAGTTGTATCTGGTCTTGCAAATGGTGCTCTTGGTAAGGAATATAAGCTTGCTGCTACCCCTGAAACCGCTACAAAGACTGAGTTTGGTATTGCAACACATGTACTTACTCCACCAAAGGCAGATGATGAAACAGAGTTCTTCATCAAATACAAGAAAAAGGTTAAGAGTGGTGCAAAAGTATCTATTACTGGTAACAAGTTCCCTAAAGCTCACGAATTGTTTGTTAAGGCACTTGCAGTTGATCCATGTGATAAGGAAAGCTTTAGAGCCGTTGTTATCCACATCGCTTCATTCATTCCAAGTCCAGAGGTAACAATTGCACTTGAGGGTGGCGACTCACAGACTATGGATTATAAGGGTTCAATCCTTACTGATACATGTACAACTGAGCAGATGATGGTAGAAATCTACTTCATTGATGAGCCAGAGGAAGTCTAATCTGATATCAACCTAATCAATTATAAGAGTGGTAGTCCTTATACTATCACTCTTCTTTTTAAAGGAGGATTACCTTGAGTAAGGAAAAGATATGTGCTGTTTGTTATAAGTCATATGAGTATTGTCCCGTCTGTGGAAAAGATAAGGATAAGCCTACTTGGATGTTCACATTCTGTAGTGAAAATTGTCATGATATTTATCTTATAACGTCTTCTTATGCAAATCACAAACTTACAGCAAATAAAGCAAAAAATAGATTAGATAAACTTGATTTATCTGGACTAAATAATTTTGGTGGAAGTTATCAGAACGTTATCGCTGATATAAGAGCAAACTCAATATCAGACAAAATTGAAAATGACACTATACAGGATTCTATTCCAACAGATACAACTAATAATTTAACCAAGGAAAATATAAATAAGTATGAAAAGATTAAGTATTCGCCTAAGAAGAAAGGGTGATGCAATTTGAATAGTGATTTTAGAAAATTCTGATGGGAATATAACATTACTATTCAAATGTTGTATTCCCATTTTTTTACGGTAATACAGATAAAGGAATGAAAGGGAAATGATAGAAACGAATTTAAAAACAAGAGATTATTCTCCACATGAAGCAGTTAGGATTGTCAACCCTAAACAGTATCTACTATATATTAAAAATAATGTATATCCAGTTGATATGTATACGAGTATAGATGATAAAACAAATAATGTAATTTTGGCAATGGTATTTCTTAAAGCAGACACGACTGAAGTGTATAAAAAGTGGTGTAATTATGAGTTAGATTAGGTAGGTGATTGTATGTATCTTGACTACGCAGCTACTACCCCATTGTTACCACAAGTTAAAGATTATATGGTATCTCTTTTGGATACATATCAGAATCCATCGTCAATGTACCAATCGGGTGTTGAAGCAAAGAAAATTATTACTACTGCAAGAAATAATGTTGCAAAATTCATCAATGCAGATTCTAAAGATATTATATTTACATCAGGCGGTTCAGCCAATAACACGTTATTTATTAAAGGTTATACAAATAAACATCATTGCATGGTTTTATACTCGCCTACATCTCATAAGTCAGTCCTGAAATGTGTGGAATCATTGAAATATAAATGCCCACTTAAAGTTGACTACACAGGAAAAATTGATTTTCAAGATCTCAAAGAGTGTTTGTCTATGAACCCTATGAAAAAACTTGTTGTTATAGAATACGCCAATTCTGAGATAGGGACAATTCAGGATATACAACAGGTTATTAATATATGCCACTTTTACAATGCTATTGTTTATGTTGATTGTACAGGATCTATCAGTCAAATTCCTGTTGACGTAAAGAAACTGAATGTTGATGGTTTAGGATTCTCTGCACATAAACTTGGAGCATTAAAAGGTACTGGTGTTCTATACAAGAAATCATCAATTGAATTAGAACCGCTTATATATGGCTCACAAGAGCATGGATTATTTAGTGGAACTGAAAATTTAATAGGTATTGCTGCACTGGGGAAAGCAGTTGAGAATTATAACTACTCTTCTGTTACATCTGATAGTAGAGATTATGTTTATGATTTTATTATTAATAATATAGAAGACTCACATATTATTGGTACAAATATTAAAGATCGTTTACCACACAATTTATATGTCTGTTTCGAAGGCATTGAGGGTGAGTCATTAATGATATTATTAGACATAGCAGATATACAGGTATCAACTGGTTCTGCATGTACATCAGGGGACTTAACTCCATCTTCTACACTCATAGCTATTGGATTAGATGAAAAACTAATACATAGTGGTATTCGTATGACATTTAGTGGATATGAGACAAAGGACGAATTGGATTATTTATGTAGTAATCTGAAACGATGTGTTGAGATATTAAGACAATTAAATAAGTAACTATGACGAGAACGGTAAACCCGTTCTTTTTTGTTTGGAAAGGAGAAAAAATTATGAAAGATATATTGGGTAGCTTAGATTGGAATACGATTCTTAGGACTTTATGGACTATGATTATACTTCCAATTGTTGTAAATGTTGCAACATATGTCAAACAGTGGCTTGAAGCTAAGAAATTAGATAGACACGCCAAAAAACTATACGACATAGTAGTTGAAATGGTGAAAGCAGTATATCAGTCTGTTGTTGAAAATATTAAAGGGACAGATGATTGGACAGATGAAAAGAAGAAGGAAGTCAAAGAACTTGCAAAAACAAAAATACTTGAAGCACTTCCAACTTTCGTATATCAAACACTGAATGCAGCAAATAGCGATTTTTATGCATACCTCGATTCTTTAATTGAAACGGCTATTAATGACGAAAAGAAAAGAAATAAGAAGAAGGAGGTGTGAGTATGGCATGTACAGTAAATGAAATGATTACTTTTGCCAGATCGTTTATTAATACAAAAGAATATCCAGCTAAGAGCAATAGAACGAAATTTGGTGAAGCATATGGAGTAAATGGCGTTCCGTGGTGTTGCATTTTTCAGTGGTATTTGTTTAATAAAAAAGGCATGTATGATCAGTTTTATGATGGCAAAAAAACAGCAAGTTGTACCACTCTTATGAATTGGGCGAAAAGCAAACATAAATTTTATACCAACAAATATAAACCAGGTGATCTTGTATTTTATAATTTCGATAAAGTTTCAGATGCGGATCATATTGGCATCATTACTAGGGTGTCTGGCGATTATATTTATGCCGTAGAAGGTAATACCTCTAAGAATGGATCTCAGGATAATGGTGGTGCTGTATTGGAAAAACAACGACATAAATCTCTTATTCTTGGAGTTTATCGCCCTACATATAAGACAGACAAAGCACCTTCATCGACAACCCACTCTTCTACTTCTACATCCAATCAGGCAAAAAAGAAGATCGTGGCAAACGGACAAAAAGCAGCCAATAAGTTTGTAGGTTGTAATATTGTTGCTGATGGTATCTGGGGAAATAAAACAAAGAAAGCTGCCATTAAGGTTGTTCAGACCGCTTTAAATAAGGATTATGGAGCAAAACTGTCAGTTGACGGAATTTGGGGTTCTGCTACAGACAAAGCTTTTGGATCACACTATGTTAAAGTAGGTGAAAGGCAGTGGTTAGTAACCGCACTTGAGATATTATGTGCACTCAAAGGAAAAGACCCAAAAGGGATTGAATATCCTGGTACATTTGGTAGCGGATTGAAAGCAGCTTGTGGAGTTTCTAAAGCGGTGAAATCAACATTCAAGAATTTATGTTCTTAGAAAGGTGGCTTGAATGGAATATTTAGAAGCTGCTTTGAAGATAAATTATGTCAATGTTATATTGGCTATATTTTTATTTCTGTTTGCTATTAAAGAATGTTTAGATGTATATACATACTTCAAAAAGAGATACAAAATCAAAACAGGCTCCGAACAAGATAGGGAGTCAATTGAGAACCGATTGACAATATTAGAAAAACATGATAAATGGCAATATAACGAGATTTCTAAAATATCTAAAGGTATTGAAGAAATTGCTAGTCGATTAGATTCGGCAGAGGAAGACACACGAAAAAGAATAATTATCGAGTATGGGGCAGACCTTTATGAACTTCATATTAAATTTATGAAACAAGGATATGTTACAAAAGCAGGATTAGAAACATTTCAATCATTAGCAGATACCTATATTGCTTCTGGTGGCAACCATTCTATTAAGGGTAAAATTATACCAGAGGTTATGTCGTTACCGATCAAAGATGAATAAATATTTCTACCACAGTAAAAATTATTTATGATAAGCTTTGTATAAACAAAATATACTTGTGCATATTACTACTATGAAGAACAAAGTGTGGTATTACAGGAATCAAAGAGGATTCACATTACAAGAGCTATCAAGACTTACCGGCTTATCGGTTGCAGCTATTAACAAAATAGAAAATGATAATACAAGTGATATACTTCTTACTAATGCTATCATATTATCTCGTGTCCTTAAAGTTGATATATACGAGTTATTTTGTATATCTAAATGAGGAGGAATAAGTATGGAAAGATATTACTTTAATGTAATCTGTGAGGAAATTTCAATTTTGGGTGGTAAAGTGATTCATGTTGATGAAAATGTGGGAAGTTTAGAAGAAGTACATAAGGTTGTCATGGACAATGTCACTAAATATCCTAATGGTAAGTGGGAATTATATCCTATGCAATTAGCGATGTAAAAAATTAAATAAATATGTTTTAGAAAGAGCAGTTTCTTCGGAAGCTGCTCTTTTGTTATGTAAAGGAGTGAAAGGAAATAGCAAAAGCTAAATCGAAATATCATGTAGATATTTCAGAACAAGGTAAGAAAAATCGAACATATAAAGGTGTAACTTATGACAGTCTCACTGAACTTAAATTTTTACAAGAGTATATAGAACCTAAGATGAAAAGTGGAGAAATATTATCATATGAACGCCAAGTAGAATATGTTCTTCAAGATAAATTTAAATATAAAGGTAAAACAATTCTACCTATTAAATATAGAAGTGATTTTAATGTTGTCTGGTCTGATGGAGCTTTACAGGTTTTTGACGTGAAGGGTAATCCAGATAGTATGTCACTTTTAAAAAGAAAAATGATGTGGGCTAAGTACCCAGAAACCAACCTTACGTTTATTTGCAGAAATTTCAAATATGGTGGTTGGGTAGAATATGACGTTTTAAAGAAACTTCGCAGAGAAGCGAAGAAAAATAAGAAATAAAGGAGAAAAAGGAATTATGAAAATTTTGGAATTTGTAGAGAGATACAACAACATGGCAACTCAGCAGTTAAAGGATAGATTTATCAAGGAGGAAGTTAAAATCACCCCTTATGTATCAATCATTAAGAAGGATGCCTATGCACAGTTAATTGTAGATAAAACAACATTTGAGCAAGAAGCTTATGATGACAATGGAAAAACAAAGTATCGTAAAACAGATAAGATTAGAGTAAATTCTGTTGCTCAGTATATACAGTTTTGTCGTGCCGTAATTGAATTATATACAGATCTTGAGATTGACAAGGACGATAAAGGTTTTATCAAGGGATATGATGCACTTAAATCATCTGGCTTACTCGATATTTTAATGGTTGGTTCTGATAAAGCCGATCCACTTATTCCTATGAGTGAATTGAGTGAATTTAAAACCATTTTAACAATGAAGCAGTCAGACACTCAGTTTAATGAGACAACTACTCAGGCGTTTATTAGCAAACAGATTGGAAGGATTTCTGATTTGGCAAATGCTACTCTCACACCACTTATGGATGTTGTGAATAAGAAGCTCGATGAGATTCCAAAGGAAGATTTAGATAAGGTTGTTGAGTTTGCTAAGAATGGTGGATTTAAAGAGGTATAAGTAAATTCAAATTTCTTACTAAAACGAGAGATAGCACCACATTACGAATAATATGATGCTATCTCCTGCCTCCTAGTGTACTTCTTAGTCTTCGGCTACAATTAGTCAGATTGCAATGAAGATATGGATTAGTACATGTAATGGATTTTATTATTTGCTTGTTCTATTGTTGATTATAGCATTTATAATCATATTGTCAAGCAAATACTTTCTCTACTTGGTTAGGTTGTCCCTCAAGAACTATGTAAATATAGGTTTTGTTATTATAGTTTTGTGTAGCAGAAGGTGACTGGTCTTCTACCGTTCTATCACATCAACCTTATCAAGTAGATACTCGCATCTGTTGTACTTAAAATAATAGGTTATATTATTTCTTTGTATTGTCTCTGTATATTGTGTATACAAGCCCTAAGACTGCAACACAAGCAGAAACGACTGAACAAGCGGTTTCCATTACAGTAATTCCTTATCTACCTATATTTACCACAGGTGTAATAATTATATCATATATAATAAATAAAATAAACAGGCTCTATTCGTGTCACAGCGTATAGGGCTTTTCTTACGGAGAGTGGTTACTACTGCTCTCTTATTTTAGTGTAAAAATAGTGAAAATTTTGGAGGTGATGACATTGGCAAAAAATATATATGCAGATTTTAAAAAGAAGTTAGACAGAATTGAAAATCACATTGCAGAAGAAGTCGCACCACAAGTAAATGAACTTCTAAAAGAATCTGTTAGATATTCATTGATAGATTGGTACAACGACTACACTCCACAGTCGTATGAAAGAACATATAATTTTATGAAAATTCTCGATTCTACAAAAACAAGAGGTAGAGGGAATATTCTTCGTTTTTCGGTTGATTCAGGTGCAATGGATTCATATGTCGGTTGGTTTGGTCAAAGTTTACAGCCAAGTACAGCTTTCGACTATATGTTTGTGGATGGAGAACATGGTCATGGAAAATGGATGATGCATCAATCATTACCTCCGTATATGTATGTTGAACGAGACATTGAGGACGGTTTTGGTGGTCGTTTGGATAAAATTGTCAACAAAAGAATTGATGAGATTTTAAGAAAGTGAGGTAATTAAATGCCAGGTATATATCAGTATGATGTAGAAATCAAATCGAATGTAGCAAAACTACTTTCAGATATGAAACAAGTCCAAGACAGATTAGACACTGTTGAGGGCAAAGAATATAAAATCAAATTAAATGTCGATGAAAAGAAATTATCCAGTGTAATTTCTAATCTCGAAAAAATGCTTGATTCTCTTGGTAAAGGAACAGGTGATTTTAAACAGTTTGAGAATTTATCAAAAGAATTATCAAGTGTTGTCTCAGAAGTGCAGAGTTTAAGTAAAGCTTTTGGCAAAGTAGATGATTCTGGTACGAAGACACTACTCTCTTCTATTCAAAACATTGACAAATCGCTTTCTGAACTGAGTCAGCATATTCTCAATGTTAATAAAAACATGGGTAATATGGGTGGTAATACGAGTGGTGCTGTTAAACAAGTGGAGAATATTGGTAATGCGGCTGCCGATGCTGTTAAGCAAGTAGATAAACTTGCAGATGCACAGAGTAAAACAAATGTTGCAAATGGATTAGATTCAAGTATTTCTAAATATCAAGAAATTGTATCTTTAGTAAAAGAATACTATGAATTAACAAGTAAAATAAAACAACCAACTTTGAAACGGCAATCACGATCTGAAGATTATGACAGAATTGATGGATATTTATTAAAGAAAGCTCCGCAAAAAGTTGGCACAACTGATATCGAAAAAGACATCAATGACAGATATCATAAAATGGCAAAAGGCGTAAATGAAGGCAGTGAATTTGCCATTAAAGCAATGAAGTCTGCAATTCAGAGATATTGGTCTGACGTAACAGAAATGCCTTCAGATGAAAAACTTTTATCATCGAGAAAAGTTATTCCTTATGGAAACAAAGGTCAAAAAGAAGAATATATAATTCCTAAAAAATATCAAGACTTGGAAAAATCTGTTATCCAAGAAACAATTGCCATGAATCAGAATAATGCGGCATATGAAGAGGAACAAAAACAAATTAAAGCCAATAATGCTGCTATTGAGGAAAGATTAAATTTAATTCGTCAATCCATTAAACAAAATAATAAAAATTCTGATTATAATGGCGAATACAAAATGGGGTTATCATTAAAAGCATCAGACAGAAATAAAAAAGACATTTTTGGAATGACTTCTGATTTGTCTCAGGAAGAAATGCTGAAAGAAATCTGTAACATGCTTGGTGTGGAAATCCCTCAAAATGCTGAAAAGGCAAAGCAAGCTATTAAGGAAGTGTCCTCTACTCCACAAGAATCGAATATTTCATCTGGAATGAAAGACGCATTTCCTGATAAAGATATTTCTGCATCTGTAGAGTCTGCTACTAATTCCATCAAAGAAGAGAATAATGTATTAGAGCAGAATACTCAGAAAGTTAAGGAAAATACACAGGCTAAAGAACAGAATGCCAATGCAAACCTCAATAAGTATGATAAACGGTTAGATTCTTACAACGGTAAGATTGATAAATATCAAGCCACTATTGACAGATTTAATGATGGTGGTTGGACAAGTGATACATATTTAAAAAATGTACAGGCTGTACGTGATGCTGTCAAACAGTACGCAACTCTTCTCGACAATATAAAGACTAATCAAAATGGTATCGCTACTGATGAGGATATTCAGAATTTAGACGAGTATGAAAAGAAAATCAAAGATACTATCGCTACTGTTACTAATATGTCGGCTTCTGAAAAGGGATATAGTCGATTAGCAGGACAAAAAGAAATTGATAAAATCAATAAAATACTTCGTGAAAATTCAGCAATGTCTTCAGAAGCAAAAGCTAAAATTAAAGCATATAAGCAAGAACTTATTTCTGGGAATCCTAGTGTCAGTTTGGAAAAAATACATGGCAAAATACTGAAAATTGTTAATGCCGAAGAACTTGCTGGTCGTGCTGGTAGAAGTATGTTTGATGTCATTAAAGAGAAAGCATTTTATGGTTTTGCTGCACAAATTGGAATGTATTTCGGTTTTAATGATATTATTAATGGTTTTAAACAAGTTGCTTCTACTATTAGGGAACTAGATACTGCATATACAGAAATGCGTAAAGTATCTGATGAATCTGCACAATCATTAAAAAATTTCCAAAAGGAAAGTTTCTCTACTGCTGACTCGGTTGGTACTACTGCTCTTGCAATGCAAGATGCCACCGCAACGTGGATGCGTCTTGGTGAATCATTAGATGATGCTAAAGAGTCAGCCAAAGATGCAACTGTTTTATTAAATGTATCAGAATTTGATAATATTGACGAAGCAACGGACTCATTAGTTGCGATGTCACAGGCTTACAAAGATCTTGATAAAATGGAAATTATTGATGTCCTGGATAAAATCGGTAACGAGTATAGTATCAGTACCGATCAGCTTTCAACGGCATTAAAAGATTCGGCTGCTGTATTAAAAACTCAAGGCAACGATCTTGCCGAAAGTGTAGCCTTGATAACCGCAGGTAAAGTGATTACCTGTATATATAGAAATATATATAATAGAATGAATTTAATTGCAGGTAATGCCTGAGAGCCTTACACCACAATATAGGGGAAACTACTATATGAAGGTTTAAAAACGTAAGGATTGGCTGTTCATGCAACGAAGTACCCTAACGTATTCCGTAGACCATACGGTACTTGAGACGAGGGTAAACGCTCATCGACTATTCCCATGTCGGGATTTAGAAATATCATATTTTTATGATTATAAAATAAAGGTGGAAATCCTGAATATCTAAATCAATAGAAGTAGGACGCAATCGCAAATGGCGTTGGTCAAATACCTTTAAACGAAAAGGTCACTCTCAGCACATAACGGTGGAGATGAAGAAATAGTCATGTCTTATATGAAAATGTAAGAATTTTGTTTATCGAACAAATGAGGATTAAAAGGAATGAAACAATCAAAATTATTTCCTTGCTACTCTATTCCACTTCGAGATTTTTTAACATCTCATGGAGTTAGATATGAATTAGTGGGGTTACATCCTGAAACACATAAAATGTTTTGGGTTTATATTAAAAATGAAAAATTAAATACATTAACGTCAGAGTGGTCAAAGAGAGAATAAATAATTGACTACTCTTTTTTATTGCAAATTTTTAAATGAAAGAGAGAAATTTATGAGTAAGAAAAATTCAAATAACGAAAAAAGAAGACAAGAATGTGCAAATACACTTCAAAAAAGAGTATCTAATATATTTCCTAATATTATCATAAAAGGTAATTATATAAATGCAAGAGAAAATATCGAATCATATTGTAAAATTCATGACTATACATGGTTTCCAAAGCCATACAATTTACTTTCTGGATTTGGATGCCCTATTTGTGGAAAAGAAAAAAGTGCAAAGAAGCACAGAAAATCAATTGATGATATTTTATTAGATTTAGAAGAAAAACATCCAAATTCTAAAATCGTATCAAATGCTTCCGATATTGTTAATACTAGATCAAATGTGACTATGGAGTGTAAAATATGTGGATGCCAATGGACTACATCAATAATGAATTTAACTAAGAATAATAATACAACTGATTGTCCAGAGTGTGCAAAAATTCGCGTAGCTAATTCACGCAGAAAAACATTAGATGAATTACAAAAACAGGTTGCTTCTATGGATACAACTGTTGAACCAATAGCAGATTATATCAATGCACATAGTCCTGTTTTATGTAGATGTAAAATACATACAAATACTACATTTTATCAAATTCCTACTACAATTTTGAAAGGTTCAAATTCTTGTCCAAAATGTACAATATTCAAACATGAAAAAATAATGCTAGATATTTTGGATAAATATAATTTAAAATATACTCCACAAAAGACTTTTGAAGATTGCAGAGATATAAATAAACTTCCATTTGATGCGTTTTTAGAAGACTATAATATCGCAATTGAGTATGATGGTGAAGGACATTATTACCCTATTCCGAGGTATAAAGGGGATGATGGAACATATAGTTTCGAAAGAGCAAAATCACACGATAAAATTAAAAATAAATATTGTGAACATAATAATATAAAATTAATTCGCATTCCTTATTGGGAGCAAAATAATATAGAAGAATATTTAATATCTGAATTATCAAAATACGATATTAAAGTAGCGTAAAAATAAGATAAACAAAATTTACTCGATGTTGCGAATCGAGTATAAAATAACGAATGCTATAACTCAAGATGCTTCTAAGACGGCAGGTGGTGTACGCACAATTTCACTTAGGCTCGCAGGAACGGAAGAAGCTAAGGATGAATTGGCTTCTTTGGGTGAAGATGTAGATGATTTTGTTGTACAGACCAGTTCAAAAACGCAGAAAATAATCAAAGATTATACTGCTGTTGCATCTAATGCATATCAAGGTGTTGATGTTTTGGATGCTAATGGAAATCTCCGTAATACATACGATATCCTTTTAGACATCGCCAAGGTCTACAAAGAGATTCAAGAAGAAGATAAAAAAGCTGGAACAAACCGAGCAAATGCTTTAGTGGAGGCTATTGCAGGTAAGAATAGATCTAACATCGCCTCTAGTATCCTGCTCAACCCAGAAATGTTAGAGTCTGTGTACAATTCTGCGCTTGACGCAGATGGAGCAGCAATGAAGGAACTTGACTCTTATATGGAATCTCTTGATGCCAAGGTAGCACAATTCCAGAATAGACTCCAAGAGCTTGAATCTGATTTAGTAAGCTCCGATTTTCTGAAGGGTATAGTTGATTTTGGTACAGGAGCAATCCATGTATTAGATCAACTTATTGACAAATTTGGTGTATTGCCAACTCTTGCTCCTGCTATCGCAGCAGCATTTTCATTTAAAAATGTCGGCATTGATACGTTAGTGGCGTATTAATCAAATCATTGTTATTGTTTTGAACGTACCGACATCATAGGGTTTCTATCGGATACGATAGTTTGGACTATGATAAGTATGCTATACATACGATAAACGAAGACGCAATATGCGAGGAAGGCTGTAAAACTCATGGTACTACCCTATTATAAGGAAACTAAATAGGCACAGTAAAAATTCATGAATTCAGTTGGTTCGCAGGGATAGACCTTTAAAATGGTAAGCCCTCAGAGAGTGACAACCGTTGGTAGTAGTTATATGAAACGATGCTACTATAATATGCATTCCGTACTCATGGCACGACATGTTAAATGATATGAACTTATCTCATACCTCGTGTAAATCAGTTTGACCTCTCAGTTCCTAGAGGTAGATAAGATGGAACGAAACCAAGTAAATCTCGATTTCTTGTCGATTTATGGAATGCGAAAACCATTGACAATCAAGACTTTTTTGCACTATACTTTTTTCAAAAAGTTAGGCAGGAGGTCAATTATGGCAAGAGGACGCAAAAATCTCACATTAGATGAGCAATTAACAAAAATAACAACAGAAATTGAAAATATGGAAAACTCATTAAAAGAAATGAAGAAAGCAAAGAAAGAACTTGAAGAACAGATTCATCAGCAAAGACTTTCTGAGTTGGACGAGCTGATTCAGGAAAAAGGTTTGAGTTTTGATGAAATAAAGGAAATGTTGAGCAAATAGTAATTTTACACAAAAATTTTCTCTTGTTTTGGTGACATTTTTTATGTGTTACAATATATAATATAAGTAAGAAATCAGAAATGATCTCTATTTATGAGACGTGGTTCAGGAGCGTCTGGCTAAAAATAACCTGACAATATTGCGAGGGGTTTCTCGATGTCACCTGGCTAATAAAAAATCGAAAAAATGTTTTTGTATTTAATAGGAAGCAGAAATGCTTCCTATTTTACTAGGAGATAAAATGTCTGATATACGATACTGTTATATAACTGAACAATATTATATTGATAATCCAACATTGATCAAAATTTTAGACATTAATGATTCATCAAAACACAATATACGTACTCATATATGTTTAAATGTTCAATTTAATGGTAATTCTGTTCTTATTCCATTAAGGAAAAATTTGGGTGAACCAAATAGAAAATTCGGTAAAATAGGATTCTCTGTTCCAAGCCTAAGTAAACCAAAAGCAGGATTAGATTATCGTTACATAATGATAATAAATAATGTAAACTATATCAGATTTGATACTCCCAAAATCAGTAATAGCCAAATAAAAATAATAGAAAATAATTATAAAACTATTAAAAAAGACGCAATAGAATATATAGAATCATATATTCGAGTAGCAAATAAAGGACGTGTCGATAGAACTGCAAGGTTCAGAGAGTCAAGCTTAATTAATTTTCACAAAGAATTGGCTATAATGTATAATAACAAAGACACCAACTAAGGTGTCTTTTATTGTACTACTCTTCTTCCAGTCCAGTGATATTAATTGACACTCCATTCTCAGATTCACGAAGCATAATCTTAACCCCATTTGAATATGTCCGTGTGATCACAACAAAGTCATCAAGTTTGATAATCTCACCAGAAACTGTAGTCCCTTCGGGATATGAAATTGTCATCATATGTACCTCCACTACCCTTTTGTGAATAAGTAATATAAATATTATATCATTCGCATGGTAAAGAAATAGTTAAGAGTTCTGAATGCGTACAAATGTTCTGATAGTATTATGTCGATTATTGGTATATAATGGTAATATTAAATACTAATGATTGGGGAATACTATATGGAAAATGCATATAATAAAGCAGTATCTTCTTTAAGGGATTTTACGGACAACACAAATAAAGAAGATAATGAGGATATAAAACGTACAATAAACTATTTAGAGTGGAATTCATTTAAGACAGACATAATCAATTCTGAGTCTGATTTTATTTTACCATCTAATTTTAATGAAGTTGTAAGACGTTGTAATGTTATTTGGGTTCATTTTGGATTTAATATAGGTTTTGAGTTTGGTGGACATCATCCTGCTATTGTTGTAAGAAAAATGGGAAATGCCGTCTATGTTATACCTTTAGACAGTGGAAATATTCCAGATGATAAAAAAGATAAAGATTATCTAATCCCTATTAGATATGTATATAATTTTCCAAAAATTCCAAGACATTGTAATGTTTATAATATGGTAAAAATAGATTATAGACGTATTGACTTTTCGCAAAATATTGGTATGATTTCTGGAAAAGATATGGATAAAATAAGCAAGGCTTTAAAAAAATTTGTTATTTATTAAAAATGCCTTGACAAATATCGCAAGAAAGCGTAACATAATATACGATAAATATGGTCAAGAGATTTTATATCTCTTAATGTGAAATAATTTTGACAGGAGACATCGTAATGATGTCTCTTTTGCGTTGCCAATAAGAAGAGTAGCAATTTCTCACTACTCTTCTCTTATATCGCATTTGTAGTCAATGCATTTGGTTTTAAAGTGGAATGAGCTTTCCTTCCGTAATTTCTTCTTTCTTACAGATATTATAATTTTTGCTAATTGAATAATTGTGATTACAAAAGTTATAATATCTCTGTAGTTACTCATAAATAAAATCACTGATTCTACTTTGTTCATATGTAACACCTCCTCAAAATAAATAAATCGTTTTACATATAATATTTCTCTATAAAATTACGAAGTTTTTCAAAAAAACATACGTTCTGATAGAAAAATGTCAACAATTGGTATATACTTACAAAAGAGGAGGGGTAATATGGTATGAAAAAAGAAATACGTGTAGATATGACAAAAAAGAGAATACAACAAATAACTAAGAAAAGTGGGAAAAAATATTTTAAGGCTAGTAAAATATCAAGAAGACCTCCGCATATTCCACCAAAGAGAAAACGAAAAAAAAGTTTGGGTTAATAGATTGGAGATGATAACATTAAAGAATTCATAGATATTTTGCCACAGATCATTATTTATATAGTAATTGGATATATTTTTAATAAAACATTTTATTTTGTTGCACTGAAACAAAATTCAAAGGATATAGAACATATATTAACAGCATCATTGGTTATTGGATTTATTTACTATAAAATTGCGAATATCATTCCACTTCATATCTCTAATAATGTTGACAATATATTGATAATCATATCTGCTTTAATAACTTCATACTTATTTGCACGTATTTTAAGAAGTAAGTATTTAATTCCATTTTTAGACTTCTTGAAAATTCGGGATACAGGAAATGTCTATTATTGGGATGATTTAATGGATAATAACTATCCAATGAAAATTCGAATTGATTATGATAGATTTGTATATGAAGGATTGTTACATAATTTTGAAAGTTATTCAAATGAACCACATTTAGTCTTAACTTCATATATTATAAAAGACGAACATGGTAATATACTGGGTGATTATATAAACGATAATACACGAATTATTGTATTGGATACATCTAAGTCAAATAAGGTTGAAATTATATATGCAAGTAATAGTGAGGTATGCAATGATTTAAAGTGTTTATGTGATGCTAATAATATATTATATAATTCAAACAAAGATGAGCAGGAAACTTAATCTCCTGCTCTTTTATTATGCTCATTCATTATTTTGAGGTCGGAAATGGTTCCCGACACACTCTGTAAAGAGTACCTGAGATGATGGATACACCGCCCATCCAAAATAATAATGATTTTATTTTATTTATCTTCTATTTAGATTGAACGGAATAACTAGATTAATGAAACAGAGGTATATAAACATGAGAACATTGGAAGAAATAAAAAAAGAAATCCATACAATAAATCCAGATATCACAGATGAGTTACTGGATTTATTGTATGAATATGTAAGTATAAGACAACATGAAAATATGTTAGACTTTTTAAACAATTATAATTTATATCGAAAAGAATTCAAAAAAATTGTCTACGACTCTTTATCACATAATAACTCATAAAGTGTGTTTTTCATTATTTCTGTTGCGGCATGTATGGCTACGTTTGTTGAAGCAAGATATATACTGAATTGTTGAATATTTTTATCCTGCTCGCTCATATGCTCCACGTTGTTAGCGATTTGTTCTACCAGCTCGTCTGGTATGTTTTCTCCTACAATTAAAATATTCTTATTGAGCACTTCATCAATTTGCTCCTTTGTAATTTTATTCATACCTTTCAACCTCCTCATTTGTATAAGATGATAATATACTATCATAATTCATACGCATAATACAGGTTAAACATATGTTTTGTGAAAAATTACCAAAATGAAATAATATAGGTTATTATAATTTTTTGTTATTTATAAAAGTGATATGTAATACCTATTATACAGTCATCATATCCAATTCCATATTGGATTTCTAAGTTGTATCCTTGGTGTTTATATTTGGATTCAAAATAATATACTATACCAATATGTTTTTCACAAAAAGATAGTTTATTCTTATTATCTCCAATCTTAATACCATGGTATGTAACTATATGCTTATCTGTTATTTTTATATCTACGCTATCCCGATTTTCATATTTTTTTATACCATAATTGTTATTATTTACCATTTGATCAATGTCAGGAGTCACAGTTATATTCCTTTTATCAATCTGTATTTGATCTTCCTTTATTACAAGGTGATTATTTGGTTGATGACATATTATGACAATTATCACTAATATTGCTAAAAAAGATAGCATAATTATGCTTATTTTTTTCATAAGTACCTCCTACTTTTTATTATAATATATTTATTGGCTAAACGCAATGATTCAAACACGTTGCAAAAAAATATATAGTATGGCATTCAAACAATTACCAACAATGATTTCAGAATTAAATAAACTTGGTGGGGCGATTCAAGCAATTGACACTCTGAATATAGGTACTGTGGGAGTAAATACAGGGAATTTAGATGCATTTAGATCCGCAATTAAGGGATTAAGTACAGAACAAGCAGTATTTGCATTAGCGAGCAAAGGTGCAACAGAAGAACAAATTAGGCAGATTTTAATTACTAAGCAATCTGAGGCTGCCGACGTAGAAGCTGCATTGGCAAAAGCAGGACTTACAACTGCTACTTCCACATTAACTCAAGCAGAAATGGTTGAGTTGGCAACAAAAACTGGTGTTGCTAAAGCAGATGCAGAAGCCTTACTGAGTAAAATAGGTATTACTGCCGCAGAAGAGGGGCAAGTTGCTGTTAAACATCAAGTAACTATGGCAATGTTAGAACAGGCTGTTGCAAATGGTACTTTAACATCGGCAGAATCGGCTCAAATTGCTACCATGCTTGGATTAAATGCCGCCGAGACTGCTAATATAGGTATAACTAATATTTTAACAGGTGCTATCGCAAAATTATGGGTTGTGATTACCGCTCATCCAATTGGGGCGATTCTAACCGCTGTCGGTGCTGTCGCTGTTGGTGTAATTGCATACATTAATAAATCAAACAAAGATGCTCAAAAGGCAATTGTTGAAACTCATGAAAAAGCCCAGCAAGCATTAGATGATACAAAAACTGCTTTATCGGATGATAAATCTGAATTGGAATCTGTAAATTCAGAATTGGATTCAACAAAACAAAAAATACAAGATATAGCATCTCAAGGAACAATCACTTTAACTGAGCAAAACGAATTAGATAAGTTATCAACAGCTAACACTCAATTAGAAACTCAGAAGTCTTTATTGGAAAATAATATAAAGTTGAAACAAAAAGCTGCTGCTTTAGATGCCAAGGATTTACTCAATACACAGATAGATATGGATTATTCTGAAACACAGGATCAGTCCAGTATTATAAAAAAAACAGAGTCTTTTACTTATGCTGATCATGCTAAGAATACTGCATCAAATCTTCAATTTGCATATGATGAATATTTTCATGCATTGCAAACAGATAACGAAAACCAAATAGCTGCATATCAAAAATTAATTGAATCGATAGGTGGGGATGCTTCAAATGTTACTTCATCGATATTAGATATTATAGAATCATTCAAATATGATGATGGGACAATTGTTGAGGGATACGAAGATATATACAATCAATATATGGGATTAGTTTATAATTTACAATCTCTTACAAATCCAGATGTATTTTTGGATATCTCAAAACAAATCACATCTGGCACGAATATAGACTATGAACAAGCTATAGCAGATGGTTATGCACTAGCATATGACGGAAATTTTGATATTAATAAATTAAATCAAGATTTTGTAGAAGCATTAGTTGACAGTGGCATTGATAAGTCCACAATAGAGTATATTTTTAAGTTAAAGCAGGAAGAATACCAAAGTGTTATTGATAAAATTAATGTAAAATATAACCCAGATAATGTGTTGAAACCTACTTATTTAACAGAGAATGGACACATTGATACTGCTGAAGAGACTAAACAAAAAGATTTGGATAATCGAAATTATGAGCAACAGAAAAAATATGTTCAGGATGTAAACGATGAATTGACTCAATATGCAAAAGACCATCCAATCGAATTTCAGTTGGTTTCATCATATGATGAAAAATTTTTAATACTTGATAAGTATCTTACAGAAGAAAAGGCAAAGGCTGAACAGGATACTGATTATGTAGGAAATTATATTGATAATGCAATCAAAAGAGTATATGAAGAGGCAAAATCAATTCAAAGTGATTTAGATGATCAACTTCCAATCTCTATGGCAGAGGCATGGAAACAACTTAAAGCTTCTACTGATGATTCTACAAAAGGTGTAGCTGATGCTCTGACTGCTTTAGCAGATAAGGGCGAACTTACGATCAAGACGTTTTCTGAGACTGATGGAGCAAAGAATTACTTTGACGGTTTAAGTATGTCTGCCGAAGAGGCAGTTAAATACATCAACAGCCTATCCGACAAAAACTCCCAACTTGGACAAATGAGTAAGAACATTCAGGATATTACTGGTGCTCTGGGAACAAAACTATCTGACGGCATCGTCAGCGTAGATGACTTCACAGGATTCGATGCTACAATCAAGGGATTAGATTCATGGGATGAATTCACAAAATTACTTGGTGACTCCTCTTCTTCTATGGCTGAATGTCAGGAAGCTGCAAATAAACTTGCAACTGAGTATGTTAATGAGAATGCCACCCTTTCTTTATTAAATGATTCAAATAGAGAGTATTATGAAGCACAATTATCTAAAATGGGAATCACAAATGCGACTGCTGTAGTGGAAGCCGCACTTGCTAAAAATCTTGGTGAAGAAAAAGTTGCAACCGAAGAAGCAATAAAAGCTGGGTTAAATTTAAATGGTGTAAAAATCACTGCTGAAAATGCAACGGATTTGTTTGCTAATGCTACAGTAAGTGAAATAGCTGAATTAGCAAAAGAAGCACAGCAATCTGGTGTAAGTGCACAGGCTCTTGCTTTGCTTGCATTAAAGAAATTAAACAATCCTACATTAACGACAGATGGAGATATTCAAAATCTTCTTGCTTTATGTGAAGGATTAGATCTAGCTACACAAGCGATTCGAGCATATCAAAATATCAAAAGTGCTGTATTAGACGACAATGGTAATATTAAAGCAAATAATTCTCAAGAAGCCATTCGAAAACAGGAAGCGTTGGATAACTCTTTTGCTGCAATGAAAAATCTTACTAAAGTTAATATTGAACAGAAAGTTAATACAACGCCTAGTGTTGGTGGATCTGGTTCTAATGGAGGCGGTGGCGGTTCAGGTTCATCCACCAAAAAGAAAACTCCACTTGAAAAGCTTCAAGATTGGCTCTCTACTCTCTTCGACTGGATAGAAATCAAACTGGAACGCCAAACAGATAAGATCAGTAAATACATTTCTAAGGCTGAATCCCAGTTAGATGATAAGAAGTATTCATCCTCTGCTAAGAATTATAGTAATGCTATAGACGCAACAAATGTACAGGTTGGCTACGAGGAAACTGCTAGAGATAAATATTATGCACAGGCAAGTCAAATTCTGGATAAAGCTGTAGCAAGTGAAGTTATATCGCAGAAAACAGCCGATGTCATTGCGACTCGTGTTGCGGATGGTAGCATGAATATTTCAGAATATTCAGATGAGATTCAGGAAGTTATCTCCGCTTATCAGGAATGGTATAACAAAGGCAAGGATGCCTCTGACGCATTAGAAGAATTACACAAAAATATCCGTACATATATTCAAGATTTGAAAGATGTCCGTGATAAACAGCGTGACGCTAAAATCGATTCAATTACAGGCTATAATGATATTGCGACAAGTACAGTGGCTAATTCAGCCAGAGCAAAAAATTCACAGCTTAATGCTTCTAATTCTTCTCTTGGCAAACAGAACGCAACATATCGTGACTATGTGCAGAATGTAACCCGTGATACAAATGGGGTGGCTGCATCGGCAAATGGCTCAGTTACTAATGCTATTAAAGGAACGAAAGATGCTAAATATCGCACTGCTCTGTTGAATGCTCAGAAAGCGATTAAGAACAAGACTGCTGTATCGGATGCGGATTTATCTACAATCAGTGCACATTCTACTTATGTGTATAATCGGTTATATGCATACAATGTAGCTCTTGATAATGCTGAAACTGCTAGGATGGAATACGCAACAGCTTATTCGAGTAATTACACCGATGCGATTAAGAATATTACAGAGAAGTATAGTAACAAAGACGATGCCACAAATGATACTATGGATTTGAATAGTTCAAAATCTGATAATGCTGTTACGGCAAAGATTAAGAACAAATATCTTAATAAACAAGCTTCTGGTTATGATACAATTGCTAAGAATAATCAAGCTGAAATTGATCAATATGCTTCATCTGTAAAATCTGCAAGGAAGACTATGAATAAGTCTGCCACAGCAACGGCTTATAACGGATTGGGAAGCAAAGGTCAGAAAGCAGTATCAAATGTAGTTGAAAAGGCACGTTCGCAGGCAAAATCTAAGAAACCAATTTCTGCATCATTAATATCTAAGATCACAGAATACTATAAAAAGGGATATATTTCTCGTCCATTTTATGAATCTTGTATTCGTTATAATAATGCTCGTGAGTCATTAGATCAGGCAAGAAAACAGGCTGAAATAGATAAACAGACCGCTATTACACAGAAAGCGGAATTGGCACAGCAGAAGTTCTCCAATATCTCAACAGAGATGGATAATAAACGTCATAAATATGAACAAACTGCTACAGAGTTAAATGCCAAAATGTCTTTATATGAGGAGCGTGGTAATGGAGCTTCTGCTAATTGGTATGTTCGTTTACAAAAGACCGAACAGAAAGAATACGATTCTCTTATAGAAAAACGTAAGAAACAGATCAAAGAATTAGACGACAGTGTAGCTAATGGAAGCATCAAAAAAGGAAGTACGGAATGGCATGATATGAAGTCGCAAATTGACGACACAACCAATTCCATTAATGATGCGAAAAAGGCACTTGCCGAATATAATAACCAGATTTTACAGGTACATTGGGATCGTGTAGATGAATATGTTTCTAAGTTACAGAATCTTACAACAGAGACTGACTTCGTTATCAATGAATTGTCTCGTAAGAATTTGACATCCGATAAGACTGGTGGCTTAACAAAAGAAGGTAACGCTGTTGCCGGATTACATGTATCTAACTACAAAGTCTACCAGACGGAAGCTAAAAAGTATCAGAGTGAAATTAAGAAGATCAATAAACAACTTGCAGATGATCCGTATAATCAAAAACTGATTGCTCACAAAGAAGAATTGGTTAAATCATATCAGGATGCAATTGCAGGGGCACAAGATGAAAAATATGCCGTGATCGATCTCATTGAAAATGGCTACGCTTCGCTCAAGAATCATATTTCTGATTTGATCGACCAATATAATGATCTCATTAGTTCTGAAAAGAATGCTTATGATTATGCAAACAATATTAGTGATAAGACTCAACAGATTGCTAATATCCGTAAGCAACTTCAGGCATATTCTGGTGATCTTTCTGAAGAAGCAAGAGCAAAAGTTCAGGAATTAAATGTTTCACTCAAAGATGCTGAGAAAGATCTCAAAGATACGCAGTTTGACCAGTATGTTTCTGCTACACAGGATATGCTCTCAGACTTCCAGGATGATTTGGACGAAAGTATCCAGAATATCATTGACACATTGGATGATAAATTCAAAGGTCTTATTGATACAATCAACGAGAATTGGTCAAGTGATAATAATGTCATTAACAAGACATTATCTACTATTGGTTATAGTGCTACAAAAGATGGACTTAAAATGTATGCTAATGGCGACATTACCAAGAATACAACGGATGCGGTTAATGGAGTTAGGATTTTCTTAGAAAAGGCATGGGCAAAGTATGATAAAACGGCTCATGATTCACAGACAACAAGTGAAAAAGAAAAAGAACTGAAACAGAAACAAGAACTAAAACAGAAACAAGAACAGATAGATGCATTAAATCAGCAGATTAAAGCACTAAAAGAAGAAAAGGTAACATCAAAAGCACAGAAACAGGATGTTGCGAATCGCATTAAAAATTTACAAGATCAGATTAAAGAACTTGAAGGGAACAAATCTGGTAATTCTTCTGGTGGAACATCAGCTTATGGTGGTGGAAATGGCTCTGAAAACAAATCTACTTCAAAAACGACAAGTTCTGGAACAGATGCAGGTAAAAAGTTGTCAAAGTCCCGGGTACGTGAGATTCAGAATTTCATAAATAGCAGTTTAATTAATCCTGCCAAGGGTAAAAAAATATCTGATTATGATGCTTTTAATCAAGCTATATGGAAATCGTATGGTGGTAAAACTGGTAAGATTTTGTCAAAGGAAGCATTACAACATCTTGCCAACTTGACTGGTTACGCATTCTCAAATAAAGCTACTTCGCCATTCTGGCAGACACTTCACAAATCTGGTATTAAAGGATTCAGACGTGGTTCAGAGAGTATTCCTTATGATATGATTGCTAATCTCGGTGAAGATGGCACAGAGTTACAGTATGATGTGTCTAAGGGTGTACTGAAATCTGTTGGTCAGAATGATATGATATTCACTGCTGAACAGGCTAAAACATTGATGGATTTTGCAAAGAATCCTATGATGTTTAGTAATATGTATACTGGTAATGCATTTAGAATGCCAAATATGCCTGTTACTAATCGAACGGATAATGACATCAATATCACTATTGGTGATGTAAACTTAGAGGGAGTACAGAATCCACAGCAGTTTGCTAGTTCTATGAAGGACGCTATTAAAAATAATACGGGTGGAGTTCGTAATATGATTAAAGATACTACAGTAGGATCTTTATCACCTAATCACAACTCACTTGGAATACGGAAATATTAAAAATTAAATATTAACATAGTAACAGGGAGGAATGTCACAATTCCTCTCTTTTATTATGCTTATTTTCTCATCAAAACACATTAAATCGGAGGTGGATATTTGTGAGATATAAATCATCCAAGACAAAGAAAATCGAAAAATTAAAGGCAGAAAATGAAGAATTGCGTAAGTATATACGGGAAAATAATGTGCGAAAATTCGCTACACAGATCGAAGCTACTCTCGTAGCGAAGGAAGAATATGAAGACTTATTAGATGAGTGTAAACAGCTCAAGACTGACTACGAACACATGATAAATGAATTACAACTTGACGCAAATGAATATCACGAACAGATGAATCAAGAAATGGATAATAAATAAAATTAAAATAAGGAGGCATTTTGTAAATGGCGAAAGTATTATTTAATAGCCAAGGTTTAATAGAGACTCCTACTCTCCTATTACAGCACAAAAATTTTGAAACAATCGGTAATGGAGGAATTACTAATGTCTCTGGCTTAACATATAAAAACAATTTTAATGATGCAAATGAAATATCATTTAAAATACATAAATTTAACAATGGAATAAAACATCCACTATGGGATCAGTTAGTGGATTTTAGAATTATATATATACCTGAACTGAAAGAACGATTTCAAATTGCTGTTTCGGTGAATGAAGAAGATCCAGATGATTTATCAAAATCTGTTACAGGTACAGCATTGTGTGAATCTGAATTATCGAATATCAATCTACATGGAGTACAGATTAATACGGAAGCTGACATGACAAATGATTTGTACGATGAGAACTTCCCAACTGTATTATATCGAGATCCTGATGACTATGATTCAGAAGATAATTTAAAAATATGGGCAAAGTCAAAATATGATTATCTTAAAGATAAAACAGCATATCCAACAACTGCTTCTGTAATTGCTAGAAAGAAATATATTCTTACACATGCTTCTCTTCTGCATCGTGTATTAGAAAAAGCACCACATTATTCAATTGCTCATGTGGATTCTACTCTTAGAGAATTATCAACAGTACACGAATTCATATTTGATGGAACAGATACCTTATCGGCACTAAAAAATGATATTGCCGAAGCGTATCATTGTTTATTCTCTTTTAATTCTGAACAAAGAACTATTTCAGTATATGATTTATATAGCACATGCACTGCATGTAAATACAGAGGAGATTTTCTTGATACATGTCCTGAGTGTGGATCAACAAAAGTAATTAATAAATATGGTGAAGATACAAATGTATTAATCAACAGTACCAATTTAACAAAAAGTATTACTTTGGAGTCAAATCAAGACTCTTTAAAGAACTGCTTTTATGTGACTGGTGCAGATGATTTAATGAATGCTACTATTCGTAATATTAATCCAAACGGATCACAGTATATTTATTACTTTTCTGACGATGTTTTATCAGATATGCCTGACAATCTCAAAAATAAATTAAAGTCATATGATGCACTGTACAACGAAATTCAGAAAACAAGAAAAATGGCTTTGGATTCTACGAAAGTTACAAACTACAATAATGTCGTTACTTCCATAACCAAGAAATTTGCTAATGTTTCAGATGATGATAAAGATAAAGTCACTTTTAACAAATTGACCAACCCTCTTGTGGGTTATTCATCTCTCATTGCTGCTCGGTATGATGCTACTGATTTATATTACTACATTAATGATAGTATGATGCCAGTAATTGATATAAATGGACTAGGGGTTCAGGATAGTTTAACATCAATAAAAAATGGTATCAAAGCATTGGGTGGAGTTGCTGTAACAAAAGTATCTTCAATTGAATCCAGTGTAGTAAGAAATACATTGGAAAAATTATGTCAAGTATTTTGCAGCACAGCATATTATGATATTTCGGTTGAAACGAAATCGCTGTCTGCTTACAACTCTTCCACGAAAACTAAAACATATTCCTGTACTGTTACAATTACAAGTTTAACTCAACAGGACGAAAATGAAGAATATCTGACAGGATCTGTTGATGTTACATGTTCTGTACTAGAAAATAACGAGAAGTATATTGAGCAAAAAATTAAGCGTATGACTGCTGAATCAAAGAAGCTAAAAGATAAGCAGATTACAAGTTTTGATTTATCAGATACAGATTTTAAAAAGGAATTGACATATTATTCATTGACTGAGCTTACTAATATGTATACAGAATTCCAAGCTTGCCAAGATATAGTAACAAATGGATTTACAGAAGATTCTGTAGATGTACAATATAATAACAGCGAGCTTAAAAAGAAGTATCAAAAATTCTACGCAAACAGATTAACGTGGATCAATAATGAGATCAAAACAAGAACTAGCGAATTAAATAGTGTTAAAGCTATATTTGATCCAGTCAAGTCAACTGGTGTTCTGCAAACTTTGAAACAGTCAATCCAAAAAGAGTTAGATTTACAGAAATATCTCGGTACTGACTTATGGAATTTATTCTATTCTTATCGGCGTGAAGACGATTATAATAATTCAAACTACTCTTCTACTGGATTAAATAATACGGAACTTATCAAGAGAGCCACCGAATTATTTAAGGCAGCGCAGAGAGAATTATATAAGGCAGGGAACTTACAGTATTCCATTAACACAACAATGGGTAATCTACTTGCTCTGCCAGAATTCAAACCAATTGTAGATAAATTTGAAGTTGGTAATTTTATCAAAGTCGGAATTGATGAGAAGGTATACTCGCTTCGACTTCTCTCCTATCAGGTTGATTACGACAATCTGACGGAAATATCTGTAGAATTTTCTACAGTAGAAAAAATATACTCTGGCTATTCGGATGTAGCGTCTGTATTACAGTCAGCAAAATCTATGTCTACCTCTTATTCTTCTGTCAAAGATCAGGTAGATAAGTCAAAAGGTACGACAAAAACAGTTTCAGACTGGACAAATACTGGATTACTTGGTGATAATATATCATTCAGTAATTCTAAAGAACAAACAATAACACTTACTAAAAATGGTTTATTGGCTCGATCTTGGGATGATGTGTATAATGAATTTTCGTTAAAACAGTTAAAGATTGTAAACAACGGACTATATCTCACCAAAGACGGTTGGGAGACAATTGAAACAGGCGTTGGACGCTTTACATATACTGATATCAATGGCAATCTTGTTGAAGATTACGGCATCATCGCTAAGACTGTAGTTGGTAATCTTATAATAGGTAAGGAGCTTCAAATCTACAATGAAGACAAGTCTATTGTTATAGACGAAAATGGTCTTACAATTGACGGTGGATATCTGAAGATTAAAGGCACAGAAGTTGGTTCTGATGGAAAGACCATATCAGAGGTTATCATTGACCTTGATACAGCTCAAAAGTTAGTAGCACTTGCTCAACAAGCAGCCGACAAAGCACAGGAATCAGCTAATCAAGCACAAGCATCTGCTGATAAAGCTAACAAAGCTACAGAAGATTTAAAGGTTGAAACGAATGAAATCCGTGAACTTGCCAAAAAAGGTGTTGATCATGTAACAACCTATTTCTACCAATCTGATTCTGCTACAGAGTTAGTTGGTGGCGAATGGACAACAAATAGTGTTACATGGATAAGCGGAAAATATGTGTGGCAGAAAGTTATTACATACTACAAGGACAAAACAGATAATTCTCAAACAGCAAAAGCTATTTGTATATCAGGTGCTAATGGTCAAGATGGTAAACCAGGTGAAAATGGTGTAAAGGGTAAAGGTGTAAAATCTATTACTCCTCAGTATGCCATTTCTGATAGCAACGTTTTACAACCAAATGAAGGTTGGTCAGATAAAGAACCAGAATGGTCAGAGGGAAAATATATATGGACAAGAACACTTGTTATTTATGACGACAATACACAAGAGACAACTACTCCTATCGTATCTAATGGATTAAATAGTGCTCTTTCTATTTCTACTGTCGCAAGAAAACAGGCTAATACAGCTAATACAAATGCGTCTAATGCATTGACCACTGCTACTTCAGCTAATACAACTGCAAAAGAAGCCGAAACAAAGGCGCAACAGTCTCTCGATCAATTCTTATGGCTCGTAAAATCAGGTTCATCTTCCACCTCTCTTACTCTTACAGATTCTGCTGTTGCGGCAATCACAAAACAGTTCATCATTAAATCTCCTAATGGTTCAGCAACGATTATTGAAGGTGGAAAACTTAAAACAGATGCGTTGAAGTCAAACAATTATGTTGCTGGTAACGATGGAACATATAGTTCACTTGGTACGTTTCTTGATTTGTCTAATGGAGAAATTCACACACCTGGATTCTATTTAGATTCAGTTGGCAATGCCTTTTATCAAGGTACAGTCAATGCTGATGCAGGTTACTTTGGTGATGCCAATAATAACTGGTATATTGGCTCTGCTGAGTTTGATAATATTAGGAACAAAGATGATGCACTTGTGAACGGTGTAGAATATAGTGCATTGATTTCTAAGGGTAACGCTGCTCTTACGGCTGGTCATTGGTATCTTATGTCTCAAGATGGTAGTCTCGGTATTCAATCGGGATGGACAACCATCAATGGTGGCAATTATGTCTTCGATAAAGAAACGCAGAAATACTATGATATGGGTATGGTTGAACCTATCTTCGGCTCTAAGAACGAATGGGATAATAAATTCTTATATATTCGTAGAGTTAAAGATCCGTCTTCTTCTCAGTCTACTTGGGAATATCTATTCAAGGTAGATAAAGATGGTACTATTTATGAAAATGGTACAAAGCTCTCAGATAAATATGCTCGTAAGGATGCTGTAGGTAGTACATATCTCCCAATCTCAGGTGGTACAGTCACAGGTAATTTAACTGTCAATGGTACTCTCACTGCTACAGCTAGTAAGGCTAATCAACTTACTCATACATTGAGTGTTAATGGAAAGTCATGGAATGGCTCGGCTGATTTAACAGTTGGAACTATGGGCGTTGCTTATGGCGGTACGGGTAAATCATCTTGGACTGCTAACGGTATTATATATGCAAGTACAAGCGGTACATTGTCGCAGTTATCTCTTGGAACTGCTGGTTATATATTACAAAGTGGAGGTACTTCTGCCCCATCATGGGTAAATCCATCTACGCTTAATGTAGCAAGCGCAACAAAAGCAACTCAGGATGGAAATGGCAATACAATTTCAGACACATACCTTAGAAAAGATTTTGACTCGGTTAGTCAGAATGTGTCATTTGGTGGTTCAGTTGACGTAGACGATCTTACAGCAGGGACACTTTTTGTTAGTGGCGTAGCTAGGTTCGCCAATGGTTTGATTGGTAACTTAAAAGGAACTGCATCTAATGTTCCTTGGAGTGGAATCACCGATAAACCAAGTACATTTGCACCATCTGCACACACACATACTATGGCTAATATATCTGATTGGGAAACTTATGTTTATAGTGCTCAAGGTACTCGAACAAAAAATACTGTACTTGCAGCTCCTAATGGATCAGATGGAAAGGCAACATTTAGAACACTTGTTGAAGCTGATATTCCTACATTGTCGAAATCTAAAGTTGGTCTTAGTAATGTAGATAATACGGCTGATTCAACCAAGAATGTTTTATCGGCAAGTAAGTTGACAACGGCTAGAAATATTACAATTGGTTTAGCTAAGAAGTCATTTGATGGCGCATTAGACATATCATTTTCTCTCTCTGATATTGGAGCGTCTTCATCAAGTCATACACATAATTATGCTTCAAAGGTGATTCTTGCTGGTACGGATTATTCATGTGTAAGCAATGCGATTACTATTACAAAGGCTAATCTTCAGACCGCAATAGGTTCAACTGGTCTTGGTCTTATGACCGAAAAGGAACGTAGTAAACTGGATTCTATCAAGGTTTCTAGCGGTGGTACAATCGACTTCTCAGGTGTAACTGCAAGTGGTGCATTAGCTGCTACGATAGGTGATGATAAGACAGTTGCGATTACACACAATGTAAGTGGTGTGAAAGCTGGTACATATAAATCTGTTACTGTTGACACTTATGGTCATGTAACGGCTGGTACTAATCCTACTACGCTAAGTGGCTATGGTATTACTGACGCTTTGAGTTCAAGTACGAAGTATGCTCTGAGTGACAGTGTTGGTGGCAATGCTTTAAAGGCTAATTTATTAGCTAATTTGTATAGTAATCGTCCTACAAATGCTAATATAGCCATTACAGGAAGTGGTGGATTAGCTACATTTAAAGCAACAAAATTAATGACTACGAATAAGCCAAAATCTGATGGACATATTTTACATTTCTATTGGGATAATACAGCAGGATATGATGGTCAGTTGTTTATGTCTGCTAATGATAATCCAGAATTACAAATGCGTGGTCAAAAAGCAGGTGTATATGGTTCATGGCAGACCGTTTTATCAAGTAATAATTACACTGATTATGTTCCTAAAAAAGATGGTACAGGTGCAAGTGGCACATGGGGTATTGATATTACAGGTAATGCTGCTACCGCAACTAAGGCTACATCTGCTACAAAAGCTACTCAAGACGGAAATGGTAATGTGATTAGTTCAACATATCTTCCTCTTACTGGTGGAATTATTACAGGTGATTTAAAAGTTGATGGATACCTTTTGGGTGAATCTAGTTCGTCTACTAATCATGCTTTATTGCTTGGTCATACAGGACAAGATTATATGAACTTCTATGAATTTGGAGGATTATTTCAATTTTATCAATCTCAATCAGGCACAAACACACTTCTCGGCAAGATAACATCTAATGGTTGGGAAGGTAATGTAGTTGGCAATGTAACTGGTAATCTTTCTGGAAATGCTTCGTCAGCTACCAAAGCTACCCAAGATGGTGCAGGCAATGTAATTACATCTAAATATGTTACAATAGATACAGCACAGACCATATCAGGAGCAAAAACCTTCTCAAAAGAAACAACGATTTCATCTGCCACAGCTTCGACCAGTAAGACCACTGGCGCACTGAAAGTAAAGGGAGGAATCGCTTCTGAGGGACAAATAAGCGCAGATAAGGCAATGATTGGAGATGCCGTTACGTTAGAATATAACGCCGAATTACAGTGCTTAAACTTTGTTTTTGCATAGGAACATAGATAATATTTTAGGAGAGTAGAGAACGGTGCTACTCTCCCATTTTTAGAGAAAGGGGCGTGATAGATTGTTATGTTTATGGCTACCATTTACAGATGGGGTGATAAAAAATCAAGGATTGATTAATGATGAATTTATTACCAGTATTGACCCAACATTTTCTAATGATGGTAAGTTAGGAAAATGTCTTGAACAAGGGCAGTTTGATATGAGTGCTACAATGACATCTAAAATTTTAAATAACCAAGCATTGACAATTTGTTTTTGGATATACGTAAATGCAGAAGAAGGGTCAAAAGGTAGCACAATATTTGGAAATATTAATAATAATGTAGAATTTAATAATCGGAAGTTTTCTATTTTTCAATATCCTACATGTAATGATTTACATCTAAGTTGGATGAACGATGCTGCAAAAGCATTTATGATGACTCCAATTTACAAGGGAGTATTACCATCTTATCAATGGACACATGTTACCATAACATATCATAATCCAACTATGACAGTTTATATTAATGGTATCAAAAAATATACATATAGCGGCGTAAGTAATTCATCATCTTTTGAATATCAGACAAGGGTTGTTTGGCAAAATGCTTATAGAAAATTAAACGACTTCCGCATTTATAATGAGTGTTTATCCCCACGCCAAGTTAAAGAAATATCAAAAGGATTAGTCTGTCATTATCTTCTTGGAGAAGTTGACGGAAAGATTGGCGGTAGGAATCTGATCAAAAACGGTAAAGGAAACGAGAAAGCAGGTTTTTTCAAAAATTTTCCAACTGTAACAGACGAATATGGAGAGTTCACTTTAAAATCAAAAAAAACTTATGCAACTATTAGTCTTTATGACGGATTTGTATATGGATGCAGAGATTACCCGGTTGGCGAAAAATATACATGGTCGTATGACATAATGTACACTGCTTGGAATTTTCCTACAGGTTCTAATAGGGGGGAATTCTGGATGGGACAAAGATATACTAATGCCCCAAGTGGAGAAACCGCAACTGGAGCTTGGAGAGGGGTAACTCGACATATTTTACCCGTAGTAGGACAAAACGGATGTGAATTAAATAAATGGTATCATGTAAAACAAACCGTTACTATTCCTCAGCAAGCATCTTCAAATGTTGGGCAACAAAATTATATATCTTTCTACAATTCAAACGCAAATGTCGAAGCAAGTTTTACAGCACGACTTAAAAATGTCAAACTCGAAAAATCTTCTACCGCTACACCTTGGACATCAGCCCCTGAAGATGATGCTTCCTTTTATGACAATATAATTTATGATACAAGTGGATATGAAAACAATGGTAGTGTAACAGATTCTACATGCCCTACTTGGTCAAGTGATACGCCTAGATACAAAGGAAGTTATGTATTTAATGGAAACAACCAATATTTAAAATTTCAAAATCCTATAACATCTTCTTCAACAGATTTTACAATATCTTGTTGGGTAAAATTTGATGACATAACTGGTAATTCAACTATATGCACTATGAGAACTGCCGTTGGAAATGGAATTGCTTTATTTAAAATTGGCAATAAGATTAGGTTTGACGATAATGGACAGTGCACTTTTTCAGACTATACAATATCAGCAAACGAATGGATACATGTAGTTGTAACTAGGTCATCATCCTGTAAAAAATTGTATGTTAATGGAATATTAAAACAAACGGTAAATACGGTTGGAGATATGAAATTAATTTCAAACGTAGGTACAATTGGTGCATCCTCTCAAGGTGGAGATGGTATTTCAAATTATCTTAATGGGCAACTTTCTGATTTCCGCATCTATGCTACTGCCCTTTCTGATTCTAATATTCTTGAATTATATCAATCCTCTGCTTCAGTGGATAATAATGGAAACTTAATGTTAGCTGGCGAGGTAATTGAAGAATGAGTAATATAACAAAGCAGGGGAATCTAATTACTACTGAAATATATGAAACAGATGCGGTTGTTAAAGATGAGAATCTATTAAAATACGCAATCAACGATAACATCAAAATCAGAATTGCGAATGATTTTATCGTTTGTAACGAAATATGGGAATTTTAAAATAGAATAATTAACACACATAGAGTCTACTTCGGTAGGCTCTTTTATTTTGCAGAAAGGAGCGTTAAATGCGAAGTTACGTTCTAGTTAATAATCAAGAAACCTATACTCTTGTGAAGTTTTCTGCACAGGATTTTGCGAATGATCCTGTGCTATATTTGCAGACAGATTACTTACATGGAGTGAAGGAGAATTTCAAGAAAATAACAGCTATACAGGTATTCCAGAATGATATATCTGTTGGCTTATATGAGATATATGATACATACTCTGACATTACAGACTGTGGCGCACAGTACAATGAAGATGTGAACCAGTTTGTAGATTGCTTGGCGGTTAGACTAACAAAGAGTAATCTTGCTGAACAAGTTCAGAGTTTACAGGATATTGTTAGTCCTGTTATAGATTTTAATACAATGTCTGACGAGGAAATTAAGACATACAAGAAAGGTGTACTCAATAATACCTGTACAGCAGAAATATCAAAGGGTGTACAAATAGAAACAGATAAGGGCACAGAGACATTCAGCCTTGAACAACATGATCAGAACAATATCTCTTCTCTCTGTTTGACTGCAATGCAGAATCCAGCAGTTGCATATCTTCCATATCACTCAAATGGCAACGAATGTCGTATGTTTCCTGCTAAAGTAATTATATCACTCTATCTTCAGATGCAGTTAAAGATTACTCAGGAAACTACTAAATGTAATCTGCTTCGTGTACAGTTAGACGGAGAGACAGACAGAGATACAATTATGTCTTATACATATGACACACCTCTTAATGAATCATATCAGGCACAGTATGACGAGATTATAGCTAATACTCTTGAGATTATACAGGGACTTATTGTTGGATTTATGGGCGGTTCAGGAACTACAGATGACTCAGATAATACACCTGACACGGATACCTCTACATCAGAAAGTGGTGATTCAGATGGCGAAAATACAGAAACTACTACAAAAGATACTACAGCTAACTAGCATTGGCATAGTATCTGGTTTTATATATTGTGGTTTAGAAATTTTATGGCGAGGTTGGACACATTGGACGATGTTCATACTCTCTTTTATTGTGGGAATTATCATTTCACAGTATAACAATATGTTCACATATGATATGGATTTAGCATGGCAAGTATTATTTGGTGGTTTGACTTCTATCATGTTGGAATATTTATTTGGTATTACATTCAATCAAGATTTTACCATATGGGACTATAGGGGACTTTGGGGAACATTTGCACAGAATCAACTTAACATCTTCTTCTGTTGTACTTGGTTTGTGATTGTATGTATATCAATTTTTATATTGGACTGGTTTGAATATAAGGTGCTTCATGCTGAGAATAAACCTTACTATGTCGTGTTCGGACATATATTCAGACCGTATGGAGAATAAGTTAATGGGCTGTTATATGCCCTAATTTTAGTTGAGAAAAAGGAGAATTTATTATGTCATTTAATAAGAAGATTGCAACAAAGGGATTTTATAACATTGAACTGGTAAATATTGCAGAATGGTATGAACAGAGTAGACAGGAAGACAAGGAAAAGTTTAATGTTCTGCCATTCAGAATACAGTTGGCACTTCGTACAAATATGCAGGAAGTAAATAAGACTGCTCAAAGTTTAATAGAAATAAGAAACGAATTAGTACAGGCGTTATGGAATAAATACATCGAAGCTGGCAAAACTGAAGAAGTTGAAGTAAATGGAGCAAAGCAGATTGAAATTAAGAAAGAATTTGCAGAGGAATACCAGACTGAAGCGGCTGAATGTCAAAAGAAATTTGATGAAGTATTGAATGATAGAACTGAAGTGACGCTTTCTGTATTCGATATGGATGCAGTATATGATACTCTTCCTGATGATTGCAGATTAAATATCCGTGATATTGATATGTTGTCCTTTATGGATAAGATTCAGCAAGACGAAGAAATTAAAGAAAATACAGTTGTGGAGGGCAAGTAAATTGCTCTCTTTAGAAAGGGGTGATTTTACTTGGCACAATTAGGAAATTTGCTTGTCACAGGGTCAAGTAGACTGCTTGGCAAGCTTTTTTGTGAGGACATAATCGTTGGAAATTCATTGACGGTTAAGACATTGAGTGCCACGAATTTTACGTCAACAAGTATAACAACAAGCGGATTAACTGTTAATGGTAATGCTACCACTACTGGTACATTGAATGTTGGTAATTCATCTACTAACGGAAAATTGTCTCTCAATAATAAAATAGTTATCAGAGATAACGGATATAGTTGGCTAGGAATAAACGACCAAATTGCTTTTGGTAGTGGAGTATATTTTGGCAAAAGTACGGTACGAACAGACGGGACTTTTCAAGTAGGAGATTCTGGTAGCAGAGTTTTATTCAACACATCTTATGCTCAATTTGGTGTCCCAGTCACAATTAACAACTCTCTCGCCGCTAATAATATTACAGCAACCAATGTAACAATCAATGATACTCTGAAAGCATTTAAGTATGAATTAAATACTATTCAAGACTTAGGTGGTGAATTCTGTGTTGCTCCTATAATATATATTCAATCAGGTGCAACAGTTAATGTATCTAAAGCAAGTGCTACAACTATTACTGTTTCTATCTTAGATAAAACAGCAATTACTTCTGATTCTATTCAAGGGGTTCGTTGGGCACAAAATTCTAAAATTAAATTTCAAGGTAAAATTGATGGATTAAATATTAGATGTAGCGGTGTTATGGCTGCTAAATTGAATACAACTGCTAATACTATGTCATTAACACTTACTGTCGAATCTTCAATAGCCGATCATTTTTCTACGGCTAAAAAAGGCGCATCGTATAGTGATATTAGTGTAATGCTCTATCAGAGATATGGTAAAAAAATTGGCTCAACTACTGAGAATGTATATTCACCTGTCGGTATTAGAATGTCTGCCACAGGTAGTGCAAATTCTGCACCTTATGTAGATATTTGGGGCAGTAAATCAAGCTCTGATCCTGACACTGTGTATACTATTCCGAGTGTAAGATTAGGGTATCTTGACGGATTAAAATGTGGCACTTATGATTGTGTCGGTTATGGCTTATATGCGGATAATGTATATCTGAACGGTACTATTATAAGTAATTCTGGACAACTTGGTGGATTCAAAATTGGTGCAAACAATCTCAGTAATGGAACTTGGGGTACAGATAAATCAGTATTAATGTCAATAGGAACTACAGAGAATAAAGCGATTGGTGGTTCATCCGCTATTTCTGGTTGGTGTTTCACCGCTGGTTCGAAATTTGGCGTTACTACAAGTGGCGATTTATATGCGAGTAATGCAAATATAAGTGGTACGATAAATGCTTTGAAAGGTACGATTGGTAGATTTAATATTACAGATACATATCTCATAACAGGAAGTGACGATACATGTACAGGAATGGGTGAAAACCAAGCTTTTTGGGCTGGCAGTAATGATAGCAATAATGCACCATTTCATGTTGGATATGATGGCAGTATCTATTCTATTAAAGGTTCGGTCGGTGGTTGGAACATTGAGAATGGTAAGTTATATGCTGGTGATGGATCAGCAGATAATCCTGTGGCAGTTATGCAGATGCCACAAAAGAATAATTTATGGACATTTGCGGTTGGTGGCACATCTCATAGTAATTATAGTGATTGTCCTTTTAGAGTAAGTAAAGATGGTAAAATGAGAGCTTCATGGGCAAGTCTGGCAGGTTGGACTATAACAGATGGTAAAATATATAGTGGAGATCCTACTAATAGTGGCGAAAAGGTTTCAGTAATGCAAATTCCAACTGCAAACACAACATGGACATTTGCAACAGGAGGAACTTCTCACACTAATTATTCTGATTGCCCATTTAGAGTAAGCAAAGATGGGCATGTGTTTGGTACAGAAGTAAATGTAGGTGTAGATGATGATACACGAGGACGTGCATCTACATTAATTACTAATATGGGAATAACAATTAATGTTAATAATTCTACGACTAATTATGGATTAATTATGGAACAAACAGGGAGTTCTGGAAATCCTTATTTTGGTGTCACATTACAAGGAAAATTATTTGCTAGATCTAGTTCTGGATTTTGCAAAAAAGGAACTGTTGTTTGTAAAGCAACTGCAAATACTCCAACAAAAACATCCGTTACCTTTAGTAGCGCATTTAGTGCAGTGCCAACTGTTGTTGTTACCCCTATCTCCGCACAACCTGGAACATATGTAAAATGTGTGTCGGTATCAAATGTTACAACTAAAGGATTTGATATATATTTGAATCGAACCGATGCTAATAGTACAAGTGTAGCATGGATTGCTATGTTATAAAGGAGGTGAAAATGTGAAAGTAAATGATTTTACCTTTGCTGATAAAACATTGGCAGATTTTAACTGTATATGTTGTAATTTTGATAGTGGATCGGGTATGGTGGAAGTCGGTGTGGAATTAAAACTAAATCAAGAAAAATCATCTGGATCGGATTGGTTCAATTTATATTCTACGACATATGATGAGCCATTTACTCTTCCACTCTCTATATGTGTAAACATGTGTAATTCAGATATAGATTATCTGACTGTTGCACAAGCGAGAAAAATTCAAAAGTGGCTTTCTCTAAAAAACAAGAAATTCAGAATCAATTGTTCTGGTTATGAGAATATCTACTGGATTGGTAATTTTTCTGCAAAACAAGTGATGATAAATGATCAAATCATTGGTTTTAATTTGACTTTTACAGCCAATACACCATATGCTTTACAAGATGATTTGCTTATTAATTGTGATTTATCAGCGAATATTCGAGAAACAGAATTTGAAATCAGTAGCGATAAATATGGTTATATAAACGCTGATTATATTATTACATGTAAAGAAGCTGGCGACTTAACTATTTCTAGTTATTATGTAGACCAAGAGAACAAATTATTAATTCTTGACAGACAATTTAAGATTGATAATTGTAGTGTGGATGAGATTATTACTATTAATGGGGCATCTCAACTTGTGACAAGTAGCATAACTGGTAGGCAATTAGGAAAGGACTGTAATTTCTTATTATCTAGATTAATCAATACATATCAAGATGTAGACGAAACCGTTAAAAATCGAATTGTGGTTAATCGCCCGTGTACAATTAAAATTACATATACCCCTATTGCTATGATCGCATATGGATATAAGGGTTAGGAGGACGAAATGGCTAAAATAAATGAAACACAATATATAATACTTGACGTTATGAATCATGCCGCTGTTGGCACTATATACGCCAAACAAGGCGACATTAATCGTATTGTTAAGTTTAAAATCGTAAATGCTGGAAAACCAGTAGATATATCAAAACTAGATGCTGTTATCAATATTAAAAAGCCAGATAAGACCGTTATTATATCGAATTTAGATAAAGACAAGAGGAATAATCTTCTTGTCTTTTCTTTCGGTAAAAATGCAACGGTTAAGCCTGGTGAAATTGAATATGACATCTTATTAACTGAGCAAGGTACTGCTATTTCTACCGTGACAGGTAAAATGATAGTTGCTAAAAAAGTTATTCAGGATGGAGACATTAAAAGTTCAAATGAGTTTAATACATTAGTTGATGCATTAGAAAAGGTAACTCATATACCTGAAATTGCCGATGATAACATCTCCGAAAATACAACATGGTCAAGTAATCAGATTGTTAAATGTATCAAGGACGGTGGTTTTGGTAATATAGATGATGAATTATCATCCGAATCCGAAAATCCTGTAAAGAATAAAGTTATATATGAAAAAATATATCAATATTTCTTGGATAACGCTGTATACCCAATTAATCGCATTGTAAGAGACTTTTATAAGGACGGTATCGCAAAGCAAGGATTGTTGAGTACAAGAACTTGCGATGGTTTCAATTATGCCACAGGTGAAAAAGTTTTAAATACAGATAATAATTATGATGATTCTATCAATTGTGTTGTATTAAATGCTGATGCAGGAGCTATAGAATTAAAATCCGATCTTGAATACCCGTTTGTTGTGATTGATGACGAGGGCGAAATTTCTTATGTGGCACATAATGAAAAAGCTTCCAAGGGCAATATTACTACGATGATATATTGCGCCCCTTACAATGCTAAATATATTTATTTTAATTATTATAAAGATGAAATAAATGATATCTTTCCTACTTTTGGGAAAGGTGGAACATGTATGGTTAGATGTAAAGCAAGTGGATTGCCTATGATTACCTATTATGATAAGGATTATTATGAAGAACATGGTGCTGTAGATGTAGGTGATTTATCTCAACAAGTTGAAAAATGTAATACCGATATTGAAACGTTAAAAAAATCTGTCAGTGATGGATTTGAAACGATGGCAGAGAAGATTAAGCAGATCCAGTCAGTCGGATATGGTGTGTATGGGAAAGCTGATACAACCATTACAAGTGACGGAACGGTAAAAAACATATATGGAACATGCACGATAGAACAGGAGGGTGAATGATGAAAGGATATAAGGAGTTAATGTTGTCAAACTTGGTTGACAACAGCTATATTGTAACAATCACGGATGAAGTGATGCAGCAGATTGCTGATGCGCTTAGATGTAAGTTAAGTACAGTCACAAGCGGCAGCAAGTGGATTCTGTATAGCGGAGAGTCTACAAAAGATGGATTCATTTGTTCTATATCCGGCAGTAATTTTACGATTCGGCAGTACATAAACGGTGTAGAACAGACAGGAACAAACAAACCAGCAACGGTAGTTAACCAGAATATGAATGGAAACAGTGCAAAGAATTTCAGGCTAAGATATGCAAACGGGGAAAATGGAGCGACATTCTTTGTATTTATTTCAGACACAATGACGACAGGAACACAGTTATCATATTTGATAAGTACAGCGACATTACAGGATAATTCAAATATCGGAGTATACGGATATATAGGATCTGGGTACAGATTCTGGATCGATGGTGGCGAGACATATAGTATTTCTTGCGAAAGTACATATGGATATGCAGATGACTATGTAGTTATGACAGTGATTCCGCTACCGGGGAAAAATACCGTTATAAATGGCTTGTATCGGTGTTTGATTAACAAGAACCAGGGAAACAGATATGTATTTAGTATTGATACTAAAAAGTATCTTGCATGTGATGATCAGACAGGCTATGGTAAATGCGTCATTGAACTTGACGACAATATGTTAGCATAAAATTATAGGGTATACAGATTAATTTCTGTATGCCCTATTTTTTACGATTTGCAAAGATTCTTTGTCCCTAATTCTTTATTATTTTGTCTCCACGGTTTTTGAAGAGTCTCCATTTTGTCTCCATCAATACATCAAAATATACCAAATTATATCAAGATATAACAACTTATTCCAGT